CCCCCCACTAGAAGTACCAAGTATTTAGCGCTGAGAAGGGCATCGCGCGAGCATGCGCTCCCCCATCCCCGTGATGGAGAACAGGACTCGCCCTTGACGGCCCACTCCGTTGCGGCGGATGTAACCACGCTGCGCCAGCTTCATCCACTCGGGGAGCATTTCGGTGGGGGGAGCAAAGGGACCGGAAGACAGCAGTCGGAGGATGCCTTCTACCTCAGGAGTGACTGGCGTGAGCATGAGACTCATGACGCTTCCTCTCTTTCAGAATACAACATACCACTAGTGACTTCCGTTGTCAAGCGCCCGTGTCTGGTACGGCAGTAACGTAATCCACCCAGAAGTCCTCGGCTTTGACTCTGTTGTCGCTGGAGCCCCAGCGGGGGACGCCAGCCTCAGTGATTGGCTCCTTAGTCTTCGGGTCGACCCCAATTACAACGAGCGCAAGGTATACCCAGTCCCTACTGAAGGACCCGTCCGCCTGCCGCCTGAGGACTCTCCTTCCGGGCCGTATTGCGGGTCTGACTCTGAAGGTCACCCCGGCTCCCACCCGTAGCCGTGTTCCTCTGTCGTGCTGAGCTTCCCGTCTGGAAGGACTTCCCGCCAGTACCAGTGGTTAGAGAGGCCGTATTCGCCCCAGAAGGACCCCCGGGTGATTTTCACCTTGCGGCCATCAGGGTGGAGGACGATATCGCCAATACTGAAGGGCGGGCCACCCAGCACGGACTCGGTTAATTCTTTTGCCCAGTTGGAAACGCTCATTGCCACTCCTTACGCAAGTTTGGGTGCCTGGAGACTTGGGCCTAGGTTCTTGCTGCTCACCTAATGATTCTCACAACGCCCGGCGTGCCCTTGCCGTGCTTCGCATTCATCTCGGCCACACGCTTCTCCACCGTCTCAGGCTTGATGGGGACGTAGATGATTTCGGGTCCGAAGGTCATGACGAGCAACACGTAGCCCGCGTCACGGTGCTTGGCCGCCAGCTTCTGGAACTTCTTCTCCAGTTTGGCATCTTCCTTGGCCTTGAGGTCCGCTTCCACCAACTCCCCGATGAAGAGGTCCTCGCTCATCTTCAGTGGCGTTCCGTCGCCCCATTCACTGGGGACCGGAGGCTGCGCCTGAATGAAGGCGTTCCAGCGCGCACGATTGGCGGGGTCGATGAAGTCCACGTCATTAGGACCGCCCGTCCCGTGATTCGAGGTAAAGCCGACCTTCACTCCATCCCAGTACATCTCAGCCGTGAAGGCATTGGTCTCCTCGGAGAGGGAGGGGGAGTGCTTAATCTTCCGGAGGGTAACAACCATCTGAGGGGCAAGCTGGGCGGCTGCTGACATGTGGTGCTCCTTGGGGGTTGAGTGCCCACAAGTAGTACCACGTTCGGACTGCGATTGTCAAGCACAACACGCGACCATGTGGTCGTTCCGGCCAGGGCGGAAAGCAAAAAAAAAGCGGAGGCCGTAGCCCCCGCTTTAAGCTCCAGTCCGTGTTGCCTACCCGCCGTCGCCCGCATCGGAGCCCGTTAGGAGCCTATGCCGGAGGCAGGCTGCTGACGAACTTCTCGGCGTCCACGAAGGTGCTGAACGCTTGCGGGTGACAGAGCATGTTGAAGGACTTCCACCGTCCAACCGTGGGGTCCACGGGCGCTCCGAGGGTCACAAAGCGCCGGAAAATGATGCGTGAGTTGCGCCCGCTCCGGATGGCCCGAGCCATCTTGTTAGCCTCGTCTTCGTTCGCTGGGACTGCGTTTTCGTAGCGGAGCATGTCCGCCACCTCTGGACCATGGACTTCAGCCACGATGAAGACCACATGGTGAGTTGCCTTCGGGGTCTTGGTAGTCATGGGAGGGGGTATCCAGTCTGAAATCCGAGGTTTTGAAGGTCTTTCATGGAGACCTTGAAAATCTTTCGAGGGCCGATCGCAGCAATGACCTTTGCGTTGAGCCAACCACGCCCAGGGTCTGGAAGAGACTGCCCAAGCTGGGCACAAGAAAAGACGTGCCAGTGTGGGTACTTCTTGGTGTCGTAGTTCTCCAAGTCCTTGGGGACCTTGATTTTCGCGGCTTTCGCCAGCGGAACCAGCATCTCGATCATCAGGTAGGCCATGTGTTTCTCCTTGAAGCCCCTATACTACCGGTTGACTGCCGTTGTCAAGTTGAAGTCCGCACAAAAGCGTCCGGGTGGGCGATGCACGCCGCAAGACACGCTTCGACAAACGGGAGAAAGTGCTCGTACATCCCCCAGCCATTTGCTGCATTGAGTTGCTCGAAGTGCGCTGGCCGCGAGCGGAGGTCGTCGAGACCGACTGAGAGCAGCGGGATGAGTTCCCGCGCATACGTCAGCGGTGGCACCGCTTCATTTGGGTGCCAGAGCGCCTGGTAAATGCCCGCCGCCTCCGCCATCGGCCCAAGGTTGTGGGTGATGTTCCTGTCGAAGTACGTCATGCGCCTCTGAAGGGTGTGCTCGTGTTGGTGAGTGCACTCGTTACAGTGGTGCGTTTCGGTAACCAGCTCGGCTGGCCCTTCCAGATAGAAATCAAGGCTCATGGTTACCGCTCCTCTCGGATCTTGATGCGAATTGCCCGCTCGCCCGGCTTCAACTCAAATCCCGGGTAGTCGGCCGCGTACCAGAGACTGCCCCGCTTCACAGCCATGCCCGTTCGACCCGGCCAATCCGCCAGCATGTGCATGGTGGGAACAGCGTCCTCCTCCACCACCTTATTTGTCTTGAGGTCTACGATTTGGAATCTCATACCCCCTTTTACCACCAGTTGACTGCCGTTGTCAAGGCCTCGGAGCCGTCTCTTTCTCCCGCTCGGTCCAGAAGCGCTCAGCGCTGAGGATGGCTGCTCGCATCTTGGAGGCCCCACTAGGGTTGGCGGAGTGGACCATGCAGGTGATTCTGCTTAGGGTGCCCTTAGCTGCCTGCTCCTCAATCCAGCAGGCTACGTCGTAGCCGTTACCGGCATCACCGAGGTGCTCTCCCAAGTCGTGGTCCAAGCTACAGCCGGTGATGTCCCCCACCTTGAGGCGCTCGATGGTTTCAGGGGCCGTATAGGTCCTGACAGCGAAGCCCGGAGGCGTCGCCCGCTCGTCGTCGAGGTATAGCCATTTTTCCTGAGCCATTAGAGCCCCTCGTCCCCATCGATTTCACTGATGCAGCTACAATTGGAGCAGCCACCTGGAATCGGGATGGCGTGACAGTTACAGTCGCACGCTTCATCCCCTGTGGCGACTTCAGGCAAGCCACCCTCAATGAGCTTGAGTCCTAGCTTCTTCTGTTTTTCACCTGGCGCAAGAGGGACCCCGGGCTTCTCGGCAGCCAGCTTGGCTGCGATGTCTGGATGCCGAAGAAGGAACAGCGCCCAAGCGTCTGCAGGGGAGTAGGTATCTTCCAGCAGCTTCTGGTTACCGCCCTCCTCCAAGATGCGCTGGGCAGCCGCAGCAGCGAGAGCCTTGAAAACCTGGCGTGAAGCCTTGAAGTAGGCTTTCTGGTCCTTGTTGACGCCGACCTTCATCATCTTGAGTGCGTTATCCACCAAGTCTTTGATAGCTGTGTCGTAGAAAGTCTGTGCGAGGCCAAGTACCTTTGGGTCCCGGGTGTCACTCATGCGCTACCAGTAGCACGTTGCGACTACGGTTGTCAACGTCGCTTGATGTGCTTGACACTGAACTGCAATCCGTGTATAGAGGGTTCATCCACACTAACCGGAGAAATCCATGAGCACGAGATGTCAGATCCAAGTCGAGGGTAGCAGGGTCCTTTTGTATATCCATGCGGATGGGTACTGCTCGGGCATCCTCCCTACGCTGTTGCCCTTCGTGGCGAAGTTCCAGAAGGTTCGTGGGGACGACCCCGAGTTCATGTCGGCGCGCACCCTTCAGGCGTTCATGAATGCCTACGACAAGGCTTTCCCTGACGACTATGAGGGACACCTCAGCGGGTTTGGGGTGGACACGGAGGTCCACGGGGATACGGAGTATCTCTACGTGGTGCGAGCCGGGGGAGCCGTAGAGGTGTGGCGTGCCCGAGGTGGAAAGAACCTCGGTGTGTTCCCCGTGGGCACTGACCCAGAAGTAGCGTTGACACAGCTTGGGGATGACGGGACGTGAAGCCGTGGCTGAATTGACTTACAAAATGGCAACCCGTTCCGTCGGCTCGGTCGTCATCGTGAAGAACGCGAGCAAGAAGCTGCCTGAGGGCACCATGGGTGTCCTTGTTCGCTGTTGGAAGGACTACGGGCTTCAGTGGGGTTGGCGAGAGACAGTAGAGGACGCAGTCAATCTTTTCCTGGCCGATGGCAAATGGTACCGGACGCGTCTCGCCAACATTGAATTGCTGGAGGTCGGTCCTGCCGAGAAGGAGCAAGCGGACGACCTACTCATTGCCTATATGGCCGCAGGGTCTCCCCGAGGTTGAGGTCCGACGCCTAGTAGTGACAGTCGTCTTCAACGAAGTCATCTTCAAGCAGAAAGATGAGCGTCGCACGGCTGATGTAGTGCGCGTCTGCGTCATGCTCTGGATGCTTGGGGTTTGAGGTCCCCTTGGGAGCCCCCTTAATGCGGAGCAGCTCGCCATCCATCGCCTTAAGCTTTTCGAGTAACCGCTTGAGCTTCCTGGTTGGAGTATTCATGGAGTCTCCTTAACTGCCTTGTGCCATTTTCGGGTTGTGCGGTGCGTGTCGTGCAGCGGGCACGTCTCGATTTCACAGCCATCGAGCTGGCTTTGTTACATTCGTCATCGGCGTCGCCAATACACTCGTGAGGCTGTCTCGATTTCACAGCCATCGAGCTGGCTTTGTTACAACTCGCACCACCGCCGTGGGCGCCGGGGGGACAGCGTCTCGATTTCACAGCCATCGAGCTGGCTTTGTTACGATCGCCGAAGGCACCATCCGCACCGTGATGGTGAAGTCTCGATTTCACAGCCATCGAGCTGGCTTTGTTACGACGGCGCCGCCCTTCATCGCCAAGAGCACTCCGATGTCTCGATTTCATAGCCATCGAGCTGGCTTTGTTACAGCGGCTGCTGAAGGCCCCGAGCATCATCGGTGAGTAGTCTCGATTTCACAGCCATCGAGCTGGCTTTGTTACGCGGTTCGCAACTCACACTCGGCGTCAGCACCTCCTCGTCTCGATTTCACAGCCATCGAGCTGGCTTTGTTACGTCGCAGATAGACTGAAGGCGCATGCGAGGATCAGGTCTCGATTTCACAGCCATCGAGCTGGCTTTGTTACGTGCCCAGAAAGGGCGGGCTGCAAAGCGCGGGTCTCGTCTCGATTTCACAGCCATCGAGCTGGCTTTGTTACTCGACTTCCACCGAACGAATCAGACGGGCGGCGCTCGTCTCGATTTCACAGCCATCGAGCTGGCTTTGTTACATCGCTTCGGGCGCGCCAAGCCGTTAGGCGGTCGGAGGTCTCGATTTCACAGCCATCGAGCTGGCTTTGTTACCTACCTTGAAGTTCCCAAAACAGTTCTCAGTGGTTGGACCCTCCTTTTCGAGCGAGTCCCTTACGCCGGTATCCTTGGCGGCCCAAGTTCTGTGCGTTGTTTACTAACTATTTAATTTTCAAAGAACAACTGGCTGCGAGCGGTCTAAGCAGCCTGAGCCCCATTGAGGCGCTCGTTAAGGATGCGCAATAGATTGGAAGCTGCGTTGTAGTCTCGGTCCCAAGTGGCCGCACACTGCGAGCATGTATGCTCCGTGGTCTTCTTGCCGTTCCAAGTATCGACATAGAGGCACTTGTGGCAAGTGCGTGAAGTGTTCTTGGGGGGAAGCATTTCTACCTGTGCTCCATATTTTGAGGCGGCTGCCTTGATTGACTGCACCAATTCGGAGGGAGCGGCCATCGTGCGATGGTGCCGAGAGCTAGAATTTACTCCCCCGGATCCGTTTTCCGGTGAAGCCGACCTGGTGAAGGGTGCAAGGCTCAGCTTTTCCAAGCCGATGTTCGCATACGTTCGTGCGAGTTGCGCAGAAAAAATACGGAACTCCTCTTTGCGGGCACGAAGCACGGCGTCCCTCTCGTGCGCTTCCCAAGCCCAGAGGTGATCATCGTGTTGCCACCAAGCCAGAAGCGAATCCACTATAGTGGTATCCCCCTCTAAGCGGTGTTTGAGCCAGTTGGACACAAAACCCTTTAACTTTGTGGAGGAGCGAGACTGCACCATTCGAGCGGAGAGCTGACGGAGCCAGCTTGGCCACGCGGTGGTGTCATGCTGGCTCAGCCATTCACCGAGGAAGCCTTTCGCTAAATTGAATTCAACATCCCGGTGCCCCCGGATAATGTTGGGGTGTTGCATGCGCCGGATTAGCCCTTCTGAAAGCAGAAGCTCCCCGTGCGCTCCAAGAGAATCCTTCCAGTACGCCACGCGAATGCCGGTCATCTCCTTCTCGGAGTCATGCCCTCGCCAGCCCAAATCAATGGCGACAGAGGCTTCCTGTAGATTCTTGGTAGGAAGAAATGTTTTGGACTCCACCACAAACTGCACCTTGTACTTCCAGTTAGACGCCAGCTTTCCGTTCCGCGTGAGTGTCTGCGAGGGTCCGTTACGATACCTAAGCAGTCGGACTGCCATGACACGTGCATCCAGGGGGAGCGGGCGGTGGAGCACCATGGGAAGTTCTGCCCACATGGGTTTACGCTTAGCATCCGAGCAGACTCGAAAACGAATCAAGGTTCGCTGCTTTGCGCGCCGTCCCGAAGCTTGCCCTTCTTGTGCATCTGAAATAGGCGCAAGCTGGAACTGACTGTCATTGCCACTGAGTAGTTGTGCTACGGTACGTCCTTTTTGGAGTTGAACCTCAAGCTGCCCCGTCCCGTCCCAATCCTTGAACTGCGGTGGGGTTGGATGCTGCTTGGCCGCATCCACTGCTTGCTTGCAGTTATTGTAGTTGCTCCAATAAAGGCCGCTTCGACGCGTCTCTGCCACCCTAAGCTCGTATGCTGCTTTGTTGATGGCCTCTCGCTTGGCGAGGAGAGCTGGATCCTTCGTTCTCGCTTTCTTGATTGTCTGCAATTCTGCTCGTGCAGCCTTGAGCTTTAGCTTCAGCTCCTTTGTAGCGGCCACCAGCAAGTCGGTGCCTTGTTGCTTGGAGCGCGCAGTCTTGATGCTGGCGTAGGCCTCTTTGACCTGAGCATCAAGCGCATCTACGACTGCCTTTTGCTTTGCCGCCATCTCGTCTTCGTAGGACAAGGCGGATTGCTTGCGTCTCCTGTCTCGCTCCAGCCCAACGAGCACATTCTTAAAGCGATGACAGCGCTGAAGCTGAGAGTCGATTAGCTCCGCACCGGAAGTCGGCGGGAGACACCCGTACTCATACACCCGCGATGGCAGCTCACTTGTCTTGCGTCGCATCAGCTTTCCTTCGGGAGTGGAGGTTGTTTGGATCTGCCCCTCTTATACTACTCGGACTCCGAGTTGTCAAGAGCCCATGTCACTTGACAAACACGGTTCTACTGTGCTACCGGTGGTGTATGCCCCCTAAGAGCCTTACAAAGTGCGTGGTCCGAGACTGCAGAGCTACTCCACCACACTGTGGTCACTGTCAGAGGAGTCCGAGTGACGGTGCTCACGAGATGGATCTACGCACCGCGCGTCAGTCTGATTGCTGGCCTGAGTACGTAGAGGTTCAGTGCATCAATTGCCACAAAGACGGCTATACAAAGCTGGTTCCGACACAGGTTGACTGGAGTTGCTCCTAATGGACTGCGGATTTCAGTGTTTTACGGTTGATGCTCCTGGGGCGGATCCCACTTGTCCCATCCACAGCCGGATTGCGGGGGAGCGGGCGGCGGTCGAGCTTGCGTGGCGGGAGGTAACTGCCGAGCATACTGCGCAGCTTGAGGAGCAGGAGGCGCGCATCGCACGGCTGGAAGAATTGGTTACATCACTGCGGGATGCTGTGGCAGGCATTCGAGGCTATCTGGAGCTTGATGAGTAAGCGAGACGACATGAAGTGCTACGCCTGCAACGGTAGCGGCTACTACGACAACACAGGCAGCCCTAAGTGCAGCTCTTGTGGTGGAACTGGTAAGCGAAAGAAGCAGATGAAGCCGAGCAATCCACGTCAGGTCGTTCTCTTCCTCAAGGACTGGTACAAACCTGGGTCTGCCATGAAGGCACGCAATGTGCCTCTGAAGGAGAAGCCCGATGTGCTTTGGACTCTCTTCCGAGAGACGGATTTAGCCAGTCCCCCAAAGCTTCCTATTGTCCCTGTGGTTCGAATCAATGCGTGGCCGGAAGATTATCTCCATGACTGGAATTGGCGTCGTGGCGAACTCATCTACTCTTCACGGTGCGCGGATGGTCCTGTGTGGATTTTGCTGGAGTACCAGGGCACGCAGTACTGACGGCCGACCACGTGGTCGCTTGCGGAATTCTCCACCTCGCGCTAGAAACCCGCCTCGATGACGATGAGGTATGTGGACAGGAAACGTCAAGCAGCCCAGTATCATCGGGATCTTGTTGCAGTGAACGTAGCGAAGGGGTTGGAGTTGGCCCAGCGACAGCGCGGGGAGCTGCTCACCCCGCCCGAGCACAGTGAACTTGAGCTTACTGCATTGCTTTCCGTATATCTCGTAGCCTTACAGGTTACGGGCTTCGTAGACGATGAGGCTGCGCAAGGCCGGATATTTCAACGGGCTACGAAGTTGGCGGAGGAGAAGTTGGGGACGGCACTGGAAGTGCTTCGTTAGCCGGCAAATCAACCTGCCTGTAGAACAACTGCGCAGCCTCGATGCTGCACTTTACAGCAGATTCGAATTGCTTCGATGTCAGCAGGTGTCGCATCTCCAGCGTGTTACTGCCGTGGTTTAGCGTCATCGCCCCCGCGAGAGAATTCACTAGAATTTCTCGGGCTAGTTGACGTACTTCTTTGCTCAGCCCTTTTTCCCTTTTTAGCTCCATACACTTCACCTTCGTCCCATTACTACGTTGATGCACGGTGGAATGAAATCGTTGAGTGCCACTTCTTCATCTACGAGGTTTGAGTCTCGCTTCGAGGCCTGTAGCGCCATGTAAAGTCTCCCACAGGCGTGAGAAACACGCAGCGCTACTTTAGGGGGCACATAAGCCGTCGAGAGCCAGCCCCCGCGCTTGGTGGTTCGAACGGGGAGTACCTTCTCAATTATGTCGCGAGTATTACGGACCGAGAGCCCACCTAATAGCCAAGCAATGTCCTTGGCTTGCTGTTTCGTCATCCTAACCGTCACGGTGCTTTTAGCTCGTCCACGCAAGTGAACCTGCTTCTTGTTGGAGGCGCTCATGCTTTCTCTATTACTGCGTCATGCCTTGGATTGTCAAGCGCAGTGTCCCAGAGAACCGCGCATGTGGGTAGCCGAAATGTGATTTTACCTGTGTTAGCCCCCAGAAAAGCTTGGACCATTCCCGAGGTAATATAGCCGCTCGGTGGCTCCTGCAACAAGTCTCTGTGGTCACAGGCCGCGCGCATACTGAGGGGCTCCAAGTCTTCGTGATCAGTAGCTGCCGCTAGGGCCTTCAGTGCTCGTTGTGTCAGACAAACTCGGTCCATCCGCTATTCGTAGTACCTGGAGCTGCTGTAGTCGGTCAAGCAACGCTTGGGGCGCTACTTGAGTCCCTTCAGGACGTAGTCCGGGTCTTTGCCTTGTTCGATGAGGGCTAGGGCTACTGCTTCGTAATACTTCGGTCTAAACGGTAGCTTGCTCTTTATTGTGAGTGTTGCGGTGAGTACCGCAATGGCGACGCTGAGGTTTTTTGAATCCGCAACCAAGCGCGGTTTCAACCACTTATTCACCAAGCCGGGGTTCTGGATGTTGGCATGTACGAAGTCAAAAATTTTTGAGATTCCTACCATAACATCTTGCATGCGTCCTTTATAACACCCTGGTGCGTAGGACGGCGAAGTAGTTGCTTGCTGGAGCTTGGCAGCTTGTCTTGGGGCGCCACTGTGGTGCCAAGCCCCTGCTTACTTAGTTAGCGCCACAGTCAGCGCCGCTACGGGCAGGCTTCTCATCATGTCCGCCTTGGCGCAGGAGGCGCACTCGGGGAGCCCGGCGCGCTCAGGACGGGTATTACAGTTGCCGTGAGCCGCTCGGTGGGAGCCCTCGATGAGGCGGGCGCAGTGCTCTCTAGCGCGGAGGGCCACTGCGTCCCTGTCCTTGGCCAGCTTTAGCACTTCCAGAAGCGCGTCGCGTTCCCATCCAGAGTCAAAGTTGTCGACTAGTCTTTCGATCTTTTCAATTGCTGTCATGGGGTCCTCCCGGACTCCGTTCTGACTTGCAGGTTCACGCTGTCCTCCTGGCGGCGCAACGGTCTTCCAAGGTGTAGCACCATTTGCAATTGTACCAAGGCTTACACAGGCGTCCGCTGATGACAGCGACGATGTTTCTTCCGACGACTCGCTCCTTGTGCGCGAGTTGCACTGCCTTGGCTTTGTACTTGCCATTTATTCGCCAAAACTCAACCACAGTCAGCGCCGCCGTCTTAGCGCCCATTGTGCTTCCTCCAATCGGGTAACACGCAGCAATAGCTAAATTCTTTCGTCATTTTGTCTTCAGGGCCGCCCGGAGGTGTGTAGCCCACCAACGTGCGCGGCTGACAAATGAAGGCGATTGGCAGGCACTTGCGAAGTCCCCGTGGAAAGGGACGTGCTGCCCGCCTTTTCCACGGGAGTCCGCGTAAGCGACTGTACGCTCAAATTCGTCAGTAATTGATTCCAATGCGTGCTCCAGGGTTGCAATGCGCTTGGATCGATTCTCTGCAATCCTCTGCCACTCCGGCCACTCGCATGTCGCCGTAGGGTGGTACTCCATCCCCTTGTGGAACTTGTCGGGGCAGTCAGCAATTTGCCTTCCAGGCCAAATGCCTCCCCCGCACGTCGGGCACAGCGCTTCTCCCTTGCCGCTCATGGCTTGGCCTTTGTGCGTGGGGGTGTTTCCGGCATCTCGGTGTTGTTCACAATCCCACCTCCTTCGGGTGAAGGTCGCAGTTACCGTCCCTGTCGTAGTCGCGCTCGCAGCACTGTCCGGTGGCTTTTACAATAGCAGTCTGCACTGCTCGTTCCCAGGGCAGGTTGCGAGACGGGGGTTCGTTTTGCGCCCATGCGCGCGCCTCGCGCAGGGCTGCGAGCATGTCTTCGGCAGCGCCTTCCAGCCTCCCTTGCTTGTTTGCGTCGTCCCACTCTCGCGCCCACGCTGCGCGTCGAGCCTCTGCTGCTGCTTCCACGCGAACGGGATCATGCAGCGTGCAGTAGTCCCGACCCCCTCGATTGATTTTGGCGGTATGCGCACACTGCCGAGAGTGCATGGTTCCGCTCGAAAAGACTCGTTCGCAGCACCGTTTGACCTCTTTATTCATGGAGTGTCTTGTCACCTTTCCGACGGTCAATGCATTCAATCCACTGTACGAGTACCGCAGCGGTTTGAAGGAGTTCCTTGCGGAGGTTGGCTTCCTCGCCTAGCGCTGCCGCTTCTATAGACTCTGCGAACTCTTCGAGGGCGATGTCGGCAAAGGCTACAGTCTTGCGTCTCATGTGGAAATTGCACTGTTGCTGCGCCTCGCGCGCACTTGCAACGCCCATCCGTCTTGCGATGTCTTCTGCCCGTTTTGGGCTGGTGCATGTCAGCCCATACTCGGAAGAGACATCGGGGAGGTTCTGCTCCCCCCATTTGGCGTGTTGCCGGACACGCTCGGCGTACACCTCCTCCAAGACTTTTTGTGTGGGTTTCATGCGTCTTCCGTTAACGCAGTGCAGAGGGCGTGCAACGCGTGGCGCTCGCGAAAATCGATGGAGTCGAAACCCTGTCCGCGAGTCAGCAAGTAGTCTCGCGCGGATACCAGCGCCTCTTTTAGTTTCGCGGCACGAGCTTCGGCTCGCGCTGCTCGCTCGTAATCCCTTTTTTGAAGTGTGTGGATTTGCTCGTAGGTGCCAACCCACGTTTCTACCTCATCACGCAGCTCTGCTACCTCATCACGCAGCTCTGCCACGGTGGCTTCGGCTTTGTCTCTTTGTTCGATGATGGTGCCAAGGTTTTTACGTGTATCCTCATAGGGGGTGGCTTCGAACCCTGCGGTGTTCAGGGCCGCCACCAATGGGTAGAGATGCTCGCTAAAATTGAATCCCTGCATTCCGACCATCGAATTGCGAATGTCATTTACCTTGCGGCCAAGCTCCTCCAGTTCCACGATGCGGGTGTGGAGGGCAGACACCTTTTCGCAGCAGAAAGCGCAATCACTCGTTTCACAGTCGGGACAGCGCTTCATGCTTCCTCCTTGTTCCGAGTGGTGTAGCGCAGACGACAGCCTGTCGCCGCGCTACGTCACCATGCGTGCGGAGGCGCTCCGGGACGCAGACCGCGCAGCCGCAGTGCCAGGCTGCCGAGGCGTGCAGGTAGCGGGCAAGCGTGTGGCGCTCGGCGCTCGCTTGCGAGCGTTCTGCCTTGCGGTGGTTACTGGTGCGGAAGAGGTCGTCCGTGGCATTCACCAGCCAGAGCGGATCGACGAGGAACACGCAAATGGTGATGAAAAGCGGCACCATGCACGCGACTAGTAGAGCGAGCCACATTACGTCTTTTCCTCAGCCGCGAGGGCGGCGCGAGCCTTCTCCCATGCTCCCGGAGGCGGCATGCCGTCCACGAGACACGCTTCTGGCATTAATCCTCGCAGCGCCTCCTCCAACTCCTTTACGCGTGCCACAAGAATGGCCTCTGGGCCTCTGAGCTTGTCAATAGCCGCTAATACCCTGTTGTAAGCCCAAGTCTTCAGCGCGGGCCGCCCTAAGATAGTTACATGCAAGAGCATGCTGATTGTGAAACCAACTACACGCTCAGGAGTGAGTCCTGGCATACTCAAGACTCGTTGATCAGTTTTGTCCGTGATTGAGATGTAATACTCTTCAAGCTCATTACATCTGATTTCATACTTACAGTAGTTATCTTCGTGGATGATCATTTGAACAAAGCCCTCATTGTAAGGTTCGCGGTGGTGTGAATCACGGGCCATCCTTCGCCGCGAGGGCAGCTCGGGCTGCCTCGCACTCTGGTTCGTGTCCTCGATGGGAGCACTGTCCTGCGCATTGGCCAGCGGTGCGCTTGCCGATGGTTTGTGAGTGCAAAATCGGCATGAGTCCCCGCAGTGCCTGCTCTAGTTCCGCGATGCGCACCTTGTCGAGTTCATTCTCGGCCTTGGCGCACAAGCCCTCCTCGGTAATTCGATTGTCGTCCGTAGGCGGCTCGCATTCTAAGACGTTATTACCTGCACGGAGGCGTTCGACCGCGCAGCCATGGTCAGGGCCGCAATACTCCGACGCCAGCTTGGCGACGTGGGCCCGGAGTCGTACTACCTCTTGTTGCGCGGCGGTGAGCGCCGCCCACGTCTTGCTGCGTGCCGCCTGGGCCTCTCCCGTGCGACGCGCGTACAGTCCGGCTTCATGCGCAGCGCTGTCAGCCAGTTCGCGTAGCGTCTCGCAGCGGGCCAGCGCTGCGTCGCGCTCGCGCGTCACGCGCTCCAGAGTTTCGGCGTCTCGGATGCGAATAGACTCTGCCAGTCCGCGACCGCACACTGGGCAGACCGCCATGTCCATGCACTCGTGAATCATTTTCCAGCTCCCGTCACGAGGGGCGTGGCCCGGACAAGCCGCGCCGCTTGCTCGGTGCGTTGCCCTAAGTGCGACTCCCCCGCACCCATACGGACCATCTCCGCAAGTCGGTCACACGCCTCCGCGCACTTCTCGCGCTGCCTCTCGGCCACGCCGTCGAGCGCCGCCAGCGCCTCGTCGCGCTCACGCATCGCCGCCGCTAGTCGATGCACAGCCACGTTCGGGTTGTCGACGAGCAACGCCAGCGCCGTGTCGCGCTCCTTCGTCACGCGCTCGGCGTCGGCCCGCGCCTCGTCGCGCTCCTTTTCGGCCTTCTCGATGTCGTACAGGTAGTCCTTCTCGCGGTCGAGGAGTTGATCCCGCAGTCGCACAGCCTCGTCGCGCTCGGCCCGCGCCTCGTCGCGCTCCTTTTCGGCCTTCTCCAGCGTCTTGAGGCTCGTGGCATTAGCGCGCTCTACCTGAGCGCAAAAGTCGCGCCACTCGTCGCGCTCGCGGATTGCCGCTGCTACCTGTCGCGCAGCCGCGCTAGGGCTATCTGCTGCCAGCGCGAGGGCGTTATCGCGTTCCCTCGTTCGTGTGGCGAGTTGCAGGTTGACCGCTGGCAGCTCGTTAACCACGAGCCAGTCTACTTTAGCCTGCGCCTCGTCCCGTTGCTTTTCGGCATGTTCCAGGGCCGCAACAGTGGCGAAGAAACGGTCATCATCAAGGGGGCACTTGGTCGCAGGCGCGCCGTGGTACGCAACGAGTTTCTGCGCCTCCTCTAGCGTGTAGGGCTTCCCGTAGCTCATTGCGAACCTCTACACCAAGTAGCTTGTGATTGTCAAGCGTTCCTGAATTGAGTAGGCACCTCCAGTGAAAGCCGGTACTTGTTGTCGTCCTCCCCTTCATGCTGAGGGGACGTTTTTGTGGTTGCTACTGGACACCCTTGGCCGGGCGGAACCACTCTGAGACGCAGGTATCTTCGCAAGGGACGGCTTCGGCTTTTAGGAGGTTACCCACGGTGAGTTCCCCGCACCAGCAGCAGGCAAAGCACACATCCATTCTGTCGTGGAGTACTTCCGCAACACCTTCCGCACAGCCATCACAAATGTAATGCCAGAGGAGCGCCATGCGCCTAGCGTACTAGTCGTCTTTGCTCTCTTCAATTTGCATTTCTCGGCGGCGTATAGCTCTCTCGGCTTCGCGCACTTGATCCTCGAAACTTGCGATTGACCTGGCATCTGTAGCCATTGACAGGTCTGGGGGTCTTGGGGCCTCTACTGCCGGTGCTGGTTCTGCGTACACTACGGGAGTCCGCACATCCAAGCGCAGGTCTTCATCTAGTGGAAGAATGGTCCCCTGGCCGGGTCCCGTTACCAGCGCGATATTGTACATGTCGATGTAGCCGCGACGAATGCAGTCAAAACCTGCGGCCTCCAGCTTTGAGCGGATCTCCTCATATGCGTCCGCGCTTATTTCCAGGAAGCTAAGCAACTCGGGGTAGGTCTCTCGGCCTACTTTCGTTTTCTTTTTGGTGGATTTAGGGGCCACGGGGTACCTCTGCTTATGGGGCTATCATCACTTCTCTGATAGCGTGGAGCGAGCCCAAGCCTCTAGAGTTGGGTGGTTCTCCGCCAGTCCATGCGTCGTCGGGCACTCGATAAAGCAGACGCCAGGCTCCTGTCCACTCGTAACTCGACCGGGAAATAATCGGGGCTCATCATCCAGCACACAAATAGAGGTGGGCTTGTGCGCTTCAACCCAAGCCTCGATGGATTCCCAACGAGACATTATCTCTACGGGAGTGACACCAAGGTATCGCGACATTAAATTCGGACGGCCTCGAAAGAGCATCTCCCCGATGTCTTCTGCTCCGTGGATTTGTCTCCACGAGGAGTGCACGATGACATTCACCGCAGGGTATTGCTCCAAGAACGAGTGAATCAGCGGCATCTTGCCGAAGAGCGCTTCGCCTCTAGATCCAAACGGGTGTAAGACGCCATCGAAGTCCAACGATAAAACATACTTAGGCATATAGGGGCCTTGTGGCGACCATGTGGTCGCTGCGCGGGGATTCATGGGGCCTGTGTAGCCCGCGCGTGTTTTTGGAGCAAGGTCCGGGTTTTTACAGCTTCACGTTGAACATGGCTAGCTCTGCGGTGTTACCGGCGGGGTCGTAGTGCGCTTGAATGTTTGGCCCACCATCAAGGGTCTCCGGGTCGAATGCTGAGACTTGGATTCCTTTGGCCATCAAGAGCTTGAGTAGTCTTTTGGCTTCGTGGACTAATTCTTCAGGCTGAGCGTGCATGTGCACATAAGCGGAGCACATGTCGGAGGCTCCACCGTCCCCAGCGTCACAGACGTTGAAGCCATTGGCGCGTAGCCACTTAACGGTCTGAGTGATGCCCGAACTAAATTCCTGCTTCCTCTCTTTCTTCGGGTCCTTCAACTTTTTGCCCCTCCCTTGTGCCTTGGGTTCCGGAAGCACGTGATTCGAAGCCTCCTCTCGTTGCTGAACTTCCGCCACGGCCATGCCGTGTCCGAAGAAAGTAACGGACACTACTACTGCATCAAACTGAAACGCACGGCTTGCTTTGGGCCTGGATTCGTACTTGGCGTCCCCAATCAGGAATACTCGGTCACCTACTCGCGGGGGCATGATCCAGTCTGTGGTGTCCATCTTAGCGTCAAGCGTTCTCTCGTGAAAAACGACTCTCACGGTGACTCCCTTCCGTGTTTTTCGAAGCAATCAGGGGAGACACAGTTGCCTAGCGGGTCCACTTGGCAGTAACCGCAGCCCTCACATATAGCATAGGCGTAGAGCCCTTGGGCTGCTTTGTCTTCTGGGGTTAGTCCCGAGAGGTCGCCACCTTCGCTGCGGACCGTTGCTTCGGAAGGCGAAGGTTGCTTGGTTGCCTCGCTGGTCGGTAAACCAAAGTGCTTCACCGCGCATTGGTTGCAGAAATCCGCCATTGTTGTGCTTTCTCGCGTGTCTTGGGTCTTGTGGCCTATGGGAGTTGCGACAGCGCCTTCGGCTTGTGTTTGGGCCATAGCTGGCGGTAAAGGGCTGCGGCGAAGTGGTTGCAGTTGCTTTCATGAATGCGCTCGCTGCAATGCGGACAATCCGACGCGCCAAGTTCAATAAGGGCTAGTGTGAGGTTTTGCTCCACTTGCCCGTCTACCGCGCGAAGCATGCGGGCCACCGTTTCCGGGCGGTACCCCGCCTCAAGCAGCATGTCAGCGACGACGGCAGAGTTAGGTTCCCCCATGAATTGGCCTGGCTAGAAGTCGTCGTACTTCAGGATGGGCTTGTCCAGCGCTTTGAGCATTCTCTTAAGGGTTGCCCGAAGCTCTGTCTTATTTTCTCCCCAGACACCCACAGGGCTCTCTGTAATTGAGCCCGGCTTTGTCTTGGACTTCTTGGACTCGTAATGAGCTTCGTGAATGGCCAGCGAAAACCCGGAAAGGCTCTCGGAGCGCTGGACCCTGTGGCGAACCACACGATGATTCCAGAAATGCGGTGGGGTTTTCTTGCTAGCGCGCTTGGCCATTGCTCGCCTTGTCTGGGTTTTGGTACTCATCCTTAAGCGCTTGGATGGCCTCTAGGCTGAGTTGTCTACAACACCCGTCGCAGCCGTGCTTCCCCATGTTCTCCGGGTGTCCTATGCCGTGAGGGCAGTGCAGCTCGAATTGCCGAGTATCCGCCCGAAATCGAACACTCCAATCTTTTTGGTTAGTCACGCGAGGCCCCCTAGTTATCCCGCAGCCAGTCGCATAACCGCTGCAACTGGACTTTGGTGATTGTGTAGCGGTGCATCTTATGCACGCCTTGTCCGTGTGAGGTCCGAACCCACTTCTGGCCCAGGGCTCTTTTGGCACGCTTGAACATTGTTTCGTAGTAGCCGGTCTCTTTTGCGGCCCTATACAGAGAGTATACTTCCGTACGTGTGGTGAGCCCCAGGGCCTTAATTTTGGTCGAGACCGACTGGGGGTGTCGTCCAAGCTTGAGTGCGATTTCCTTATGGCCAAATCGTTCCACCAAGTCAAACAGCTCACTTACTTCCTTCTTGGTCCACCGTCGGTGTTTCCCGTTGTACATTGGGAGCCCCGCCCGCTTGAGGAATCCGCTGACCGAAGAACGCTCTCGGCCCAAGTGCCTCGCTAGATCCGAGCGAGCCACTGTGGCACTGTTTTCCTCTAAATACTTGATGTCTTCTGCCGTAAACTTTCTGGCAGTCATTTACGGCCTCGTCGCGGGCGCAGCGCTGCTGCGGCTATGTCGCCCTCTACATGTCCGCAGCCAGCGCCTTGGATTAGAATGTCTCGAAGTGCTTTTCGCAGCCGCCGCACTTCCGTGTGGAGCTTGCTAGCCTTGACAGCGTTTACCATGCGTACCGTTCTCGACTCATACCGCTTGAGCGGAGGATCAAAGGAAAAATCCCAACCTCCCCATTTGTCCTGATAAAGCCAGACCTCCTCGGGTTTACTCTTTACGCGTTTCATTCAGGCTCCGTGGACTCGCAGGGCTCCATCACTCTCCACGCTCATACACCCTCTTGCCTATGATTGTCAAGTTCGGCCACGTGGTCGTCAATAAGGGACTCGGCGGCCGGTCGGGGGCACGCCGGTAGGCGTGGGCTTGGGGGTTAGGGTTGCCCTGTTCGGGATTGGATGGAGTCCCAATGCATCGAGTGCGGCCTTGATGCTGCAGTTGTGGTCGTGCGGCTCAAATGGGCTCTTTCGGCAGTCCTGGCAGGCCCTGGCCTCACCCGCAAGCCTATATCCGTTTATTGTGAGGGGTTCTGTGAGTTGAGAGCGGGCGGCATCGACTAGCCGCCGGGTCGCTTCTCTGCGTGCCGGGTCTACTGCATACAACATTTCTTCCACTTCTTCCGGCGAGTATCCCGCCTCCAATAAGGCGTCTCTTACGTTCCTTGGATCTGCTGCTCTCATTTGTTTTCCAACACCCAGAGCCGCCCTCTAAGTGTCAGTACGCCCCCTTCGTGCGTCTCTTCTCGTATGAGGGCACCACTCTTCAGGGCTTCACGCCCGAGTGCGTTGGCGATGCGGAACCACGTGTTTGCGATGATTCGTGATTGATTCTCTGAGGCGTACAGTAGGAGCGCGTCATCCGGCCACCGTTCCACGGCGGAGATATAGTGGCCCTGTGCCGCCAAAAGCATGCGTTCCACTGTGGCGAGGGGATAGCCAGCTTCGAGTAGCGCATCCCGCACGTTTCGGGGATCAGGGGCGAGTTGGATTGTCATCGCCCCACCACCTGAATCTTCTCGATGGCCTCATCAAACGCTACCTCAAGCCTCTCCCTGATGAAGGTCGCGCAGGGTCCGCAGTAACCGATACCGGGCCCGGAATACGTTGCCCGTAATTCCCGAGGGAAAACGTCTCTTGCCCAGAGGTAATGCTGCGCGTCTACGTGCTCTTTCCCACAGCAATCACAGTTGTACCAAGACTCTTGATGCGCTGGGCACTTTATGATTTTCGCGGCCAGGTGGCCATCGTGTAGATTGGAGTGACGAAACCGTTTAGGGATCCTAGCCGCGCCGCAGCCAGCGCAGATGGTGCCAACCCCTTCGCACTTAGGACACTTGTAGTAACCCACACACTCCCCTTAACTTACGTTGGGCGCGATTGTCAAGGAGCGTCCATGTGGTCGCTTAAGTCTCGGCGGTAGCCGGGCAAGGCGGCACCGTGCTGCTGTTGGTGGTCAAGCTGCTGGTTTGGCCTTGTCGTTGCGAACGCTGTAGTAGGTGCCGAGGAATCCACCAAGCAGTGCTGCAATGAGCAGTGTGTTGTCCCCAACGTAGCTAATGGTGCTGTTGGCGAATAGACCCAGTACCGCCATGCTCCAAAGACCCGCGCGGAAGGGACGGCGTGCCGTTACGCTGAGGAAGTAGTAGACGTAGCAGACATCGGCCAGTCCAACAGAGACCATTACCATCAGGAATTTCAGCGCGTAGGGCATTCCCGTTTGTATACTGAAACTACGGGACAAGCCACGACCTTGCGGTTGCTCTAGTTTTTATTGGGGTAGCAAGTCCTAATTTCCCGGTTCAACCCTAGCGACAGAAAAGCCAATGGCTCCACAGGTTCGGCTCAGGTGCACTACCTCGTCGAGGTACCCAGATTTGAGTTCTTCCAAGTGCTGCGCGCAGGCGTGGGTGTAGCACTCGTACCGGGCCACTCCGTCAAACAAGTCGTAGGCGTCTAGCAGCCCTGTGGGCTGTCCGTGGTACCAAATCTCGTAGACAGCATCGAACAGACACCCAATCGCGCAGCACTGGAGTGCTTCTTTTGGCACGACCGCCTCCTGCTATGGGGACCGCTTGACGACCATGTGGTCGCTAGGTGTGCGCGGCCTGCTTCCAACGGGCCAAGTCTCTCCGGTACCCCCTGGGCAACACTCGTCGCACCAGTGGTTTGGTTCCCTATGGTCATCAAGAAGCCCGCACTGTCCTCCTGTAATAGGCCCACGAGCCCGGCAGTACCGCGCTGGAGCGACGGGAGTCCTGACTCGCTTCGGCGGCAACCTGAACCACGAGAGAAATCGTTGGAGCACTAAGGACTCGGTTCCTTCTTCAGGGCTTGGGCAAGGGCGCGACCCATGGCGGCGGTTGCTTGTTCTCGTGCCTCCGAGAAGTAGGGGTTTGTTTGCATCTCGCATTCCTTGGGTGAGGCACAAGGACATGTACCCTCTTCAGAGCCGCCCATGCACGTCATCCTGCATTGGGCGGCGAATTTGGCTCGAAGCGGTCGTGGAATCATGGTCGGCCCAAGGAGAGAGTGACGTTGTGGAAGTTGGCGGCGTTAGTGTTGATGATGCCCTTTGGGAGGTTCTTTTTGAAGAACTTCTCGGCCATGCGGGAGTCGCTGACCTGACTGGTCATATCCCAGAACATTACAAGCCGCCCGGGACCCGTCTTCTCTGTGCGTAGTCTCGCCCAGAAGAGGGACAGCACGACCGGCATGATGTCTTTGTTGATGCGGAACTGCCCCACCTGCTGGTAGTGCCCGCGCGTGACCTGCTCCCAGTGAACGAACTTGCGCTGGTTGCGGGGATCCGGAAGACGCCACGTATTTTCGATGGCCCAATCCGCCCAGAGGTTTTGAGTCTCATTGGCGTTCGCTTCCACGATGGCGTAGGTCTCCTTGAAGCGCTCGGCTACCCACACGTCATGGTCGTCTTGGTCCTTCTGTTTCTGCGCACGGTACGTCGCCTCCGCATCGATGGCGGACAGCGAAGAAAAAGACCCAGCAGCGTTCCTTTTCTTCATGAGTCTCTTTTCCATCTTGCTTTGAGTGTCGTTGACGACACTCTTCAGCAATTCCTCGCTCCAATGCGTGCCAGGCAGCGTGGAGTCTCGGCATAGGTCCCCCTCCATTGCCACGACGAAGCCATTGACCGAGAGGTAATGCCTACCGCACGCAAACCCTGTATCTATCTTGTTCACTTAGGCTTTCTCCATGAACTCCAGTAAGTCCTGCGGTGAGGTGTTCATCGGGACAAGCGTCTCAGCGCCCGGGTACTCCACCTGCTGCATTGCCACCACTACAGCTTCTGAACAGAAGACGGAGCCCGGCGTGTTCCAAGGGTTATTCCACTTCCTCTTAAGCCAGCGGCCCAGAAGAATAGGTCCGTTGCCCAATAAGCCTGTGTAGTCGAAAGTCGTGCCAAGGTAAGTCAACGCCACATATTTAAGGCCTTCTTCCAGGGGCACCTTCGGTACACAAGTTCTTACGAGGGTGTTCTTTTTCAGGAAGTTCGACAGTGGGATTTCGCGAAAGCCCACGTCACTGGCCTCTAGGACCATGTCCACGCCCCAGTCTTGGTCGAAGTAAATAAATATCGCGTGGCTGCACTCGCTCCTGGTGAGCCAGCGCACCAGGCGAGAGACGAGGCTGTTGGTGTCAGTGGTGAATCCAATGCGGATGTTGAGGTTTGTCATGGCCTCACACTAGCCAAGACGCGCATCCAGAGCCACCCATGACGGCCGCCAGAGAAACAAAAGGCCTCTCCTTCCCACATCTTGTGCCCACTATACAAAGATACCCCACGGGCTTGCCGGGCTTCGTCTGCAGGAACAGCTAGGTCCTACGCAGACGACACTTCAATTCGCTCATAGAGTTCTCAGTGGGGTTACTTTATTTCTTCGGCCAGCGACCACGGTTCCTTTCCGTCACTACAGTTATTTCGGTCGATGTTGATGAGGCCGTCGTCTTCGGGCGTACGCCACTTGTTGTCGCAGACGCTCGTTCCCTGAAAACACACGCCTCGGATATCCTCATCAGCTAGTTCCCCAAGTCCTTTGATTCCGCCTCCAAGCTGGGAGCACGCCGAGCTGACCTCCGAAATCATCTTGCGCGGGATCCAGACGCGATCGAATGTCACCAGTAATGCGATGCGCTCAGCGCGTGTGAGCCGCTCATCCTCCGCTAAGTTCCAGAGGCGTTGCGAGTATTGCATCCAACTTGCGTACTCGTGGTCGGTGGGGAGCCTGCAGTACTTCTCGAAGAGGAAGTCCCAAATTTTCGGAGCGTGAAGCCAGGAATTGCCCTGTTCAAACGCTTTTTCGACCTGTCCATCATTCTTGATGCGAAACACTGTCGTTCGGCTCATGGGGCTCCAAGCGGAGGGGGTACGGGTTTGGCGCAGCCGTAGCAGGTGTAGACGTAGTCGATGCCTTCCACATGGGAGCTGCAGTCCTGACAGCTATTTGTTTTAGGGTCCCTGTAGCACTTCGGCCAGACGGGTTCCCCGCAGAGGTCGTCCTTGCTGTCGTACAGGACAGGCACGGAGCAGTTGATGCAGTAGGGGAGCATTTACATTTCCCTAGGCTCATCTCGTTCGATGCCAATCGTATAGTCCCAACAGCAGACATTCTCCGCTACGAGTGAGGCCTCTTCCCGAGACTCAAAGACAACCGCTTCTCCCCTCCTATCATTCCACGCCGAACCCCCATTGGGGGCGGGCAGCTTCTGAACGAGGTATGCCTCGACCTCACCCTCGGCATTTCTCGCCACCACACGGTATTTCATGCGGGCTTCTCCTTTTTGGCGCTACGCCATGCACGTCCCACTTACACCACGTTGACCCCTATTGTCAAGCGCGGCGTTACGTGCTATGCCCTTCTTCCAATGAGACTGCACATCCGGCCTCGGCACATGAGCGAGACTGTCTGCACGCAAACGGGCACTCGCACGCTGCCGGGAGAGTCCTCTACCTCAGACGCGTCGGAGGAGGTGGAGTGCGCCCAATGCCGGGTAGGTGTCGATTCGCTGCTGGAGGCTGGCGACATCGTCATGACCGAAGAAGGTCACTGGCAGATGGAAGATCGCCCCGAAGAGTTCCGCAGCGTCTACAACTTCATCAAATACCTGGGCGATGATGAGCGGAAGGGGTTTACGCTCGAAGAGCTTCAGGAATGAAACGTATATGCCGAGGCACAGTTGTCGGGGCAGTTGTCACCGCTCCCTCCATTGCAGCAGTTGTTGCCACAGTGTCCGCAGAGAACCATGGCGCAATGACACATCGAACAAAACGACCAGCTATGCTTAATCACGGGTTCTCCTGGCGTTCGAATGTAGCTGCCTGCGCCACATCAGCACGTCCACGAAGCGGACAACTCTCAGCATGCCAATCATGGGGTCGATCGGGAGGGGCTGCATTGTCTCCCCAGTCAGCCTTACCGCAGTTCGAACAACCTACTGTTTGATCCCAAACTTCAAGACAAGCGGCCATCTCTTCTAATGTGGTAGGGGTATTCATTTGGACATCAACCACTCGTCAATGGCAACGGAGCGTTCCGCGCTAGACAAGGGACGGGCGAGAACCTTTGGTGCCAAGTCACCTTGGCCAAGGAGCCACATCGTAAAAAGCGACGAGCAGTCGCTATCGGGATTGGCCGGGTAAAGCTCAGCCACGCAGAGACCGTCAGCAGCGTCCGCGCTCCTCCTGATTCTATTTCCGCAGCCCCTGCAGTGCCTCGCCGGAGTCTCCCGGTGCTCCGGAACACTCGCCTCTTGACGGACTCTCTCAAGCGCATTCTCGATGCCCATGCATTTCCCTGTAGGCGTAAGTCTCAAAAGAGGCCGTAGCCAACCGCGTCTCTAATCCCGCCGTAACCAAACAAGGAATCGGAGTCCTCTTCGGAGAAGACCAGCGAGGGGTTGCCCTGCTGGCAGAACCAGAGAACGTACAACGCCAGATCCTCACACTCAACCTGTGGGTAGTCCAGAATAACCTCCCACGTCTCCCTGGGGAGTTCCTTCACACGACGGGCACGCTCCTTGGCCTCGTTGAATTCGGCCAGCATGTCATAGCCTGCATCAAACATGGCGAAATAAGCCTCGGCATCGAGACTGCGGTTCCCGTATTCACTGAAGATGCTCGTAGGGTGGGCCACTCCGGGAAGCTTATTGACGGCCCCTTCAAAGGCGGCGACTACCGCAGCCATGGGGCTGTTGCACCCAAACACAAACGCCTGGGTCCTCCCATGCCCATCTCCGGACCAGTCTCCAAGAGGCATGCTGAACCTGTAATTCAGGCTCCCCCTCTCGGCAAAGCCTTTCTTGACGGTCTTAGGGCTGGCCTTGGTGGCGGACTCTTCAGCGGTAGGACGTGCGCGTGAGGTCATGCGCCTTCACTACACGAGTTAACCGTGATTGTCAAGCGGCGACCATGTGGTCGCGAAGGGGAGGTCCACTGCGCCCTAGCAGTCCTCGCCCTGTTCGTCGTCTACTCGGCGTCCAATACCTACAGGGACATCCGGGACAGGCCCTGCGTGCTGGTGGAACAGCACCATGCTCAAGATTCTTTTGTCCACGAGGACACCGCACTGCTGACACAGAAAACAGTGTGCGTTGCGCTCCTCCAACCAACGCGCCGCGTAAGCACTGACTCTGGCGCTGTCTTCTGGATTCATAACCTCTTTTTAGTACAACCAAGCGGTCCTTGTCAAGTCCACGGGACGCGACCACATGGTCGTTAGCGCGCGTAAGGCTACTGTATTGCGGTATACACGTCGGTTGGGAGTCTGTATGCTGGAAGCTATGCTCATTCGGTCCCTTATCGCAGAAGGAAGAGCGCTCTTGTGCGAAGAGCTTCGTGTGGATGAAGAGAAGCTCTTTTTCTTTGTGCGGCTTCCAAGGGCGGTTCGAACTCGGCTGACTGAGATTGCGCAGCAAATCACCAAAGGCACTAAGTTTGAGCCTGAAGCCGCGAACGACCACATCACCTTGTTGTACATTCCCCGGTTCGAAGGGGGTGTTTCCGAGAAGGTTCGGGACCAGGTTATTGCCGCTGCTAAGAAGGTGGCCAAGTTCTCTGCTCCTATTCAGGCAAAGATTCAGGGCTGGGGGTATTTTGATGGCGCGCAGGGAAAGGACAATGAGCCCGCCACCGCCGTCGTCGGATTGGTAGACGCTCCCGGGCTTGCCCACCTCCACGTTGCGCTTCACCAAGAGATTCTTCGGTTGGGCCTCGATGCGCCACAGAAGCACGGTTACACACCTCATGCTACCTTCGCGTATCTTCCGCAAGGCGAGCGACTTCCGAAATTGCCAGTCCTTAAGGACAGCTTTTCGATTCCGGAATTCGAGCTGAGCAACGACGCTTTCTATCGGTTTCCACTCAAAGGGCCCAAATAAAATTAGATACCGGACTTAGAGCCCTTCCTCAGGCCTCAAGTCCGTCATGCCAGCCCCTTCACGCCTTTCATGAGGCGCTCAAGGGCTTGGACGCGAGCCTCCGGTCCTCCTTTCAGTCCTCGGGCTTGTATTACTTGACTGATCAACTCATCGAGAATTTCCCTCAAGGAGCCAAGGGTGCTGTCGGGGTTCTTCTCCTTGTGGAAAACCAGCCAGCTACCGCGCAGCTTGAACTCTCGCGCTAGGAGTTCCTTCATCTCAGGGTCCATCTCCCATCCCTACCGTGGAACCAGTGCCGAAGTCCAGCCTGCGACCACGTGGTCGCTCATATGTTCCGCTCAAGCATCTCCGTTGGGTTGCACGTATAGACGTTGTACTCGTCTTTGCGCAGGTTTTTAGCTGCCCACTCCGTGGCGACACAGAGCTTCGGGAACTTCTTGGCCTTGCGCCACTCCGTAAATCCCCCGCGTTGGTCCCCTACCTCCAACGCGAAGCTAAGTGGCGCGATACGGGTTACGAACCCGCGATGAACGTCACGCACTACATAGAAATTCCGAGCCATAACCTAAAAGCTCCCATGCTCCAGAATCGACTTGTCGAGCGCCTTCAGCAAGAGAAGTACCTCCTCGGAATGGTACACCATCTTCCGCCCCTCTCCAGTGCTTCGTCCCGAAGGACAGCGCAACGAGGGCATGTGGGGATGACGGTACGGGTCCGGATGGTGAGCACCACGTCACCCTCGCCGCCATTAATAAACCTCCCATCGGTTACCTCGGACTCGTCACACGCCACGGTGTCCTCGCGGATGCCAAGAGCGCCGAGTCGCGCCGCCTCACCTACAGTCCAGCGCAAGTCGAGTACGCCCGCGCATATGGCTAATCCCCACTCCGTAACGTGCGTAAGACTCCTCAGTGGAGGGAGGGCTTGGCGGAATCGGGTGGGAGGAAACGCGGCCATTTTTTCACTTTCAGCCGCAAATGACGCGGACTACTTAACCGGCACCTTCGTCTCGTCCCACTTGAGACCCTTCTCCTCAAGGACTGCGGCGCGCAGCGTCTTTACCGTTGCGTTTGGCAGATGAATCGACCCAACGTAATTCGAGTCATCGACGCAGAGCCCGAAGCCAGCCTCAGTGTGCTGCACTTCCTCGATTGCCTGAAAGGGCTCCCGCGCCGGCAACCACTCCGCGCGCCACACCTCGCGGTCCTTGGGGGTCCGCAGGGTTTGGGCCTGGCAGATGGCCAGCAAGTAGACGCGGGTTACATACGCCGTGCCGTCATCCATCTCGTACACGGCAAAGGTACCCTCTGGCGCAGGACAAAGCGTCTGCATTGTATACTTGATGCGCTCATCCCACTTCGCTTGATACTCTGCGAACTTGGACTTGGGGGCGGACTTCGCGGCACTCTTCTGCGTCTGGGGCTCTAGGGTCATCCGGCGTGGGTACCGTGGAACCGATGTCGAAGTCCAGCGGTAGCGACCACATGGTCGCGCCGGTTCCGGAAGGGGAGGCGCGGCACGCCTCTATACGCCCCAAGTACTCTCAGATGGGCCTCTGAGGGGCCCAGGAAGCGAAAGCGGCCCTTAACCCCCTCCCAGTCCGGAAGGGGAGGCGCGGCCGCCTATAAGGGCTCCCAGGAGGTCTGGAGGGGAAAGGATTCAGGGTGGAGGGAGGGGAGAGAGGGAAGGAAGGGGAAGGAGGAGGGGAAGGGGCTCCCCATGGCGCTCCATGACGTCGTGCTCACACAAGGGCTGCTCCGGGTAGGGGCTACGCCAGCACCCGGCCCCACATCTGTTACAGGCCTCGCCATTACAAAGCTTACAGGAGGGACCCGGGCAGTCGTCGTCCATAGTCGTAGCCTTACCGTGAAGTCCCCCAGGTGGGAAGGGTGTCCCTACTGGGCCTCGGGAGGACTCGGAGGGCTCAGGACAAAGCCCCCTCTCAGGTGAGTTGCCCTACTCCCACCACCCCCACCATCACCCGCTTAACCCCCTTGTTTCGTGGTCCAAATCCAGCGACCACGTGGACGCTCTCTGCTAGTGTCGTAGATCCACCTGAAAAGGTCTATTCCACGATTTCAGCTCGTTATTTGAATGAACTGTACACATCCCAGACTGCCATTCGTGCCTCCTTCCTCCTTCCCTTCTTCCCTTCTTCCCTCCTTCCTCCTTCTTCCTTCCTCCTTGTGGCCCGACCTTCACTTTTGGGACCCCCTGGGGGGGTAGGGTACCTATTGTACAGCGGGAGTTTTCCTTCCTCTCTGTGGCGCGATGGTTGGGAGTTTTCCCTGCCCCCTTTGGGCGCGCTAGACGAGCGGACTGCCAGGTTGTGCAGTGGATGTCGGGGAGTTGGTGTCCTGGGCCGAGGCAGGTGCCCCCCGGCAGGCTTCCACCGCCGCGTCCCATAGGACGGCGCATTGGGGGCAGGTGGGGAGGGAGAGGGGCTGGCCGTTTTGCCAACGGAGTACCATTCCTACAGCCACCATGTAAACCGCGCCGGAATCCCCACAGGCCGCCTGCCCCATGGGCAGGGACGCGTAGGCGCTACTGTCTAGCCCCGCGAGGTAGCAGAGGGCCCATTTTGAGACATGGACAGGCTCCCTTGTCAAGTGGAGGCCTCCTTCTTGGAGGTGTAGGCTCCCATGGCCTCGTCCCACGCCACGCTGCATGAAGGGCAGTTAGGGAGTACAGTGAGTTGGCCTTCCTTCCAGAGCCTTACGGAGCGAAGTGAAACCCACTCGGTAGGGCCTGGCAGGACTGGCACGCCACAGTACATGGTTTCGTACTCGCTCAGGCAGTAGGTGAGGGAGTCAACCCGTAGGATGCCCCTCAGCGAGTCCAGGGCCTCGGTGGAGACGTGGATTACCTTATCGAGGGTAGGCCCCGTTTCCCGGGCGTCCATTGCGCCCCCTTTTCCGGCAATCCGCGTTGAACATATTGACAGGCAATGGTTCAGTGGTGTATTACTCTCCATATGGACCCGCGTTGCTTTGCCCGGCCGCTTGGACTTCTTTGGAGCCCCCGGCCCATGGGGCAGGCGGGGTTGTGTGGGGGTCGGGTAGACAGGGGTGTCTGCCATTGGGGAGTACAGTTAGGCCTCCTCGGAGTCAAAGGGGCGGGGGCCGCCCGCTTCCGTCAAGGAGGCTACGTGCCCGTTGGAGTAACAAAAGTCCAGAGTTACGGCCTCCGCCGGGGTGAGGGGAGGGCCACCATACTGTACCTTGCCCTGCTTGGTGACGATGTCCTCAAGGCTGAAGACTTCGGTACCCGCCGCCAAGAGAAAGCCCCTGTCTTCATCACGTTCGCCCTGCCATTCCACCACCCCGTTGAGGGTGTAACCCCAGGGCTTGAGAAAGTGCTCCATGAGGTAGATGAGCCACTCTTGGTAGTTGTAGAACTTCTCCACGCCGTCCCACTCGATGGCATCTCCGGCGGCATTGGGGGTCCACTGGCACCAGAGGCCTGGCTGTCCTTTGGGTTCAGTGGAGTAGTCCAGGACGTCCGGCGTGTGTTCTTGGCCGAAGTTACCGAGCGACGCGCCTACGAAATACCCGGCCTCTTCCCCCAGGGGGAGCCCGGCGGCAACCCTCAGCGCATCCGGACGCGGTGCTGTAAGCGCCGGGTTTCGCCGCACGCGACGCGTCTTACAGAAAGCCCTCAGGTAGGCGGCATGCTCCGGCTTGAGGGGAGGGGTAACCCTCCAGCTTCCTGTGAATTCCGTAGTGTAGCCCATGGGTTAGTCCTCACTTGAATGAGGCTTGGCCCCGAAGAGGGCGAAGAAGGGAATCAGTTTCTCCTTGAAGCATGTGGGGCAGATGTCGAAGGACAGGGACTCGATGTTCCCGCCCTCCGGGGAGGCGTCGCCCTCCTCACAGGAGACAGACGTTTCGGAGACCGTGTAGGCGCTGGGCGCATCCCACTGGCCGCCTCCCGGCCTGTCTGCCCTCCGCTTACAGATGTCACAGGTGACCTCCACCAGGCACTCTTCGGTCCGCTGGGGGATGACTATGTCTTCGAATCGTTGGGCCATGGGTGTAGGGTACCTTAAGTGTCTGCTGTTGTCAAGTGTTCAGCGTTACCGCTCGTTCCGGAGCAGGGCGAAGGCCAGTACGGGCCACGCGGCTCCCATGAGGAGTGCGGCGCTCCAGTGGAGGCCATTCAGGATGGTTCCGTAGCGCAGCTCCCTTCGGCTGCCGTAGAGCACGAAGGCGCTGAATAGGAGCGCTCCCAGGAGGTAGATGCTACCGACTGCGATGAGTGCGTACATGAGGCCTCTCATAGCACCACCGGTCTGCTGTTGTCAAGTGTTGCCAGGGTAGTAGTAGCCACGGCTACCGTGGCGCATCTCGTCGCTGGTAGTCCAGCCACGGGGTTCGGCTACGAAGCTCCAGCGGACCCATATCACGTCGATGTCGGAGATGGCCTTGCAGCTTCGCAGCGCCCTGTCCAGGTTTCGCGCCTCCTCTGTGGGGTACTGGTCCGGGGAGTCCATCATGCGCTTGGCGTAGCCGCGCAGCGCGATGGCCACGAGTTCCTCGGGTTTTTGACGTGTCATCCTGCCTTTATAGCGCAACCGGTCTGCCGCTGTCAAGTGCGCCGTAGTGGATGGCTGGCTGGGAGTTTTCCTCGGGAGGGCTTCCTGGGCGACCACGTGGTCGCGGTCCGGCATCGAGGGAGGCGGGGTTACTCGACCCTCGGGGCCTGCACTACTTCGGTGGCTCTGCCTTGTCGCGGCCGTTGGAGGTGCCAGCGTCCAGCGCCTTGGTGACGGCCAGCATGGAAGTCTGGAGGTGGTTGAGCGCCAGCAGGAGGCAGCTCTGCTGGGCGAACTCCGCTGGCTTATCGCCGCGCAGCACGGCCTCGAAGACGCCCTCCATCCGCATCACCCAGTCGGTGGGGTCGTGGTGGATGTGCCTGGTGACGACGAGCTTCAGTTTGCCAACCTCCAACTCGAAGGAGGACGGAGGGACCTTCCTCTCGCGCTCTCCACGGCTGTAGCTCGTGACGTCCCGCCAGTCCTTGGTGTTTGCCATGTCCCCTCTTACCCTCATTAGACTGCCTTTGTCAAGAACTCAATGAAGGTGGTTAGTGGAATTGTCGGAGGGAGTTTTCCGCAGGTTTTACTTTTCCAGCCGGAGCCATTCGCACATGGCGTCGAGCTGTTCTTCGGAGATGCCGCAGGAGCTTCCTCGGTTAGGCTGCTTTTTCCACCGTTGGTTGAGTCCGAGCCTGGCGCGGTGGAGTTGGTGTTTCAGGTAGCCGGTTCTGCGAGTGCATTCGGCCAGGGTGAGTAAGTCGCTCTTCGCCCGGGTCTTGAGACGGCACAGCCTATTGGCCACCGTCTTCACTTTGCATCCCAGGGCTGCCGCAATTTCCACCCGGTCGTGTTTCTCAGCCAGGTCCAACAGTCGGTTCTCCTGGGCTTTTGTCCACTTGGCGACCATCTCGAAAACCTTTCTGCTTCGGGAGGGGTGTTACGGCCCGCCTACGGCTTCCTCCAGTTCTTGCGACGTAGGTTACGCGCACGACGCTGGAGACACGGGCGACAGTCCACGTCGCGGCAGCCGTCGTCGGGGAAGCGGCCAGCGCAGTAACCCACGTCGGCGGTCTGCGCCTTCAGCCGCGCCTTCAGGTCCTTCACCTCGGCGCGTAGGTGCGCGGCTGCCTCCTCAATACCCGCACAGTCGTACTCGTCGCTCGGACAAACCCATCCGTCGTTCTGGTCGATCCTCACGTCCCCCTCCTTCGCCGCGAGGGCGGCGCGGGCTGTCTTGTTGATGTCGAGCAGTAGGGCGGAGCACTCGCTGTCTGGGGTGATTCGGTAGATACGTTCCACCGCCTCACGCAGCCGCTTGTTCTCGGCCTTTAGCGCCTTCACGCGCGCCCCGAGGAGCAGAATCTCGTTCGCATATTCGGCGGTCACAGACGGCGGGAGCATCGAACCGCAGCCAGGGCAAATCACATCTCCTCCTTCGCCGCGAGGACCGCGCGGGCCGCTTCGCAACCGTCTTCGTGCCCACGGTACGGAATCAGCGAGGGTATGGCACACCAGCAGCGCGCGTTCTCTCCTTCGTCCCAGTGGCCGACATCTTCCAGCGCCGCCTCGGCCTTCTTGGCGCGCTCGACCAAAGCCTTGATGTCGCGGAGCCGCAGCTTGGGCATACCGCCCCCAGTGAAGAAGTGCAGCACATCGTCTGCTTCTGGGTTATATGCATTGATCCAATCTTCAAGTTCACTCACGGCTTCTTCTCCTTCGCCGCGCGGGCCGCTTCGCGGTAGGCGTCCACCATGTACGTCAGCTCTGCTCGGGCTTCGGATGCGTCCTTCTCCAGGTACGCGTTACGAGACAAGAGACGGTCGCGCTCGTCACGCATCGAATTGAATCGGAGACGAAGGTCCTCCAGCGCGTTACAGGTAGCACGGAGATCCGATGCCAGGCCGCAGCTATCACATGCGTAGTTGCTATTCACTCTCCACCTCCGAGGCACCAGGGAGTGCGGCGCGGGCCGCGTCCAACAGGACCATCAGGGCTTCGTTGGTGGGAAGCGAAATGGCGCCGTACTTGTCAACGGTGGCCGCGTCCAATACAAGCCGCGCGAAATCCTCCAGGCGCTCCACTCGTGCCACGAGTCGGTTGTTGTCCGTCGTTAAAGCGTCGTTGTCGCCCTGCAGCGCCTTGAGTGTCTCCAGCGCCTCGTCGCGCTCCCTCGTCGCGCGCTCCATGGCCTCGATCGTGGCGCGGACGCGGGATCCCATCACTTCAGTTGTCGCAGCCGCCACAGAGACGATGTCTTGCGTCGAATAGGGCGTCTTGTTCATTTGTTCTCCTTCGCCGCGAGGGCGGAGTTGGCAATATCGACGACCGAGCGCTCGTCGTCCATCGGCTCAAAGAGCGAGCCCGGCAGGTCGTGCCCGGAGTGCAGAATCAGTTCCAGCGCCTCCTCCAATACCTTCACCCGTGCCACGAGGCGGTCGTTGATTTCGTGCATCCGTGCCAATGCCACATTGTAGGTAGGCACGCATGGACAGCATTTGGTGCGCGGGTCGCTCACGTCTCCCCCTTCGCCGCGAGGGTGCGCCGCATGTCACACAGCATTGCGTCGTAGGCGCAGGCTCGGCACACGTCCCACGGCTCCGCGTCTTCGTCTTTGTGGTCGTGCTCCCACTCAGATGCGTCATGCCCAAGATGACTCACGACGCGCCAAAGCGCCTTCTCCAACTTCGCGATGCGCGCCTCATCTCTGATTTGTCGGCGCACGCTACCTTCTTCCAGCTTCTTCACCCGCGCCGTGAGGCGGAGGACTTCGGCGCGGAGGCGCGCGTCGTTGTCGAGAATGTCGTCGCGTTCCTCGTCGGTGATGAGGTGCATTCCGCCCGTCTGCGTCTTCAACTTCGCCAGCGTTGCACGCTTCACGGCCCCTCCTCGCAGCAGTAGAAGCACGCACAGTCGTCGGGGTGGGGCTGCGGCCCCTCCTTCGCCGCGAGGGCGGCGCAGGCGCGACACGGCTCCACGCGGTCGACGCATTCGTGGTCCCACTCTGGGTCGGCGCACTTGTAGCAGTCGATGTTCACGGTCCCATTACAGTGCTTGCGCAGCGCCTCCTCCAGCACGCGGACGCGCGAGGCGAGGCGTCGTGTATCGCGCTCAACTTTCCGTACTTCTTCGTGGTTCCATCGGCCCGATGACTTCTCACTCGCCGCGAGGGCGGCGCACGCAGCGTCTACGGCGTCAGACCAGTCATGCCCGCCAGTCCACGCAGCATCACTCCACGCAGCATCACGCGACATCAGCAGTCCACGTATCGCCGCCTCCAACTCCGCGATGCGCTCCGACGCCTCGACGCTGCCCATCGACAGCGAGTCCGCCACGGCGTCGCGCGTCGCGTCGGCCTCGTCGGCCTCGCGCGCCAGGGCACGCAGCTTGTCTCCGAGTGTCATGCGTCCTCCTTCGCCGCGAGGGCGGCGCGGGCAGCAGCCTGTGACTGCTCCCACTCGCAGTCACACGGGTATTCGGACGGCTCGTGGGCCGGAGCATCGAGGACTCGCGCCAGTGCCGCCTTCAGTCGAGCGTTCTCGTCCCGGAGGTCCAACACTTCGCGCACGGCGCGATTCTCGAACTGGTTGGCCGGGGACTCAGCCTCTCGGGTGAGATACCGTTCGTAATAGCCATCCAACCCCTCTGTTGTCAGGCGATCCCGCCTCGCTCTGCCGTACCCGTCGCTCATGTCCTGTTAGTAGCACAACGGCACTGCCTATGTCAAGGATGAGGCGGCTGTGGTGCTGGTGTGGTTGCTTGGGCTCTTGGCACGCCAGGCCCGGGGAGCACAACCTCTCCCTTCGGGCCTGGCGCGGGCACCCTCCGGGGCGCCTCCGTTGCGGCCGCGCAGAGGACTGCCGCTAGTTACCGGTGTTGGTCAGTCTGCGCGGCAGTTACTGTTGTGTCGTTGGGCGGCGCTTTCTTGAGGAATGTCCCGGCTCGGCCCCGCTCCTGGGTACTGGGTCCTTGGTGGAAAAACGAGCGCGCAGCCTAGGCGGCTGTATTGGCTACTTGTCCCTGTCTCGCAGGGCGCGCCCTGAAGGGTTAGGTGATGGACGCCTGCGCCTGCTCCAGGCACTGCTTCGCGAAGGCATCCCGCGCGGTGTAGTTGCGGATGGGGTTCTCCTTGTCGAAGGCCTTGAGCTGCTCCGAGACGGCCTGCATCACCTTGGTGTTCCGGTTCGAGCGAGTCTTGCTAGCCCGAACCTGCGCCTTCGTACGGTTTCCCATGTGCTACTCCTTGGTTCTTCGAGTGGAGAACATCTATACTGCATGCAGACTGCCCTTGTCAAGGGCCAAGAGGCCAGCATATCTCCCAGCTTCCGTTAGCATTGCGCCTCCAGACGGTATGGACTACCTCCGTGCCCAAATCGCGTACTTGCACGCTGTACTCCGGCGGGTTGAAGAGCTTCGACACTTTCTCCAGTCGGTCAGCGGCGGCCTGCGCCGCAAGTAGCCCCTCGTACACGCCCTCCACTTGGTAGATGACTTCCTTGGCGTCATCCAGGCCGGAGGACATCAGGATGTAGACTCTCACGGCATCACCACAAAGGAGCTGGTGAGGGTACGCGGACTCTGCATCGGGGCGGTGTCGAGGACCATACGCGTCTTGTAGCACAAAAAGACCGTCGTTGTCAAGTACATCCTAGTGGAATGTGGGTAGGGAGTTTTCTGTACCCTGTCGCTGTCAGCGACCATGTGGTCGCGGGTGCCTGGGTAGGGCTACCGATGAGCTATAGGCCTGAGTAGCCCGAGCTACTTCCCGAGTGACCCCACCGGGATTCGAACCCGGATTCTCACCTTGAAAGGGTGGCGACCTAACCCTTAGTCGATGGGGCCTTGCTGCTGTTTTTCTAGCATGAGGTGAGTAGAAGTACGAAGATTACGGGGGACCACGTCAACAGCGTTTCGATTACAACTTGTTTTGTCATATAGACGCGGCTGGATTCGAACCAGCGACCCGCTCCGTGTAAGGAAGCAGCTCTACCCCTGAGCTACGCGCCTGTGGGACCGGTGGGACTCGAACCCACGACCCTCGGCTTAAAAGGCCGGTGCTCTACCACCTGAGCTACGATCCCAAACAACAGGGGCGTGGGATATTACCTTTCGGATTGACTTCCCCAGTTTAAGCCCCGGATCAAACCCTGGAGCACCCCCTTTTCCGCTTAGCCGATATCCTCCACAAGGACAGTCTTCCGTCCCGCCGCCTTGGCTTTCTCCGCCGCCGCAGCGTAAATCCGTTCCACCACCCGGCTGAGTTCCTCGATGGCTTCCGCCCCGGTACGAAGACCCTGGGCCTTCCCAAGGGCTTTCACTTTGCTAGTTACTACTAGAATTTCGGACATGGGTTTTCCTTGTTGTACGGTTATGGACAAGAGCAGCCTACGTGATGAGCCCGCCAGTCGGGGCACCACGGTTTGTCGCCGCCATCCGGATGAGGGATACCTTCTGCGGAGCGCTTAGTCAACCACAGTAGTTCTGACTACTTGATTGGGTTCTCGTCTACATCCACGATGCGGAGACGGCGCTTACGCGCTACGCCTGCGGTAATGGCCTCCGAAGCGGTGTAGTCGCTGTGGCTGTGCTCCGTAAAGCACTCTTGGGTGCAGATGGCCTTCAGCCTTCCACCTTCGTACAGCCGCTCTCCGCACTCCTTCTTCTTGGTCGCGTCATCCATGCTCTGTACATAGCACGATGTACCTGCCGGTGTCAAGCGGCGGGACTAGGAAGAGTTCGAGCTGTGGTGGGTGCTCGTCGCCCTTGAACGCAGGATGGAGTGCATCCTCCTCCGCACCACCGACCCTGACCACGACGTCGACCACGCCCTCGACCTCGACCACGCCCTCGACCTCGACCTCGACCTCGACCTCGACCTCGACCGCAGCCACGCCCTCGACCACGCCCTCGACCATGACTTCGTCAGCCGCCTAACAATCATCAGGCTCATACGGTCCTTTCTCTTGAATGGCGAGTGGAGCGCATCCAGCACGGCGTGCTCGACCTCGCCCTTGAGATCGAATGTGACCTCGATATCGACTGTGCGTTAGACCGTGACCGCGCCCGCGACGGCGACGACCACATTCCCGTCCACGCCAGTGACCACAGCCCAGTCCGCGAGCCAGACCGCGTCGACACCCGCGACCACACCTTCGTCCATGACCACGTCCGCGTCTTTGGCGGCCGTCTAACAACGATCAGGCTCATAAGGTCCTCGCTCTTGAACGTTGTGTGGAGCGCAACCCTCCCCGCGCCGAAACGTTTGAGCTCGACCATGCCCCCGACTTTGACTCTGATTTGGACCACAACCTGGACCCCGACCGCATCCACGACCCCAACCTGGACCTCAACTCCGACCCCGCCCTCGGCCTGGACCTCAACTCCGACCCCAACCACGACCTCGACGTCAACCACGACCATCCACCAGGGCGTCGCCGAACAATAATTAGGCTCATATGGCCCTTTCTCTTGAGCGGCGAGTGGAGTGCATTCGTATCCGCACCACCGACCCTGACCCTGACCTCGACCCCGACCTCGACCACGACCTTGACCTCGACCACGACCACAACCACGACCACAACCTGGACCCCGACCTCGACCTTGTATTCGACCTGGACCACGACCTCGTTTTCGACTTCGTCAGCCGCCTAACAACGAGTAGCTTCATACCGCCCTTCTTCTGAGGCGGCCGGGCCTACCCTCCTCTAAAATTGAACCCGTGCGCGACCATACCTGCGTCCGTAGCTTCGATAGAGCGTGGATGCGGTTTCTGGACCACGCCAGAGACTTAAACTCCTTACGTCTCGTACCCCGTACTAGTGATTTTAGCGCCAAACGCAACGGCGACTGTACTAAGGACTGTAACGTGTGACGCGGCCCTAATAGGCGCCGCGCCCGAGTCATTTCCAGTCGACGCACTACGAGTAGTGTCGTCATTTCGTGGCGATTGTTCCGCCCTTGAGGATTCGTGAAATCCCGACGACGGGACGTTCCACCGCGAAGTCGCCGAGGTACTCGGCTTCCACGCAGTTCGCGGGGTCGGCGACGAAGCTGTGCAGACGGCCTGCGTCAGCGATCCAGCTAGCGTCCTCCAGAAGGTAGTAGCTCGGAGTGATTGCTGCGATTCGCCCGTAGTAAATGGGGTCCGCGCAGATGATGGCGACCCAGGCCCCAGGCTTAAGCCAGGAACCTGCCTCCTGAAGGGCGTCATCGCTCACTGCCACCTGCTCGGCCCGAATTTCCTGCTTAGACTTCGACATGGTTTTCTCCTGAGGTGAGCGCGGTACGGATTACGCAGAACCCGGCGTGACCGAGTACCCTGAACTCGGGGTCCCCGGCGCAGTTGCAGGTAAGATTGACTGCCATTTCCAGCGCCGTCTCCAACTCCCGTACCCGCGCGACGAGTCTGGTGTTGTCGGCCACAAGTTTGTCTAGTTTTTCCATTAGTTATGCATCCCCCGCTCCGTCCGGTGACGCAACTCGCCCAATACGGTGTTTGTCGCCCCAACGCTAAGGCTGGAGACGAACAACAATGGGGAATCGGTGCCGATGGCGACACAGAGCAACACGCCAGTGATGACGCTAACTGCCGCGTGTGCTTGTGCCATCCGGAGGCTCACCTCGTACGCGGCGAGCAGTCTCGTTCCCATTTGTAGAAGTTCAGCGTGGTCGTCGGATTTCATTGGTTTTCCTTGATGCGCGCAAGCTCTTCGCTCCAGAAGGCGTCGCGTTGCTTATCCTGGAACTCGACTACAATCATCGGGTCTTTGGGAGTGGCGCCGCATTCGGTGGTGTCGAAGCTGACGATACGCCCTGTCTGATGGAGAAAGGAGCGGAACCGCTTATCCGCTTCGCGGTCCCCTCCGTAAATGTACCCATCTACCAAGCTAACCACCTTCACCAGGTCTCCGAGTTTCATCGCGCCCTCAACGCTTTCCCGGGTGTTCCGTCTTGTTAGCGTCCGCGTCTTCCGCCTTCCAGGCGCGCTGTTCCAGACTGCGAATTTCTTCCATGAGATCCTCCAAGTCGAGCCGCAGAGCAGTGGGGAGGAGGAGCTTTTCCTCTAGGGCCGCACTCAGAGAATGTGATGCCACGGAGAGGCTTTCGAGGAGACGACCCCACCTGCGGCCGTACCTCCTGTTGAATAGCTGCCTGATAGGTGGACCTTTTTTCTTACGCTTTGTATTCACAATTCCTCCTTCGCCGCGAGGGCGGCTCGGGCTAGCTCGGCGGCTTCTGGTCCAGAGAAATAAACGCCCATGACCCCATCGTCATAGCCGTTTGCAATTTGGCTTAGTGCCCACTCCAGCTTCGCGATGCGTGCCGCGAGGCGGACCTCGCGCTGTGCCCGCGCCTCGCGCTGCTTCTCGGCGGTGTCGCGGAGCGCCGCCCGTGCCGTGTCAAGGAGCCGCTGGATTGCGGCTTCCTCCGCCGCGTCGCTGATGAGCTGGCTGACTTCCGCCCGCGCCTCGTCGCGCTCAAGCAGGTGCTGCTGATTTATTACAGCGACCTGCTCGTAGCACTCCTTCCACGTCATGACGGAAAGCTCGTTCGGGTCACGGAGAGCGGTTTTTTTCCACGCGTCGCACTCCTTCTTTAGCCGCGCTACTTCCGCTCGAAGCTGCACTAGTTCAACAGCGTCTTTCTCCCGTTGCTCGATTCCCAGTTGATCCAAGTCGAAACGGATTGCCTTCTCTTGATTGCTCATGCCGGGGTTCCCCTAAACGCCGCGTCGCGTGACACGACTTCTCCTGTTAGCTTCACGACTACCTTTACGGGAGGCTCATCTGAGGTTACTCCGTACACGTAAGGGTTGTGGTGGCTCTGAACGTAGTAACGCTTCGTTGTACGCCACGCCTCTCGGGCGTCTCCAACCAAGAGGGTGTCTTGATGCCCGTCCCAGTACGTGACGACGTATTTACGCTTCATGTCGTCACCGCTCTTCCTTCGAGCGCCGCGTCCCGAAGGACAGCGCAACGCGGGCATGTGGGGATGGTGTTGCGGAGATAGTCGGCGGGAATGAGCGTGATGTCACGGCCAGTGGAGTCAGAGCACCGTGCCCCGTCGCACGCTCTGACCCAATCAGGGGTGTCTCGCTCCTGCATGAGGCCCGAACGCAGGTGTGTCCACCCCCACACCGTCGCGTGTGTCAGCGGGGCGCTCATGGCGTCACCTCTTTTCCTTCAAGCGCCGCGTCACGCATCACAGCACATTTAGGGCATGTGGGGATTTTTTTGCGGATTTGCTCGGAGGCGATGGTGTAGCTCCAGTCAGGCTTGTTATCGCACGCCCGGCGCCACCCTTCGTCGATATTGGGTTCGTCCCCCCTCAAAACGCGTAGCCCATTCACCGTCGCGTGCGTCAGTGGTTTTGCGTTCCGCGCCACGACGACACAACTATCCCATACGTCGGAGTGCGTTAGCGGGGCGGTCACGGACGCCTCACGACATACCGGTAGCGACGGGGTACCGCCGATCGTTGGCCGTCACAGACTGCAATCGCACGTAGCGCGAACGCGCGTACCTTGCCTGGCGTCGCCAGGTCATGCGTCTGCTCATTTAGCATGGCGCGCACAACAGCGATGCGCTCCTCTAGGAACAGTACCTCCATTCGCTTCTTAGCAGTCATGATTGGTCCGAATAGAGGATCCGCCTAATACTGCGGATGTTCCCGAGGTATCCCAGGCGCATCACCTCGCCGTGCTCATCGTGGCCAAGCGCCCCCTCGTCAGCAAGGCTTGACGAGAGACTCTCCAACGCCACGCGCACCGTCATTGACTCGGCGGCAGTCAGGTCGAAGCCGTTAACTACTACCCGTGCTTCTTCGTGCTTCTTGCTCATGGCGTCCTTAATTACGAGGTCGGCGGCACTCACGGCGCTGCCTTGAGGAGGCATCGAATTCTTACGAGAGCGTCGAGGTAGGTTAGGCGCCGCATCTCGTCGTCGTTGCTGCTGCCGAGCGCGCCCGCGTTCACGAGTTTCCCTGTAAATGCCTCCAAAGCTACGCGTAGCGCTTCTGATTCGTTAGGCGACAGCCCCATACCGTTGATGATTACCAGCGCCTCTTTGGCTGCCGTTGTGGCACTCACGGCTGCGCCCAATCCGGAATCATCCATTCTGCGCAGTTAAGATCCGTAATGCGTGCTGCGGCATTTGCGACATGGCCGCGCTCGATTTGCCGCGCGATAACGATACTTGCCGCCTTCAGCCGCGCCTTGAGATCCTCATTCTCCACTTGGAGGTGCTTACGCTTCTTTTCCCACTCGCGGAGCGCCTTTTCCCCCTCCGCCTGGTCTTCATGCCACTGGCTATTGCTCATTAGACCCCTCGGTTTCTCACGATTCCCTCGCGTGCCTATACCACGGCGGTGATGCTATTGTCAAGGGCGTCTTAGTGGAGAAATACAGTGGAGTTTTCCAAGACCCCTCCCGGCGCGACCATGTGGTCGCTTACCGAGGCGGCAGGCCGGTCGTATAGTAACTTGGTTCTGTGGTGCTTTGTGGTGGGTTACCCACCGTAGCGACGACGCTCGTTGTACAGCTCCAGCTCGTGGTAGTCCTGGTCGCTCAGCGCCTCGCCGTCGGTGCGACGGGGCGAGCGGTCCGAGTAGCTATTGGGACCGTTGTAACGTCGAATCCGGCTGTGGTGCGCGTCGGCGCACTGTTGGGCCGCACTAATGCTTCGGTGCGCGTGACTACACGAACCGCATACGTCCCCTCGCGCCTCATAGGTCACCATGGTGTCTCCTTGTTGAGGCATTTACTGCCTAGCCCTCGCCGCCCGCATCCAGAAAGCGGATGCCTTCATCTGAAGGCAGCTCCATTCCGTAGTGCTCTTCGCAGCGGTACATCTTGTAACTGCCGGGCACGGCCTCCCCAGCCAGCGCAGCATCTCGCCGCTCGACAGGCAGTACCAAGTCGGAGTGCTGCTCCGCCGTAATACTGGCCTCCCGGGGGCCTTCGGCCCGCACGAGATGGATTTGGAAAAAGCACTTATTGCTGGTGTAGACCTTGTAGACCTTCATGGCTTCTCCTGGGGGTTGCGGTGCTTCGCCATTGGCGCCGTCTCGTCCAGCCAGTCGGCCAGCGCTTCGACCAGCTTGGCCACCTCACTACGAGTCATGTGCGCGTAGCCCTTGAGCGGAGTGCGCGGCGTGAATTGCAGGCACATACTCCGCGCCTCACCCCCAAAGAAAGAGGTGACGTACAAGTCCCCCGCCAACTCAGGGGACTCTGGAATCCGCTCGTCGCTGGGGAAAATCTCTCTGGACATGGATCCTTTATACGCCAACCAACTGCTGTTGTCAAGCGCCTGGAAGTGGAACCGGGCTTGGGAGTTTTCTGTACCAGCCCTGGGGCGACCATGTGGACGCTGGCGGGAGTTAGTACGGTGGGCCTCTTGGGGCGTGCTTCCATTGGCCGGTCAGTCTGTCTAACCAAAACCAGCCCTTGATGGTGCGCACCCACCAGTCATCGTGGCGCGTGATGTAGCGACAGTCGATAATCTCCCCCTCTACTTGAGGGAGGTTATTTTCCTTCAGAAGCACCTTGTATCGGTCAGAGGTCCACATGGCTTCAGTTGAAGCGGTGCTCCCACGCGGCAGTCAGCGCGTCATGGTACTCCGCCGAGACGTGCCCCTTCATAGCCGCGAGAGTAGAGGGGTCGGAGCCGAGGAAGCCCCAGCACGAGTCGCCGTCCGCCGTGCCGCCTTCGAGGACGTAGCCCCAGATGTTGCCCTGAAGGTACTCGTCGTAGCTCTCGACTTCCCCCTTGAGGCACTCCTCCGCCTGCTTGCGAACCTTCGCCGTGATGCGCTTCACCCCGAAGTTCTCGCGGATCTTCTCGGGCGTGGCCACGATGTAGCCCACGTACCCGGAATCCCAGCGGTCCGTCGGGGGACCCACGCGCATAGTGATGCCGCTGTGGTCGTACAGGGAGAGCGCAAGCACGATGGAGCCCTCGGGCGCATTCTCCTTGAGCCATTCGGTCGGGTCCACCTTGGGCTGGATGTCCCCGAGGATATAACGGCGGTGCCAGCACGCCATCACCCCGAGGTCGCTCCACTCCCGAGGAGACTGGCCCTCTTCGTCCTGAATGATTTTGGCGGACGGCAGGGGGATGGCGACGGCTCCACCAACGTCTTCGTTGTAGTCGGGCATGGGTCCCTTATACCTCAGAAAGACTGCTATTGTCAAGCTCTTGCTACTGGACCGCTTGCCGTACAGTCTCCAGCCACCCCGAGGGTTGATCCACGTCGGCGAGGAACTGCTGGGGGTTGCTGATGGGTCGAACGATGGCCTGAATCAGGTGTGGGGCGTCGCCGTGGGAGTCCGCCGCGAGGTCCCTGCGACTGTAGTAGCCGTACCAGTCCCCGTCTGGGCCTCGCGTCAGGTACTGCGTGGGGCTCACCTGCCGGGCCAGCGCCTTTGCAGCGCGGAGACTGTTGGCGGTGTCCGGGTTGCGACCGTTGCTGTAGGTAATCAGATAGAGGGGCATGGTCGGTCAATACCACAGCAGCCCTGCCGTTGTCAAGCGCCCAGAAGGAGTCCGGGGCCGTTGGTCGTGTAAACTTTTATTGACCTGGGCTTAATTTCTTGGCATTCCCCCTGGAATGAAATGCCGACATGGGCGGATGGGGCCTTGCCCTTTGTGCAAGGGTGAGGCGCAAGACAGGAAGCTTTTGCGGGACCTTAGCCGTCGTGTGGCACAGCTTGAAGCTACCGTGGCTACACTCACCACGTCTGGCTCCAAGACTTGTACCCGCCTTAATGGCTGCAAGGCAGGCGGGTGCGGCAAATGATGCCTAAAGCAAAGCCGTCGGCGATGATTGAGCTATGGAGCATTAACCGCTGGTTGCGGTGGACGGGCATTCGTCTAGCCGTCGAGGTAGACATCCTGGGTGCAGGCCTACCGACTCGGGGGCCCACTCGTATTGGCCTGGTCTGGTGGGGGTGGAAGGACTTGCTCTCCTCGGCGAAGCCCTCCGCCGGGCAGCTTCTTCCGCTGATGTCTGGTTCCGATGAGGACACTCCCGACCCCCTGGACCACTTCAAGCTGAACCTGGCGCCCCTCCAGGCGGCCCTTCCACCTGCGGAAGGGCAGGTGAAGTCCCGTCTCAAGCGTCTCCTGGGCTCCCAGGAGCCTCGCGCAGCGTCTCCAGCCCCGCTGAGGAGCTATGACAGCCCCACTCCACTCCGGCCTGCCACGTCCTCGTGCCTTCACCTCGTCAAGGGGGAGTTCCGGACCTGGTGCCAAGGCTGCCTCCACTGCGCCTCTGTCCCCGACAAGGACTCCTGGTGAGAGTCCTCATCGGCTGTGAGTCCAGTGGTACTGTGCGTGACGCCTTCCTTGCGGAAGGCCACGACGCCATGTCGTGCGACTTGCTGCCTACGGAGGTGCCAGGACCCCACTTCGAGGGGGATGTCTTCGAGGCCATCGGCCTTCGTAGTTGGGATCTCGCGATTTTTCACCCACCCTGCACGTACTTGAGTGTCAGCGGGATGCACTGGAACGGGAATCCGAAGCACAAACGGGGGCAGGATCTCATCGACGGCGTGAGCTGGGGGCACCGGCAGACCAACGACTCCGTAGAGTTCGTACGACGGCTGCTGTTCTGCGGCATTCCCCGCATCGCGGTTGAGAACCCGGTCGGGGTGCTGTCCACGAGGCTTCGTAAGCCGGACCAGGTGATACAGCCCTATGAGTACGGGGACCCCGAGAGCAAGAAGACCTGCCTGTGGCTGGTAGGCCTGAAGCCCCTTACTCCAACTAACGTACTCCCCCTCCCCGAGGGTGGGCGCTGGGCGAACCAAACTGCCAGCGGTCAGAATAAGCTCGGTCCCTCTGCAGACCGGTGGAAGATTCGTAGCAAGACGTACCCAGGAATCGCGCGGGCCATGGCCGCCCAATTTGGTTCGAGCGCGTATACACTTTGATTATACATAAAAAACTTTATGTTCGAGCCCAGCCCTCTTCCACTCGTTAGCGTCATCCAGGCCGAAGGGCGGCCGGATGCGGCCGTCTCGACTCCGGCACTGCTGCGTGCTGCTCGCCGAGCCAAGATATGAAGCTCCGGCAAGCCACGCGCAGGCCTGTAGCTCAGTGGTAGAGCGCGCTCCTTATAAGAGCGGGGTCACGGGTTCGAGTCCCGTCGGGCCTACTCCAGACTAGAATCCCCCAAGAACAAGAGCCCTGGGGTGACCTCGGCTGACAGTACCGTGGAAGGATCTTCCAAGGGATGACCCCAGGAGACTTACCCTGGTCGGGACTCAGTGGAAGAACCCGTCCGGCTCCGGCGGAAGAGGCTAACAGCGTCCACATGGTCGCCGATGGGATGTGGGTTCCTGGTGATGACACCAGGAACCCTGGTCAGGCTCGTCCTTGGCGCCTCCTTGACAATGAGATGGCTACCTGCTAGTGGTGTGCCATGTCCAACACCAAGAACGGCAGCCCCGCGAAGGTGAGAAGGAAGCTCACGCAATTCGGCGTGGTGATTCGACGGCACCCAACCAGCGAGGCCGAGAAGCTGCTGATGCGGGATTTTGGCAACGAAACCCACGCTGAGTGCAATCACGGTGTCGGGCACTGCCAGTTCTCCAAGATGTTCGAGGTGCTCTTCAAGGCGGAGCGGCAGCGTCAGTACGAGGCAAGGAAGCTCGCCACCTGCGACGGGTGTGGCCGGAAGGGCGGGGATATCCAGTCCTGCGGCAGAGACGCGAATGGGGAGCCGGACGCTCCTAGTCTTTGCTTCCTCTGCCGGAAGACCTATGAGCGAGGTGGGGAGCCCAAGCGCGTCCCCTCCGCGACGCTGGGCGAGCTGGATAAAGTCGCCAAGAGGGTCGAAGCCCGGCTGAACAAGCAGCACGAGAAGTTGCTGAAGGAGACGAGCAAGGCGCTTCAGTTGGGCATCGCGCTCGTAAACGCGGCGTGGAACTGCTCGCGGAACCCGAGCGATCCTCAGTTCCAGAAGATGACCGACTACGACAAGGGACCAACAGAGGCGGCCCTGCGAAACGCGGCGGACAAGGTGGACCGCACTCTTTCACGCCTTCGGCGGGATTCACGAGGGGACTCCTAGTGGCCAAGCGCAAGCACAGCAAGACGGGGAGCACAGTGAAGCGTGTCCTCTCGTATACGAATCGGAAAATGGAGGGACAACTCCTTTGGGACGCTTCGACCGAGGAGCTGGAGGCGGGAGCCGTGCTTGCGCTTTTCCGCCACCTCGACGAGGAGTGGCAGGTCTACGGGGAACTCACCGAAGAGCCTTATCTCGCCAAGTTTCCGGAAAACCACCCCGATGGGTGCATGTGTGAGCCGTGTCAGTACGCGCGAGAGACGCGCAAGCAGGCTCCTGTGGAAAAGGAGGCCAACGCGCAAATGCTTGCGCTGTACAAACGTGCGAAGAAGGGAGAAGCGCAGGCAGCCAAAATCCTGTTGCACGAGCGAGCGTCTCGCGAATACGAGAAGTACGCATTCGTTTCCGTCGAGTCGGAAACCTCGACGTATCCAAAGCGGGAGTGGGGCGTCACCAAGCCTTGTGGCGTCGGCTACGTCCATAAGACCGGGCTTATCCGCTGGGGCAACCACGGGCGACTTTTCTACTCCCTGGAGCCTACCCTCGACTTGGCCGTGAAGCGGCTGACTGCTGAGGGGGGTGTGCTGCGCTACGACATTTCCACGCGGGAGGAGGTCCTCATCGAGGAGCCGTGGGCTTTGGTGCCGTTCCGGGCGCGCAAGGTGAGCCCAGCCACCAAGACGATGGAGACGGAGGAGGAGTATGCCTGCGCGATGCTGAATGTCGCCGATCCGAAGAACGCTGCACACGCCATGAAGGTGCTTGCGTTGGGCACCATCCCTGCGGGGGAGAAGGTTCTGAAGTTCACCAAGCAGGTCTGCCCGTCTTGCGCGCGAGAGATGGAGAGGTTCGATCCGTGATGGCGCCTGTTGAGAAGTTTCACGCGCACCTCGACCTGTGCCCGCAGTGCCGTGAGCACCCCTTGGAGTTGTGCGCGAGTGGCCACCGACTGTTGCTTGACATGGCTGGACCCTCGAAGCCCTACTCGATGTCGTCGTCCGTGAGTCCCGAGTCATCCCCTTCCGGGTCGTCGAAGCCTAAGTAGTCCGGCTACCTGAGGTGGAAGCCTCGCCGATGGGGCTGCTCCCTGGGTCACAATGCCAATTTTTATAATTTCCTGCCCGGCCGGGAACCCCTGAATACCGCTACTTGGCGGCCTGGCCTCGGCGACCACGACCATATGGTCGCCCTTTATAAAAAAAAACTAGAAGTGGAAGACGCGCTGTCTGTCAGCGGGAGCAGCGTCCGGGTTCTTGTTCGAGTCCGGGGGAGTCCCGTCCGGATTCCCGGGCGCGCCATCAGAGGGCGACCGTGTTCTCGGGCCGGGGACTTTTACCAGCCTGGAGGCACCTTCGTAGCCAAGCAGGTGACGGTGTTGTTCCCCCACTTGAGCCCAAGATCCGCAAAAAGTGAGGGCGGGAACTCCGCCTCGCCGAGTGGCCACAGCGCAGGCTCTCCCGGCCGCCGGGTATGAAGCCCGCCCTGCAGCACACCGATGATGCGCGTATGCCCTGCAACGGTGCACTTCAGCAGGTTCGCCAGGGCTCCTGAGAAGTTCTGCCCACTGGCCCCCTGGAAGGTACTACAGGTGCGGAACCAGATGAGGGTGTCAGTACGCACCCTGGGGATGAGCACCGCGAAGCTATCCACTACGCTGGGCTGGGAGGCCAGCCATACCGTACCTGCGCTTCCATGTCCCCAATATTGGATGGACTCGTAAGTGGTGTCCTTCCTCGCCAGCCAGTTGAGGGCGTCTGCCCAGGACTCCGCTGCGTAATACTCGTCAACGGCACCGAAGGCCTTCTGGAGCCAGCACCCTACAGCCCAGGTGAGACGAAGGAACTTGTCCATCCAGCGAGGACCGGGATTATTGTCGTAAATGGTAACGCGCATGTCGGGCACTCTACCTCACCGGTAGTGGAATTCTAGCGGGAGTTTTCCGCGACCTGGCAAAACAAAACCCGCCGTCCCAGGTGGGAGGCGGGCTGCGCCCTCCAGTGCTACTACGGCACCTTGCCGTAGTGCTTCTCGACGAGAGCCTCGACCTGCGCCTTGAAGGCCGCCGGGAATTCCCAGACGGACTCGGCAGGGTTCCACTTCCGGGGGAGGAGCGCCTTGTCCAGCTTCCGAAGCTCGGCGACGTAGCTCATGCGGAAAGGCGTCTTCACCTTAAGGGTGTCACCCACCTCGGTGATGCTGATGATGGGCTCGCCAGAGGGGAGGGTCTTGGGGGGAGTCGGAGGTGCGACGGGACTCGTGACGTAGGGGGCGAGGGGTCCCATCTTGGCGAGCTTGGCCGCATCTGCGGCAACCTGGGCTTCCGCCAGCACCTGCAGCTCGGCAAGGTGGATCTCCGCTGCCTCGATGGTTTCGACGAGGCCCTCGAAGTGCGGGTAGTGCTTGATGACTGCCATACGAAAGGCGTTGAACTCGTGGGCAGGGAAGGACCAGCACGCCTTCGAGACGCTCGGCCCCACCGGGTGGAACTGGTAGCCATGGATTCGCTTGAATGCCATCCGGGCGGCCTTGTTCTGAGGGCCGGAGACGCCCAGCCGCCCTTCAGCCATCGGGAAGACGGAAGCCAGCCCCGTGGCCGCCTCGCCCATCCAGAGCGCCACGATGCCGACGTAGCCCAGCCCGAGGACGATGCCGCAGAGCGCCTTGATGTTGTGGCGATTCTGGTTGTGAGACAAGATCCATTCAATGCGCTTCACCTCGATGCGCCAGTCTTCGCGGGAGCCCGCGTCGCTTGCCCGGAGGGCCGCTTCGAGGTTCTGAAACGTTTCCATCGTCTCGGGAGTCAGTTCGAGCACGTCCACCGAGGAGTAGGCCGCCAGCACCTTCTCCATGTCGGAAGGAATGAGACGGGCGAGGAGTGCATTGTCCAGCAAACGACAATAAGGGCCGATCCCCTCGTTGAGGCTCGCCGCGTCGGTGAGAGGGTGGCTACAGCGGAAGCAGTGACGGGATCCGAGATTCTTGGGGGCGTACATGGGTGGCTCCGAGTGACTGCGGGTGTGAAACAGTCATAGCACGTTGTATCCACCGTTGTCAAGTTTGTAAGATAGCCCACAGTTCTGAAGACTCGGGGTTACTTGCTTCAAGAATTTGTTAGCATTTTCGGCATAGAGCCGGATGCCTTCGTAACGCTTCGTCCCTCCTAACTTATTATAAGACCCGTTTGAGGTACCGCGATTGACCCATGTACACTTGGTGCTATCCACTTGGGTTTTGATTTTAAGGAGAGCGCGAAGCGCGAGATTTTCGTCGTGGGTAAATGCACAAGTTGAGAAACGAATTGTGGTTTTGTCCACATGCCCTGTGGGTCGGACTCTAGCCGGAGACAGACACCCGTCGTCGAGATACCAGATCCCCAAGCCTAACTCCGTGATGGTGTCGAAAGGGTGAAGTGGCACGGATTTTCTTCCCTCGATTACGACGAGCTTCGCCAGCTCAGTAAGGAATGGGTGTCGCACAGTACGTAGGCGGATTCGATCGGGTGGGTAATCTATTGTCCGTACAAGCGGCCCAAGCAGCTTCGCCTTCCACCGAAGATAGTCCTCTTGGCTAAGTGCGTGCTTAATTTCCAGCCCCCAATTACTCCCCGATTGTCGTGGCTTCGCTAAGTGGCCGTCTCCAAGGATAGAACCGAGGATGACTTGCTGAGCCATTTCGCTTACGGGAATGGCCGCGTTTACTTGAGAAGGTATACGTCCTACGGTGCGCGCGTTTTCGGCACGACAAGGCTTACAGAGCCGCCTCGCCGCTTTCTTCGTACCAAGACAATACGCGGGCACCGGGATGGGGACGCAACACTTGGCGCAGCGCAAGTCTACCCAGCGTTCATTCATCCTTCGGTCCTAGCGTGGAGTAACTCCATGTGTCCATGTGGTCACGGCATTGACGGCCGCGACAGGGCTACCAGGCTGTGCAAGTGGAACCCGGACGGGGAGTTTTCCGCCCAAGCGGACACGGAAAGCCCGGCCTCCAGGGGAAGCCGGGCCGCGTCCATGTGGTCGCTACCAGAGGTCGTAGAAGCTGAGTTCGGACTTGTCCATGCCCAGAATCGTCCGGGCCGCGTCGGAGAGCTGCTGCTGGGCCTCCTGCCGGGGCTCGGTGTCGTCCGCACCGAGGCCTCGGTACTTGTGCATCGCCGGTTCCATGAACAGCTTGTAAGCGGACAGCACCGCCTTGTTGATGTTCTGCTTCGAGGGAGGGATGCTGCGCAGCTCCTTGCGGAGGTAGCGGAGCGACTTGCCGAGCGCGGAGTTCATCCCTCGCGCAGCCGTCCCTACGCCCTTCATGGAGCAGTAGAGCTGCCAATCATCGGCGGAGAGCTTCGGAATGACGAGAGCCGGGAGTCGTGGGGTAGGCATTTGATTACCCTCCCTTGAGGTGAGCGTGGCCGCACTCGTCGCAGACCCACGCGGGGATTCCATCTACGCCGTTGACAGTGACGTGTAGCAACGTCATTGGCTCGATGTGCCCCTTGACGCACATGCCGGGCTCAGGGAAGTTGTAATCAGCCTCAGCCTTGTTGCGGCACCATTCCACATAGCCGAGGCGGGTGTCGTTGTTGGCGACTTCGTACTTCCAGTCAGCGAGCGGGAAGGCGTCGGTTTTGAGCGAGGTGGGCATGGTTTCCTTTCAGCCGAAGAGGGCTTCGAGTGCCTCGATGGTGGAACGAGCAGCGTAGAGGGGAACGACCGTCTTCTTCCGGGTGAGGGTGTCGGTGATGGTCACCTTGTTACCCTCGGGGTCCACCCGGAAGCGAGCCGAGTCGGTGACGAACGTTTCCGTCTGGACGAGGATTTGAAGCTCGCCCACATCGGTGCCTGCGAGATTCTCTCCGACTCGGGTCTTCACGGGGTTGGCCATGCACTCCTTCTACACTATGAACTGCCACAATGCAAGCCCATCTTTAACCTTGACAATGACAGGGGCGGCGAGGTATAAGCTACGCATGAATCCCAATCAACGCGCGGCCTTCAACCGTCTCGCCCTTGCGCTCTCTCAGGCGCAGGAGGCGCTTCTCGATGTGGTGAAGGAGTCCGACGACGTTATTCGGTCGGCTGACGACGCCTACGAGGCATCCAAGAAGATGGCGGACATGCTTGGAGAGATGAGTGATGATTGGCAGCCGGAGGAGAGCAGCGGCTTGCTCTGCGAGCTGTACGAGGCGGTGGAGCGCGTGCAGCCCGAGCTGGACAGGCTCAAGGCGGCGGTGGAGCCGAAGGAGGAGTCCCCTCCCGACATCCTCGTTTTCGGCGCTCCCGTGGTGAACCTGTGAGCGGCGTAGAGGTGCGGTTTAAGCGGTGGGGGCACAAGGAGGAACCTGTCTCCGTTGTGATGGATGTAGTTCCTCGAAAGGGGGATCTACTCCTTTGGGAGTATACCCACCCTTCTGCGTCTCCCATCCCGGTGGGCAACTACGTGGTGACGTCCGTATGTTGGGTGATGGCGAACACCCAGTACGTTACTGTGCTGCTCGTTCTTAACAACTAGCCCAGGTTCACTGGCGACCACATGGTCGCTAGTGGAATACCCGCAGGGAGTTTTCTGGGTTGAACAAAAAAAGACCAGGCCAAGCCTGGTCCTTTCCGCCCGCGTACTCACGGGTTGTAGTTCTCTTCTGCGTCCTCAGCTTCCTGCCTTGCCGCCTCGCTGCGTTCCTCGTCGGTGACGGGGCCGGGGTCCGGTAGATCCACAGAGACGCTCGGGGCTCGCTTGTTCACAAAGCGTACTCCGCGTCCGTGGGTGCGCTCCTGTGCCCGCGCTTCGCTCACGGTGACCCACGGGTAAGTGACTCGACCTTCAGCGGAGTCCGGTGAGTACCCATCCTTCCAGACGTACTTGGAGCCTGCCCCTCGTTCGATGGGACCTCGGAGGTAATAGGTAACGGTGTCTTTCATCCCGTTAGTCGATTCCCAAGGGGGCGAAGAAGCCGAGCCGGGCCGCGTCTCGCAGCGTCGTGTACCCGTACCCGTCAGGCTCGTCCCCCCATGACATATCGCCCGCCACCACGATGCGGAGCGGCTTACCCTCCTGCTTGATGACTCGGCAGGCCGCGTCGCGGGCGGCACCGTCCCACACGTTGTAGAGGTCCGCGAGCGTCTGGTTCGCGTCAGTGTCCGCGATGTCGTTGATTTCCGACTCGTCGAAATCCTGGAGGAACTCGTTGTTCAGCCAGAGGAATTTGGGGTCCTTCCGCGCCCGCTTGGCGGCCTCGATGGTGGCGTTGGCGCGCTTCAGCAGTCGTGCCTCCAGCGCCTTGCTGCGCTTGAGCTTCGTGGGGCCAGTAACGATGATGGTGAGGAGATCAGCGCCCATGGGGTTTGTTCCTTTCGACTGCGGGTGTGCTTCGTTTATACCACGCTAAGACTGCCGTTGTCAAGGGACGGTAGGGAGGGTGCCGTCGTCGCACCATTCGGCGTCGGCATTGACTTCGATGCCCTCGGGCATCGGCTTCGAGGATTCAAAGATTTCGTGCATGTTGACGAGGCGGCTACCAGACTCCCCGTAGTAGCGAGGTTCCGAATATTCCTCGCGCGTGTACCCCATCTCCCGCAGCTCCTTGAGGGAGGGTCGGTCGTCCTCGGGCAGGTCCTCCCACGACACGTCCGTGCTGGTGACAGTGAAGACGTGTTTCCCTTTCCCTTCTGCGTACAATTCGGATTCCCGAGCCCTGTCGATGAGCTTGAAGGGACCGAATTGCCGGACCAACTCTTCGACGGTGTAGAGGGGCATGAGCATTCAGTACCACGAGTGGTATGCTGTTGTCCAGTGGAAGTTCTAGCTGGAGGGTTCTCCTTGCTGCACTTCGAGCGCCGCGTCGCGCAGCACGGCGCATCTGGGGCAGGTGGGGATGGTGTCGGCTTCTGGACTCCCGCCGCAGGCAACCTCGGCCACGGCGCGCCAGGTGGCCTCGTCCGCAATCTCGACCCCATCGCACGCGCGGACCAGTTGCGGCGTTTGTGTGAATGGAGAGCCGTAGCGCAGCCGCTCCAGTCCTCGGAGCGTCGCGTGTGTCAGCGGGGCGGTCACGACCCCTCCTCGCAGCAGCATGTCTCGCACCTTCCTACCAGCACAGCAGCGTCGCACATCCTCATGTCGTCACCTCTTTTCCTTCGAGCGCCGCGTCTCGCATTACGGCGCATTTGGGGCAGGTGGGGATGGTGTCGCGGATGCCCGCCATGCCGATGGCTTCGTGAGGATGTTCTTCGCTGCTTCCGCACGCCAGGCGCCAGGCGTGTGCGGCTACATCGGGCTCTCCACGCAGCGTTCGAAGCGCGTTCACCGTCGCGTGCGTCAGAGCGTCAGTCATGGCGTCACCTCCACGGCGCGCGCCTTTGTGATGCGGGTGGGCCTTGAGTCACTGGCGTCCCCGTCCGGTGGATTTCAGGATGGGGCCCAGGTTGGAAGCCCAGAGGTGGAGTTGTTCCACGGTGTACAGGCCGTAGTTGTAGAGGTGTTGCTCCATCGGATTCAGCCAGAAGACGACGGGATGTGCTGTCATGTCCTTTTGGACAGTGCTATCCTTGGTCCACCGGGGGGACAGGGAGAACCACCGCCGTCCTGCTTTATTCAGCTTCGTCTCGATGCCCGTATTTGCGGCAGCCTGAAGGAGGCTTTTCTGGTCCAAGTCTGCCGCCAGCATTGCATCCACGGAGTCTTTGGGCAGCTTCGAGACGATGGCGAAAAGGAGGCCACCACCAATGTGGAAGGGTCCGATGTTCGTCCAGAAGGCCACGTCGCGCTGTTGGAAGGCCAGGTGCATCTCTCGCACCCGATTGCGGTCGAAGTCCGCCTTCTTTCCCCACGCCACCATGCCGAAGCTCCGCTCATCCCACGCGCATGCGAGGTTCCGGCGGTCCTCGTTGTACCACGGACCCGGCCTCGTCAATTCCCCCTCCCTCACCCGTCGCTCGAAGCTCGCGTTGGTGGTTTCAGAGGCACTGAGGGTGTCCGGGGAGTAGCCGAGGATGGTCTTGTCCTTGCCGTCTATGAAGCAAAGGTTTGGGGGGCAGGTACGCACTCGTCGCCGCTCGACCCCATCCACTTCGTCACCCGGCAGCCCGAAGGACGCGCGGAGCTTTTTCGTGCCAAATTCGTGCTCCGCACAGAAGTCGCTACCCATCGCCAAGCCGAGCAGGCTGCCTTGCGCGTCCAGCACCCACTTGGGTTCGTTCGTTCGCCTCATTGCGTTCCATTACCATGTTGGGTCTGCCCTTGTCAAGATAACTGAGCGACCATGTGGTCGCGTCCCCGAGTAAGGAGTTTTCCTTACCGGACAAAAGACAACGGGTGAAGAGGCCCCGCAACCCCTTCCCCCGTCGGATCCTTTAGGTGGATCTGTTCAACTCCTGGTTACCCGCCGATGGCATCTCGTTGTCAAGTGGCGGGGCTGGGGTGGATCCTCCGAGATTCTCTGGCAGCACCTCTGTCTCAAAGGCCTCCCCAGGGGAGAGCTGCGAGGGGGGTATGACGCGAGCGTGTTGTGCTGCCAGCCTGAAGGCCTCCTCGTAGGAGTTGGCGGATACCTCCACCTCTCCGTAGAAGGGCCTCCAGACTGCGAATCGGAAGTTCTTCATGGGTTACTCCGGCCGCTCCACGCAGCTCACGTCGATGTCGTCATCGTCGAAATCGACCTTGTTCCCGTCGAAGTCGTGGATGGTGTACGCCGAGGAAGTCACGAGCATGCGTCGAGCCTCCTTCTCCGCTGCCGCCGCATTCTCGGCTTCCACCTGAAGGACGAAGCCGATGGGGAGCGTCACGCTTCCTGCCACGTTGAAAGTCTTGATGCCCGAGGAATCCGCCTCAGTGAGCAAGTCGGGGCGGTACTTCTTGAGTACCATCAGGAGGATGTCGCGCCCAGCTTCCGCGCAGTCTTCCTCGCTCATGCCGGGGACCACCTCGAAGAGCCGGGCCGCGATGTCCTCCTCAGTGGTGATTTGCTCGTCCGCGTCCAGCTTGCTGTTGTAGCTCATTTAGCCCTCCTCCTCTTCAGCCTCGGCGTCCTCGCAGTCCTCACACAGTCCGGGGGACTCGATTTCACTGCCGCAGTCCTCGCAGTAGTCGTCGTTCCCCTCTTTGTCGTCCTCCTCGCCCTCCACCTTGAAATACTTGAGGGCAGTGGCGAGGAGGTGGTTGTAGTCCCCGGAAGTCATCTCCTTCTGAATCAGCTCGATGTCTTCCTTTGGCATTCCCGCCTTCCGCGCAGCCTTGAGGCAAACCGCGATGACGTTGAAGGCGTTGCCATCAATTCCGACGAGATTCACGCTTGGACGGATGCTCGGCATTTGTTTCCTCGGGTGTTGCGGGTGTCCCCCACCAGTACCACGACATGCCTGCCGTTGTCAAGAACTAGAAGGGCGGGGTGACGAACTCGATGACGGGCGGCCAGTTGCAGCACCCGATTTTCCAAGCGTAGGCGTCCATGATGTCCTTTGCCTCCTTGAGCCCGGCAGCGTTGGCGCACACGGTTCCCGTGTATGCCCGGTACACCTTGATGGCGTCGATTTTCTTACCCCGCTTCACGAGCTGCTTGTGGTTAGGCAGAAGCGGAGGGGGGTTGAGGATGTCAAACACAGGCTTGATGGTGCCTTCCGCGATGAAGTCGTCCACCAAGAGCTTTGCCGTCAGCAGGTCGGGCGTGGAGCCCGTGAGCGCGTGGATGCGGAGGCGGTATGTGGAGATGGCCTCCAGCTTGTGTCCAAGCAGGGCCAAATCCTTTTCCTTGACACTCAGAGGTATGGCGAATTTCAGTGGTGGTGCTTGCTTCGGCGGCTGCGTCGCTTCGAGACTCGTCACCGCTGTCAGCCCGGCTGACATTTTCGTAATCCGGTTGTTCAGCTCCGCGACTTCCGCGCGCAGCGACACCAACTCTGCCCCCATCCCCACATTGAGGGATTGGACCGCTTCCATGACTTCCTGAAGGGAGGGCTTCTTGGCGGGCATGGCGTCCATATACCGCACAACGACTGCCGTTGTCAAGATACTAGCGAGGTTAGGGAGTTATAGGAAGTTTATGGCCGCCGGACCTACTTCCCTAGAATCACCTAACCAGGCCGGGTGGAAGAGTGGCGGGAGTTTTCCTCTTCTTGTGGTAGGAACCTGGGTGGTTAACCTGGCGCATCACTAACCCGAGGATTCACATGAAGATTCGACCCATGCAGGATCGGCTCATCGTCAAGCGCAACACCGGAGACGACGTTTCACCTGGAGGCATCCACATCCCCGTCGCGGCCAAAGCGAAGCCCCTGGAGGGAGAGGTTATCGCCGTTGGACCGGGCAAGCGTCGGGAGGACGGGGTAATTCACCCACTCGGCGTGAAGGCGGGAGACACCATCCTCTTCGCTAAGTACGCGGGGGCTGAAATCAAAATCAACGGCGCAGACTTCCTGATGATGCGTGAGGACGACGTTCTCGGCGTCTACGAGCCGTAACGCGGGCTGAGCCCGCCTCCCCCTGTGGAGAGGCGGGCTTGTCCCTGCTCATGCGGTTACTCGACCGCAGTATCCAGCGCCTTGAGCTGCGCCTCCAGCGCCTCCGACTTGGTGGAGAGCGCGAGGAAGACCTTGGCGACCTTCTCGGTGGCCTTCTTCGCCTTGGCGACCGCCTTCTCCAGCGCCGCCCGCGAAGCCGCCGCCTTCGCCGCCGCCTTCTCCGCCGCCTTCGCCGCCTTGATCTCGGCAGCGGTCAGCTTGGGCAGGCTGGCCTTCACGATCTCCTCCGCCGCGTAGAAGCTGGCGGGGCGACGCCCCCGCTTCCCCTCGAACTTCGCCATGTGCGCCTTGGCCTCCTCCACCGTCATGGGCGCGGCCTCGGTCGTCGCCAGCTTCGCCTTGAGCGCCTCCAGCTCGGCCTTGAGCGCCTCGACCGTGGAGGTCGGGTTGACAGCGACCTCGGTGACGACCGGGGCAGTGTTGACGACGGGGGCAGTGTTCTCGTTGGTAACGGTGTCCATTGTGTTCGCTTCCTTGGGGTTGTGCTGCGTTGAACTGCGTTGTGCTGCGCCTTTGATTCCTTACTTATAAACCAGTGGGCACCTGATTGTCAAGGGCAATCAGTTAGGGTTCGTAAATTGTCAGTAACTTGGTGATTTCCATACCGAAAGTGTCGCGGTAATACGCAGACAGCCGGTTGAAGTCTGCGCGCGACAGGACGATTCCGCTCTTGGTGATTCCGCTGATGCCAGAATGGAACCACGCCAGCGGTCGAACACCCGAGCCCTCGACGAGGGCCTGAGGGCGGCACTCCGGCTTCGCGTACCAGTCATCACTTCCGTCCACGATGACGGCTTCGGGGTGAACTCTCCAGACCTCCTCGGGGCTAGGCCTGTTGCTGAAAAAGTTAGTGAAACCGGAGGTTCCGGTATGCGCCCTGGCACCAATCCCAATGAACGTCCGGAGTTCGTCTCCCATTCCTTCATCTACAGCCAAATGCCTGCCGTTGTCAAGTACCGTGGGGCATTTGCGGTTGATGTCCGGGGAAAACTCCTCGCTTAGGCGACCATGTGGTCGCTTACGGGACGCGGGACCAATCGGGCAAGTAGATGGAGTGACTGACGGCGTAGTGCTGGACCGTCTTGCTGTGGATGTAGCACGGGTCGCCCTGGCCGGACGCGGTGAGCCAAGCGGTGACTTCGGGGGTGTGGTTCTCCACCATGATGGTGGGGCGGTAGTCCAAGAGGAACTGCCTGGCGCCCTGGAGGATGGGCAGTTCGTCCCCCTGGGTGTCCACCTTCAACCAAGCCTTCCCCCTGGCGGCAACCTGGTACTCGAAGGGTGGAAGTTTCATCTCCCTGGGCAGCCTGGAGACGTACTCGTCTAGGGTTTCACAGAAACGTCCTGGCCCTGGCAGCTTCGAGGGCGTGTGGTGGCACTCCGGGGTGTTCAACCAGCCGGTTTCCCTATGCAGCCCGGTGAGGTTCAGGGTGGCGCGGCGCTCCCAACCGTTCACCTCCACGGTTTTGGCCATCGTCGAGACACACGTGGCGTCCAGGTCCCAGCAGTGGATATGGGCGGCACCGATGGCCAGGGCGGAGAAGGCGTAGGCTCCATAGCCACAGCCGACATCCAGTACCAGGTCCCCAGGCTGCACTTGGAAGAGTTGCTCCCGGAGTTGCCGCTCTTGGCTGTAGGCGAAGTGGGAGGCGTGATGCCTCGTGCTCACCATGGCGGGGAAGGGCGTCCCACGGAAAGAGAAAACTCTGCGAATCAACCTGGGCATCCTGGTGATTAGAGCACGCCGGACAGGAAGTGGAAATGACAAAGCCTCCTCAGCCGCGCGGGCCGAGGAGGCTTGAAACTGCGTCGTCGCTTTAGCCCAGCTTGATGATGGGCAGCTCGACCTGCTTCTTCTCGAAGGCGGCAGTGGGGAAGATGGCGATGAATCGAGATTCGCTCCGCTTCACCACCATCGGCTTGAGCCCGGTGAGCTTGCGGAAGGTGGCCAGTCGGGTGCTGCCCGTCATGGAGAGTTCCGTCTTGAGGACGATACGCTTCGCGTCCTCCTTACCGGACTTCTTGTGGATGAAGGGAACGGCGCGAAGACCGAGACTGGCGGCGAGTTCGGATGCGGTGACTTTCATAACTACTCCTTGGGGTGGGACTACGGGAGGTCGATGCAGGTGCCGGTTTCGTCCAGCGTCACCACGATGCTTTGCGCGTCCACGTTGAGAGCCGTAGCCGCGCAGCGTGCCACCATCTCCAAGAGCGCCCGCTTATACTCGGGATGGGCCGGACCGCCATCCAGCAGGGACTCAGCGACCGAGAGCATCGTGGAGCCTTTGATGGTGAAGTTCATGGGTCCCCTATACCATGTCCGGGCTGTCGTTGTCAAGAGCGCCGTTACCACTCGAACACAGGGAATTGGTTCAGCAGCTCTCCGTCGTTGTCAAAGAGGACGTAGCTACACCCCAGCCCCCGCGCGGCCTTGAGGATATCGCTCAGCGCATTCAGGGCCTCGCCAGCGTTGATGCCCTCATACGCCTGCTGCAAGAACATCGGCTCGTGGTCCCCGCCAGTCCACAACAGCCAACCGTGCTCGCCCTTCATCGCGGCGTGCTGGTCCATGAAGGAGGGGCTGGTTCCATGAGCGGTGACGAGGACTTCCCCGAGGTGGCCGGTGGAGAGTGTGAGGATAGGCTCGATGCTGCTATTGGTTTCGCTCATGTCGGGACCATAGCACGCACAGGTTGCCTTTGTCAAATACCCAGCAGCGTGCCGCTGACTTCATCAATGCTGAGGCCGCTTTCGTCCTCCCACTCGCACCACACGCCGTCTTCGCACACTTCGAGGCCCCCGGCGTTGCAGAAGTCGGGCTTGATGCGGTTCTCGAATTGGAAGATGTCGTAGCTTGCGAGTACCTTCAACAGGAGCGCACCCTCGCGCGGGCTTTTCACTGGAACGTGAAATGCCTTCCCGGGAACCTGGGGGATGTGCCAGACGCGGAGAATCTTCTCTTTCGCCTCGGTCTTCTTGGGCATGGCGTCCATATACCGCACAACGACTGCTATTGTCAAGAACCGCCCAGTGGAATTCCGGGGAGGGAGTTTTCTTACCTGGACGAAAACTTGGGCGGCCAAGAGCGTCACCGCTCCGGTCGCCCCTTTACGTTACTCTTGTGCTTTTTGGCGAAGTCGATCTTCTTCGAGGTACTTTTCCCAGGCAGCGGACGCTCGTTCGAGCACCTCGTCAATCTCATCGAAGGAGAGATCCATCGAAGCGCTGAGGTCCGCGTACTGCTCGGAGGTGAGTTGGCACCCTCGAATCTCCGAGAGGAGGCGCATGAACTGAATGGGGTCATTGTTCCACTTGTCGTTGCTCACAGTTCGCTCCTAAGGCGGTAGGTGTGTCCCTCAGTTGTCGTCTTCTTCGTCTTGGGGTTCGGACGCGAATACCGCCATCATCAGGGTGAAGACTAGTACCAGCCCGATGGTGGCACCCATCCACAGGTACGCGGGGTCCATGACTACCCGTTGAGGACTTCCGCCATCTTGGTGGGCTTCCAGTAGATGTCGCGCTCCAGGGGAAGGTGGAAGCGGTTCTTGACCGCCTCCAACTCTTGGAGGCTGAAGTTGCCCATCTCGTCGCAGTCTGGGCCGAGAGGAGAGACGACGTAGCCGAAGAAGATGACATCCCCCTCCTGCTCCTCTCCCTCGAAGACGTACCACGTCCCTCGCCCGCAGGGATCGAAGATTTTGACGACGGCCACCTTCTCGTCGAGAGGCACATTCTCGGCGCTGTAGAGCTTGGGGAGAGCGGCGAGGAGTGCTTTGGTGAGGAGCTTCACAGAGAAACCTCCGTTCGGGTTTACAGCTTCTCGGCTTCCGCGAGATTCAGAATGGCTTGCGCTGCGTCGATGAACTCTTGCATGGAGGACTGCACCAGCCCGTCGCAAGACTCCGCATCCACGAGAATGTCCCGCGTGAACTCGGCCAGCAGCCGGTACTCTGACTGGCCTGAAGCCTCGTAGTAGCCGAGGAGCACGTCGAGCTTCTCGCTGGGCTTAATGGACACGGGTACTCTCCTTGTGTGTGGTGTTATACTACCGGCAGGTTGCCATTGTCAAGCATCTGAACTGCATTTGTATGGTGTCACCTCGGCGCGCCGCGTGGCGTTGGCCGTCGCCGCGTCGTCCGCGCTGAGGTAGCCAGCGGCTCGCGCCACCTCCTCGGCGAAGCGGCGCGCCTCTCCGGCCAGCGCGTAGGCCTCCTCGCGCAAACCCGGGCGCCAGCATGCCGTCCTGAGCATCGACGTCAGCACGCACAGGCGCCGAACGCGCTCGACGGGCGAGGCGGTAGCGGAGTCCCGACGCGCGAGTTCGATGTCCCGCGCGAACTCCGCGAGAGTAGTGGGCGGATTCGTGGTGCCGGTCATCGTGGTCATGGTGTGGCTCCTGTGTGCTGTGTGTGAAGGTGGCCCGCGATGCGCTTGCGCCTGTTGTCAAGGAGCCCAAGCGTCTTCGAGCATCTTGGCCGCCACTTCGGCTCGGTTGATGGCTGAAGTAGAGCGCAGCAGCTTGATGACTTTCATGACGACTTCCGTCTGGCGCACGCCCTGCTCGTAATTCGCCTTGAGGATCTTCTGGTTGGCGTTGTAGAGCTTCTCGAACGTTTCTTCTCGGTGGTTACTCATGGGGTGCATATACGACAAAAGGACTGTCGGTGTCAAGCTATTCAGGCTGATTGGCCGGTCGTTCGATTTCCCGGTAAATGGTGCCCCGGAAGGACTCCATGAGTTCGACCAACGCAGGAGAGCCGCCGGGTGCCACAGGGAGCCCGAGCGCCTGCTGCGCCTGCTTCAGTGCCTTCGGATCCATCACCGCGAGGTAAGCGCGGACGTGGGGCGTCAGCACCAGCACTTTGAGCGCCGCTGTCAGGGTGTCTACCTCGTCTTGCTGGGCACAGGGGCAACAGATTTGGTGCTGCTTCTGGGTCAGTTTCATGCGTAGAATATACCACCACCGTCTGCCAGTGTCAAGTGGGTTGGGGCTATTTGAGCCAGCGACCATGTGGTCGGTCCAGGCGCCAGGGGTGGAACGCGGGGAGGGAGTTTTCTCTTTGGTGGTCTTGGCCTCAAAGCAAAAAGCCGGGCCCCTCCTGGAGCCCGGCTTTCATTTCCACTGGAGGAGAGGATGTGCGCCGTGTTTACTTGGGGCAGTCGTCACAGGCACCTGCGCTCCATGGATGATCACAGCGACGGCTCCATGTCATAAAGTACCTGATTTCGAGTGTGGGGAGCCCGAATTTCTTGGCAAGGTGTTCGTCTACCTCTGCGTTTTCGGGGACCAGGTAGCCCCCCATATGGGGCTTTTGATGCTTGCGGACGTAGCGGTCTTTTTCGGCGCGAATCTTAGCGCCGAGGATTTGGCGTTCAGTAGGCATTAGCGCGTCTTCTTGGGGCTCTTGCGCTTGCTGGCCTCGCGCAGCATATCGACCCCGATGTGCTCGGACACGATGTAGATGTTCGAGTGCTTGGGGATGGCGGTGAAGTAGATGCTGGAGTCGGTGGCAACCATCTGGTTGCACTCGACGTTCTCTCCCTCCCAAGTCTTCGTGCTGCTCGCCTTCACCTCGACCGTGAGGTACTTACCCACCGCGTCGGTGTCCCGGCGACCTACCTGCTCGTAGCGGAGGTACACCGCGTTGTCGTCGAAGTAGTAGGTTTCGATGACGCGAGGCTCCTTCTCCTTGAGCCGCCGAAGCTCGGCGATGCGACGGAGCGCCCGCCGGGCGACTGCCGGAGTCAGCTCGACGTACACATACGAAATGTCTGCGTTGTAGTCGTTGTTGGTGCTGCTTCCGAGCATGAGAATGTGCATGGGGTGCCTTTCGACTGCGGGTGTTCCTAGTTATACAACGAAAGGTCTGCCGTTGTCAAGGAATACTCAGCGGAGGTCTACGCGAACACGGAGAACCTTGCCTCGACCGGCGGCTTCGTCGGCTTTGAAGCCGTCCGGGCTGCACATCTCCACCAGCACGCGCGCGTGGAACACCAGCGAGAAGTTCTGTTGCTCTTCATCCCACCACGCGAAGTAGCTCCCGCCAGGGTCTTCTGTAACCCGCACTGCGACGACTGCGAAGTCGTTGTGATCATGATAGCTGAAGATGTGCTCCACGATGCGGGCTGCCGGGTAAAAGTACCTGAAGCCTTCGGCTATTTCTGCTGCAAAGAGGTCGGAGGTGCGCTTGACGTGACTCGGGGCTTTCCCGTGTTGGGGGCGACGCCCCCAGTACCCATCCTCCCAGTTGTCGTCGTTGCTACGGCTCATGCCCGGTTTATACCACGAGCTACCTGCTGTTGTCAACCCCACCGTACAGGGTGCGGTAACGAGCCAGCGTGTTGGCGCAGATGTAATTGATTGCGCCGGAGGGTGACGTGTAGGGGACGAGCTTGGCTCCGCATTCGCAGGTGGAATTCATGTCCGCCTTATATTTCAGTGGCGTGCCGTTGTCAAGGAGTGGAGTATGGCGATGTGGGAGTTTTCCATGTCAGGCCTGGGGGAGGCGGACAGTAAGAAGCCCCCCGGCGCTGAAGGGCGTCGGGAGGCTTATTGAATTTCGGGGGAGCGAGTTGTTACGGTGGCGATGAACCGTTCCGCTATTTTATTCCCTCGTTCCTTGTATCCACGGCTTAGTCTTCGTCCTCGTTGTCCTCCTCGTCCTCGTTGTCCTCCTCGTCGGAGGTCAGCTTGGCCAGTGCGGCGGCCTTCTTCGCGGCGAGGTCGGCCTGCACCTTGGTGGCGATGGCCGGGTTGTTGTGGAGGAAGAGATCCCACGCTGTCCGAGTGCCTGCGATGGTCTTCCCACCCAGCTTGTGGCGTGGAAGCCCGTCCCCCAGCATCACCTGGGAGGCGCAGCCTACGAGGGCCGCGTAGATGGCGTTGGACTTCTCGAAGTAGGCCGCTGGGTTCTCAGCCCGGAGCTGGTCCGTACACTCGGCCTGCGCGAACATCTTGAGCAACAGCGACTGCACATCGGGGTTGATGAGCTTTGCGATTTCCAGCGCCTTGTTCACCTTGTTTGGATTGTCGGTCATCGGGGCGTCTCCTTGTTCGGCGGGTGGACTGCCCACCGCTTATACACCATTGCGCTTCAGATTGTCAAGGGGTTCAAATGGAACTTAGTTCTTGACAGCGGCAGGCATTTGGCTGTATAAGTGACCCATGACTACCAAGACTCCGAAGACCAAGGGCCACTGCAACGTGCGTACCTGCCGGGCGGTCCTTCCGTGTTGGGAGCACTGTCAGGACTCCTTCGATGGCCTGCACGAGCCCGACATGGCCTCCGCTTTTGTGGGGGATGGTGCGGACGTGGGGGTGGTGGACTTCAATTGTAGGCACTGCGGGCAGTCGGGCTCTCTCAAGGTGCGGCCGGAAGACGTGGTGTTCTCGTGAGTGCCGAGAGTGGGCTGGACGCGGCGGTGGCTAAGCTGAAGGTGGAGCTACGGGAGATGGAGCAGCAGCTTGCTACTGCCCGAGCTGGGCAGTTAGAGGCGTTACGGGCCGTTAGTGCCCTCTATAACCTTCGCTACGACTTGAAGAAGCCTGTGGAGCATGAGCCCACGCGAGAGGCGCTTCGGCTCGCGGAACTCGCGTTGTACGGTAAGTAAGCCCTTGTCTTGTGTCGTAGGAGGAAACGTGAAGACGAAGACCTGCCCCCACATGGCGCCGCGTGATGTCGTTGGTGACGAGCAAGACTGGTGTGTTCCCTGCCTTCGTGCAGAGGTGACACAACTGCGCGAGGCGCTTGTGGATGTGGAGAGGATTGCGTCGGTGTGGCGCAACGAGCGCGATGGGGCTCGTGCAGCATTTAGCGCCGTCAGTGACGCGGTGATTTACGCTGCCGGGGATGCCTTCGCGGTTGAGGTTGATGGAGGTATGGACGCTGCCGCCGAGAATCTCGTTCGCTGTATCTCGCGGCTCGTGAAGGAGCGCGACGAGGCGCAGCGAGAGGTCCACCTCCTCCAGTCGGAGGCGGGCAACGCGCGGGCCGAGCGCGACGAGGCGCGAGCGGCGGTCACTCACTTGGAGAAAATCATCGACCTATTGGAGCGTAAGGTTGACGGTCCGGCAGGACTTCGGGCTCGCGCCGAGAAGGCCGAGGCGACGCTGCGCGACATCGCCGAGAGGCAGCGTGAGGAAGATGCGCTGGCGGCCGAGCGCAGCGCGGCGGTAGCCGGGCAGCCGCGAGCTGCGTGGGGCCGTGTCATTCGCGCCACGCCCCTCGTGACGGACGGAGGTGAGTCGTGAGTGTCTACAACCCCGGGGAGGGCATCCCCGAGCGGGAGATGTCCGAGATCCGAGCCGAACGCGACCGCCTCGCGGCGCGGGTGAAGGCGCTGGAGGAGGCGCTCCGCGACATCGCCGAGAGGCAGCGCGAGGCTTGCGCGCAAGCCATCCGACCTAAGCCAGGGGAGTCCCGGGCTGAGGTTTTGACGCGAATCGCTTTCAGTCAAGGTGTCGTCCGGGCCACAGCCCTCGTGACGGACTCGACCGAAAGGGAGGTAATGGACGAGGAGTGACTGGCAACTGTGAGTCCGGAGGGCGCGACCACGTGGTCGCTGCTCTTTTTCTGTTGGCCAGGCTTGCAGGTGGAACTTGTGGGAGTTTTCCATTAGACGCCCAAAAAAAACCTGGGCCGAAGCCCAGGGTTTCCTACGGCAGCCTGGTCGTTACCAGCCGATGATTTCGTCCGGCTCGACGCCCCTCTCGTGAATGAGGTACGCGAGCACGGCGCTTCTCACCTCATTGGACGCGGCCTCCTCGCTCTCGAACTCCACGACGGGCCTGCCGCAGAGACTCGACTTCAGCTTTCTTGCGGTCAAATCCTGAATCCAGTGGAGCCACGCGGAGTCCTCGCGGCGAAAGCGAATCGCGTAGGTGGTGCTTCCGTAACGAACGACTTCAGGGTTTTCACGCACGATGGCCGCTCCTTACTTCTTCAGGAACTTCGTGGAGCCCTTGGGGAGCGCGGGCGACTTGAACTTCTCGGCGTGATCACGCAGGGCGTTGTCGAGAGCTTCCATGAGCTGCTCGCGCATGAACTCTTTGGGCGCGCCCATGGAAATCAGAGGCTGAATGGCGATGGTCATCAACGCGCGGAGCGTCCGGCGAGCGTGCGCCACGTTATTCATGGGGTCGTAACCCAGCAGGGCTGACAGCTTGGAGGCCACCACCGGGCCAATGGAGTGCTGAATGCCGGTACGGGTGAGGGCGTTGTTGGTGCCCGTGTCCTGCCCCAAGTTGGCCTTGAACTTGTCGAACTTCGCGAGTGCGCTCATTGTGTTTCCTTTCGACAGCGGGGTAGCACCCTTATACCGCGAAAGGTCTGCCGTTGTCAAGGGCTTCTTTGTCGGCCGGGGAACCTCCAGCCCAGGTCGAGGCGTCCGGAAAACTCCCTATGGTGGGCGCGCTCTCCAGTCATCCTGGGGCTGCGTTTTCGTCTACAGGAGCCCGCGCCGCATCGCTTCGGCGGTCAATTCATCCACCGTAAATCGGTGCCTCACTAAGCTGCCATAGCGGTCGGCTCCCTCGCCGAGTCCCGGGCCTGGCGGCTCGGATAGGGACAGCGCCACCAGCGCCCGAGCCGCTTGGCGCTCAGTGTACCCAGCCGCCAGCATCGCGTCCCACAGTACGGCCTCGGTGGGCGTCACAGCGTCACCTCTCTCCCTTCAAGCGCCGCATCACGAAGGACGGCGCATCTGGGGCATGTGGGGATGGTGGCGTGGAGGAGGTCGGCCGGTACAGTACCCCAACTGCCCAGCGCCGGAAGGTACTGGTTGTCACATGCAGCGACGTCGGACGGGAGTGACCTCCACTGAGCCCCCCTAAGAGCCGCCAAGCCCCGCACCGTCGCGTGCGTCAGTGGAATGCTCATGTCGTCATCCCCCGTCCCTCAAGCGCCGCGTCTCGCATTACAGCGCATTTGGGGCATGTAGGGATGGTGCTGGGGATACTCGACGCTGTTACGGTGTTTATAACGTCCTTCTTGCCGTCGCAGGCGCGAACCCACATCGGCAGGCGTTCATTGGCCACGACAAGGCCTTGCCCTCTCCTGATGTAGTCCAACCCCTGCACCGTCGCGTGCGTCAGTGGAATGTTCATCGTGCCACCTCCTGCACTTCGAGCGCCTCGTCTCGCATTACGGCGCACTTGGGGCAGGTGGGAACGGTGTCCGTGATTCGACACGCCATGACGAACGAGCCGAGTTGCGAGGAGCTGAGTGCTCTCACCCCATCGCAGGCGCGTACCCACTCGATGTCGGTCTGCACGCCGCGCAGCCTTGCCAACCCCTTCAGCGACATGTGCGTCAAGCGGTGGTGGGAAGGAGCAACTGCGCTGTCCGGGGCGCTCATGAGGAGCTTATAGCACTGTAAGCATGCTCCTGTCAAGCCTTAGATGCTAGTGAACGACAGAGCGGCCCAGGGCCCAAAATGGAATGCGCCGGACGTGACAAATGAAAATGGCCGGGAGCCCCGCAGCTCCCAGCCATTTCCACTCCACTCGAACTGAACATCGCCCCGCAGCTAGTTCAGCGAATGGATAAACCCGTCATCACCTACGAAAAGAGTAACCTCGTCGAAGTTGTCGCAGATGTCTGTCAGTGCTTCACCCCTGTCTCCCCAGTCACCGTCGAAAAATCCAGCGCCATGGCCATTCCTCGTGAGCCAAAAGTCGTGTCCGGCTTGCTCTGCCTCCGATTCGCCAATGAGTGCCGCCGCCTCTGCGAGGAACTTCTCGCAGTCCACCATCATTTGCTTCTTCAGCTCCCTTGTGAGGCTGCTGGGTCCATGAGTTGTGTCGAGGGGAATGTCGTTGTCTTGATGGGTCGAGGACCACAGAGCGCACTTGATGTATGCCGCAAGAAACGTCTCCATGGTGTAGCTCCTTTCTCTCTGTTGATGGTCTAGTTATACGACAGATGACCTGCGACTGTCAAGTAGCACCTAGTAGAGGTTCTCGGAGTAAAGCGTGCCACCGTTGACGGTATCTCCACCACAGCGCCGGAAAATTTGACCGGCGGCTTCGGCTATCTTCCATGCTTCAGTGCGCGTGTGGAAATTGCCGAATTGGTCGATGAAGCCTGCGTCCCACGACCAATCTTCTTCGCTGGTTCTCCCTACTGCGGCGATTAGGTTCCGCATGGTCATGTCCATGTGTCTAGGGCCAGGAATGATTAGACCACTACGTCCACGGTTGGCAGCGCAGACGATTCTGGGCGAGGCTCTGTTGCTCATGGCCGGACTTTACCACTGGTGACTGTCTTGGTCAAGAGACGGGTGGGGCGACCACATGGTCGCTTGCGTCGAAGTGGAGGATGCAGTGGGAGTTTTCCTGCCAGGACAAAAAAACCAGGGCGCGTCAGGCCCCGCAACCTGACGCGCCCCCTCTGTGCTTACCGCGTCTTATCGCAGCGAATGCAGTAGGACTGGCCGCGATGGTTGTCCCAGCGGTGGTTGCAGCTCTCCTGCCGCGCTTGCGTCGCTTCCTTGCTGTAGAACTTGCGTGAGTCCTTGTCCGCGTTCCTATCGAACTCAGAGTCCAGCGCCCCCTCGTGCTCCGCGATGTTGGAGCAGTTGAGCAGCAATTCCGCGTGGCGCTCCAGCCCTGTGGCCTGAAACTCGTCAGGGCGATGCACCTTTGCGAGCGCGACCGTATGCACCCACTTGGCGGGAATCCGCCTCATGCCGTGGAAGGCCCCGAGGAGCGCCCCGACAATGCAGCCGTTGGTGTCCGCGTCCCCGCCGCGCATCACGGTGTTCACCACGCCTTCCTCGAAGGTGGGAGTGCTGAGGAGGTGGTGGAACGCGAGGCGGAAGGCCAGCCGGACATGACCCCCGCCGGTAAACCCGAGGTCGCCCGCCTCCGCGCGGTTCAAGTCTTCGAGGCATTCCGTCGCCCCGATGAGGGTTGCCCCTCGCTTGGCGAAGTCGAACACCTCCCGCGCAGTACGACCCGGGAGCCGGATGCACCGCGCGATGGTGGCCACGAAGATGCCGCTGGCGTCCTGACACACCTTCGCCGGGTGAGTAAGCGATGCGTCCAGCCTGCCCAGCTTCGCCGCCTCCAGCGGGTGGAGCTTCCAAGCGAAGACCCCCAGCGGGCTGACACGCATCAGCGCCCCGTTGGCCTCCGTGGTGGAGTTGGGGTGATTCCCCCGAAGCGCCTGACTCGTCGCACACCCCATGTCGATGGGGTGCGAGTTGGCCCACCGCTGGTAAGCCTCGAAGACCTTGGTGGAATCGTAGCAGCCCTCCCTCCCGAGGGAGCCCGCGAGCGCCATGGCCATCTCGGTGTCGTCCGTCACCTGCCCCGGTACGACACGGAAAGCCCCGCCGCCGACGATTTCGCGGAGCCCCTCCGGGTAGAGGCGCCGGCACTCAGACTCACCCTTGAATTCCAGCGTGGTTCCGAGGGCATCGCCCGTGGCTTGCCCATAGAGGGCTCCGAGGGCTCGAAAATACTGGGTGTCGTTTGCGGGGCTCATGGTGTCCTTATACCTGAAGTTGACTGCTGTTGTCAAGCACCACCGGCTGCGGGTTTGAGTCTCACCCCTTCGGGCCCCAGCAGCTCATTCACGAGCTGCATTTCTTCATGGGTGATGCTGTAGACTTTCGCGGAGGTACACCAGCTCCCGTAGTCCATGGAACACTCAGGAAGAAGCCCGCGCACCTGACTGATGGCTTTCGGGGAGTTCGGGTAAACGATGCAGTCAATGAGTTCTGACGCGGGCATGGCTTCTTGTAGCACCAGGAGACTGCCGATGTCAAGCCTTAAGTAGTGGAGGATGCTGTGGGAGTTTTCCGTGCGGCGGGGACCTGGCGGCTTCGTAGCCACCTGGCCCTCCGAGGTTACTTCTCTACCACGTAGACGCTCCACCAGAGAGCCTTGGGGTCGAGGCGCGCCGCGCCGGGATCCACGAGTGTGGATGTGCCGACGCGCAACTCCTCCCCCTTATCGAAGGGCTGCGTCTGGGCCCACTCGTGAGTCTGCCGGGTCAGCTCGTGGAAGCTCGCCACTTTCGCGCCCCGCTTGGGGTCTGGCGTCCAGTCGAACTTGAAGGCGTGCGTGGACCCGTGGGCGTCGAGCACGATGACACTGGCGACAGCGATGGGGGAGGTTTGGGGCTTGGGGTTCACGGTGTTTCCTTTCCACTGCCCTAAGCCCGCTCCCCGGTACGCTGGGAAGCGGGCGGGGCGTCCATGTGGTCGCTTAGGCCGTCTTCTTCATCGGCTTCTGGAACTTCGCGTAACGGGCCTCCGCGCGCTTCATGAGCCACGTCGTTCCGAAGTTGGTGGCCTCGAAGGTGCTCCGGTCGATGGTTTCGTCGAGGAGAGCGCGAATGTGCTTGCAGGTGTCCTTGAAGCCGTCGTGCTCCTTCGTGCCCTTCTTGTAGATCCACGACTTGCAGGAGCAGCCGAGGTAGCCCGTAGTGCGGAGCGCCACGACGTACTTCTCGGTCGGGTTGGTGCTGCTCCGAATGGCTCCGATTCGATTCCAGCCGTTCGTACTCGCCTTGTCGTCCATGGTTCGTTTCCTTTCCAGCGGGGGTTGGACTGCCAGCCATGTATACCGCGAATGACGTGCTCTTGTCGAGCTTTTTGTTTGTCCCAAATGAAAATAAACGGCAGGGCATTTGCATAATGCGGCAGGACTAGGGTACGGAAAACTCCCGTCTCAGGGCCTGGCCCTGGGCGTGAAGAAGCCCGCCCCTCGTTGGAAGGGCGGGCTGGGCGTTTCCACTGAGCTAGTCGTTGATGCCTGTCACGCGGCCTGTGCGAGCTTCGGAAGCCTCGCGGCGCACCTCGCCCTGATGGAGTCCGCCGCGACACCCGCCATGTCGCACACCTCCTCGAAGTCGGCGGACTGGTCCTCGTCGAAAATCCACGAGCGCGCCTCCTCGTAGACCTCAGGCTTCTTGCCTGAGAGGTCTTCCATCGCCGCCAGCACGACTGCCATCCACAGCGTTCGTTCCCGTTCCATGTGCGCTCCGTGGGGTGTTGCGAGGTTCGAGCAATATACCTCAGAAGCCCTGCCGTTGTCAAGCTCAGAAGGGGTTGAGCGTGAAGCCCGTTGCCTTGATTTCTTCGGGCGTGGCCCCGGCCCTGATTGCGCCGTCATGCAGCAAGCGGAGCATTTCCAGCCAACTGTCTCGGTTCCAGCCTGGAGGGAGCCCCCGAGGCTGGTTGCGTAGGGTGTTGAGGGCCCGCTGCTTCGCGGCCTTCATCAGGAATGCAGTCACTTCATCCTGCTTGGACACGCGCCGCTCCTGTTGCTAAGCAGCTAGGGCTTGCGCGCCATCGTTCGCAGGAACGAAGCGGGCACCACCACGGGGTCGCTGTCACTCGTGAATCCGCGAGTCTCCAAGTACGAGCACATCTTTTCCTTCGCCCGAGCCTCGTCAGTGGCGCTGATAACCTTCACGAGAGTATGAATGTCCGCGCAGCACTCCCCCATGTAGCCGGAGGCGATGAGAAACTTGCGGAGCGTCTTCTTGGTCTTGGGGTTGGCCATGGGGGATACTACTAGCAGGGTTGGTCTGCCGTTGTCAAGCCCTTATCTGCCCTTGCGTCCATTCTTCTTGCGCTGGCGCTCGGCCTTCTTGCGCTTGCGAGCCTCTGCCGTGGCCTCGAAAGGCTTAGTGTGGTGAAGGGGCTGGCGCATGGCCTTCCAGCCGTCGTGCCGCTCGGTGTAATGGGGAGAGGGGGAGCTGAGGGCCGTGCCAATCATGGTGGCGACTGCAAGAGCGTTCGGAGAGGTCATTCCACCAGTCTACCCCAAGAGCCCTGCCGTTGTCAAGAGTGGAACCTGGCGGGAGTTTTCCAACCCGCCCTGGCCGTTTGCACAAAAAAAACCCACCGACCTTTCGGCCGATGGGTTTGTTTGTTTGGTAGTGAAGCGCCGAAGTTATAGGGTCAGCGCGGCCCTAAGTACGCTCAAGCATGGTGGCTCTCCCCGCCTTTTTATTCATTCAGTGTTTTTTCCAGAGTATGGGTACTCCTCACGTTCTGTTGAGTGAGGCCCGGAAGTTATAGGGTCCGGGGCCCTACCGTAAACCCAATGTGCCTGTCATTTGCCCTCGGGCGGTTAGAGAAGTTGTTTGACTGCCTTGCTGCTTTCGGTTTCAGCGAGCCCCCCGGCCGTGCCGTGTCAAACCAGCACTGAGCCGGTGTCGGCGGAGCCGACCAGAAACTCGCCCACATCCACCGGGCCGTACTCGTCGAGGACGCCCGGCGTTGACAGCGCCGTCTCCATCAGCGCGTCGAGGGCGGTAGCCACCGACTCGGCATCAGTCTTCGAGTCGTCGTACTCGACCGCAAAATACAGCCTCGCCGTCTTCTTCGCCATGGTGCTTCTCCTTTTCCTCTTGAATCTCTTTTACTACGGGTGGCAGCCCCTTGTCAAGTACCTACTCGTCGCGGACGACGGTAACGAAGTCCGCCCTGTAGATTTCGCAGGAGAGCGGGTAGGCGTTCCCCTCGGGGGAGGGCGTGCCGTTCAGCGTCTGGGCGACGCGCTCCAAGATGGTGGCCAGCGCCTCCACCTTGCCGCGCTCCTCGCTCCCCTCAGGGAGAACACAGGCCGCGTTGCGCATGGCGTCCGCCCCGCGCAGCGCCGCACCATACGCCTTGGTGAGTTCGCGGGCACCGTGCATCATGGCGATTCGGTTCCGGGCGTTCATCGTCGGCTTCGTCATGGGGTGTTCCTTTCGACTGCGGGGTGCGCCAGTAATACCATGTTGACCCTGCGATGGTCAAGGTATTTGAAGCGCCCAAAGAAAATAAATGGCAGGGCATTTGCACAGCCTGCTATTTCCAGGCCATAGGGGGAAGGAAAACTCCCGATTCAGGGGACCTGGCACAAGAAAAAGCCCGCTGACCCTGAGGGGCCAGCGGGCGGGGCGACCATGTGGACGCTTAGCTGGGGAGGACGGGGGAGGGCATCGTGGCCCCCTGCTCCTTTGCTACCTCGGCGCGCTCCTTCAGCTCGTTGGTGAGGGCGACGCCGCACTCCGCGAAAATCTCGTTGGGGTGAAGCCCCACGTCGAGCGCCAGCTTCATGCCGATGGTGACGACGGCGCGGAAGGCGCGCCGCGCGTTGTCCTTCTGCGTCAGCACGAGGCCCGGAACGGCCGCGAGGGCGGCGCTCACCGTGGGGAGAATGGCGAGCATGATGCCCGTGCGGGTGAGGTGCTTCTCGGGGGCGGGAGCGGGAATCTGGAGGAGGTCGGACACGGGGTGTTCCTTTCGACTGCGGGTGTGCCCCACTAATACCACGTTAGGCAATCAATGGTCAAGGTATTTGTTTCGACCGAATGAAGATAGCTGGCACGCGAAATGATTTCCAGGATTACGCTGGACAATGAGTTGCCCATGTCCTGCATGCGGGAGGGAGGGAAAACTCCCCGCAGCCTACTGGAGCCAGCGCCAGATGTGGCCGCCGAGTTCCCAGCCGATGCGACCGATGATGGCGAGAGCCACCACTTCGCTCAGGACGATGAGGGCAAAGGTGCTGAGGTCTGGGTTGTCGAAGGGGTCTTCTTCTTCTTGTCGCATAGGAGTTTTCCCTACCACACCTTACCCGGACCTGGGGTCGAGCACAAAGAAAACCGGGCACCTATCGAGTGCCCGGTTTCCACCGCGTGGGTTGGATGTTACTCCGTGAGGGGCTTCAGCTCCGCGAGCACCTTCGCGAGGGTGAAGGGGCCCAGCTTCTTGTTGTGCCCGCCCTTGGGGATAATCAGGGCCGTTGGCGTGGGGTCGCCCTTGTCTGAATTCATGTAGTGCTCGGGGTCCGCCAGCTCCAGCAGCTCCGACACAACACTTTCTTTGTCCAGCATCAAACCCGAGTACCAGCGGGGGCCACAGCATTCACACATGGACTCCGAGTAGTCCGGCTGGTCCGAGAGTCGCTCCCCCGCCTCCTGCTCGCAGTCCGCCTCGACGTACACCTGTTTCGCGGGCCCGGTGTAGAAGCCCCCGCTGTTGTTTTGCCAAAAGCGGAACCACGGGCCTTCCGCGAGGACCGTCTCCAGCATGGGCACCAAGCCCTCGGGGGTGCTCGCGTTGGTGTTCTTCATGGCGTGTTCCTTTCCGGCGCGGGGACTGCCTCTCGGTTATACCTCCTGTGGCCTACTGTTGTCCAGCCTTTTCTTCAGAGCGCGTAAACCGCGCTGTACCACGACGTACACTGCTCGACGAAGGCCCCGGCCCTCGCCAGCGCCACGCGGCCTTCCTCCATGAGGCCATACTGCTCGTAGTCGAAGTTGCAGACAGGGGCCACGTCGCCGCCGTCATGCACGATGACGAAAAGGCCCTCGGTGCCGTACTCCTCACCCCGCGCCTTCCACTCCTCGGGGGTGTAGAACGTGGTGCAGCCCCCGGTGTGGGTCCGGCCCTTCTTCACGAGGAAGGCAACGAAGGCCTCGTAAGCCGCCCGAGCCTTGGGGTCGGCGAGGGTGATGGAGTTGAGGTCGTTCTTCGGAGCGTTGCGGGCGGAGTTGGCGGGCATGGGTAATCAATACAGCAAATGGGGGTCACTTGTCCAGCCCTTAATTGAACTACTATTTGCCATGCCAACTGTCGTTGTCGGGCGGGGGAGGAGTTTTCCATGCTTTGTTCTGCGAAACCTGGCACAAGAAAAAACCCCGCCCCTTCGCGGGAGCGGGGTCGCGTCCATGTGGTCGCTCACTTCACGGGGTTGCCCGAGCCCTTGCACTTGGCGGGGGAGCGGAAGCCTCGGTGATTGGGGAGCGGGTCGGTTCGCTTGTTCACCGGGAAGGAGGCATCACACTCGGGGCAGTCGATGAACACCTGCCCTCGTGAGGACTTCAGGGGGCGTCCATCGGAGTAAATCTCGGGATCGAGCGGCTCGGACTCATTATCCACTTCGTCTTCAGTAGGCATCAGGGCACCTCGGAGTGAATGACGACGCTGGAATCCTTCCAGCTAGGTGTGGCCTTCCAGTTCCGCCCTTCGAGAGTCTTCGCCACCTTGGCCGGGCTGTCGGTGGGCATCTGAGCGAAGTAAAGCGTGCCGCAGTGTGGATGGGGTAGCGCCCCTCCCGCGCTTCGGTGCCCGGCTGGTAGGTGGAGAAGTCGGCGAGGTCACAGCCGAATGTCTCGGCAATCCAACGCTTCCAGCTCCACTTCGGTTTCATCGATCCTCGCAGCAATCCATCGCGCTTTCGTACGCCGCCTCCATGTCACAGCGGTACTTCTCACCCCCCGCCTCCGCCAGCTCGTCTACCTCCGAGTCGGTCAGCTCGACCTCCGAGCCGTCACTCACGAGCGCGGCGCTGTGAACGCAGTAGCCCGCGTAGATGCCGACGGACGGGTCCGCCTGCTCCCACTCCCCCCACACCGCGACCTCCAGCTCCACGTCGTCCCCGTCAATCTCACGGGTAATGGTGGTGGTGAAGTCGGCGCTTTCCAGCAGCCTCACCAACTTCTGGGCGGCGGTAAGGACGGCGGGGGTCTTCGCGGGGTTGGGGGTCATGCTGTCGTTATACAGGATACAGGGCACTCTTGCAAGCGTTTTGTTGAAGATAGTTTGGCCCGGAATTTGATTGTGCAAGTTGACTGCCTATGTGGCATGGAAAACTCCCCCAGGCTGGCATGGAGAGCCTGGCACCCTCCCCTCTCGGGGCTGGGGCCGGGCAGGCTGTTACGCGGGCTCGAAGCCTGTGTTGCAACCACCCAGCGCGGGGTGACACACCATCATGGTGCCGTCCGGCTGCTCGCGGCGGAGGGGAGGGGGAAGCTCCGTGATGGTTCCCTTGCTGAGACACACGGGGCAGGCCGTGTGCCTCACGACGCACTGGTAGGTGCTGCCCTTGTAGTGCCACTCCAATGAGGAGCGATACTTCGTGTCGTTGTCGGTCTGCGCGGGGAGGTTCATGCTTCCGTTATACACGAGACAGGGCACTAGCACAAGACCCCTGACGAAATAGTTTCGGCATAGATGTTGATTGTGCAGATAGAATGCCATTGGCCAGAGGAAAACTCCTAGTCTTGGTGTCTTTGAAAACCTGGCGTGGAAAAGCCCGCCATCCTTTCGGATGACGGGCCGACCACATGGTCGCTCAGCAGTCGTAGCCGCCGTTTTCCATGCGCCGGGTGTAGGCGTCCGCGCGGTCATCGTCGGCGCGGGCCTGCTCCTGCTGCTCCCAGATGGCGAGGTCTGCCTGCTGGGCAGCGTCGCAGGACGCGAAATCCACGACAGGGACGACGCGGAGGCCCTTGCACTCGGCGCACTGCACGTCATACGCGCCCGCGAAGTAGGCTTCCTCGAAGTCGGGGTCCGCGTCGAACTCCTCCTGACTGATGCCCTGCGAGTCGATGGAGGGGTTGACGTGCGTGCCCTTGCCCTGACAGGTGCCGCACACCTCGAACTTCGCCGGGAAGTCGGTGTCCACCTCGTCACCCTCCGGGTCGTAGATGGTGAGCGTTACGGTGTTGGCCTTGGGGTCGAATCGGTTGGCGGGGAAGTTACGCTCTCGACGGTCGGGCATTGGGTCGTTTCCTTTGCTACTGCGGGTTGCGGCACTTGTACCACAGGCTGACTGTCGTTGTCAAGCGCAACAAGCCCGAGGATGATGACGGCAATGACAGCGATGACCGGAATGGCCTTGACGAGGAAGATGATGAGCCTGACGAAGGCCTTGACGGCGTACCATGCCAGAATCAGCCCCAACAGCAGGAAGAAGATGGTGGTAATCATTCCACCACCATAGCACCAAGGCAGCCCGTTGTCAAGTGGAATAAGGGGTGGGAGTTTTCCCTTGGTGAGAAAAAACCAGGCCGACCAAGCCCCGCAGCTTGATCGGCCCTCTATGCGAACTCGGAATTGTGAAGCAGCCTAAGAGTCGCGGTGACTAGCCGCTCGCTTTCCCCGCCAGTCTAGCAGGTACATCACCGGACCCTCCGGTCCGCTCTTAGGCTCCTTCACAGTCCCGAATCCACCTCGAAGCCCTGCGCTTCGAGGTTGTCGTAATCCAGCGCCCGCTGAATGTCGGAGCCCGACAGTCCGGGCATATCCTCGTCGTCCCACTCCTCCACCGACGGGCCGGGCTTGCGCGCCATCGGGTGAGCCCCCGCGCCGGACTTCATGGAAGCGTGCAGGTGAACGATGTTGCGGTGCTTGGGGGTCGTCATGTTCTCTTTCTACCACTGTTTGACTGCCGTTGTCAAGCGCCGTATGGGTACCGGGTAGACGCGCCCGGCCCCGCTGTCTGACTCCCCTCTAGTGCGTCTTGCGGAGGGCGTTGAGGGCCGCTTGCAGCCCTTCCCGCATGCCGTCGAGGCACTCGTTGTCGAGACGCTCAGCGGTCTTCTCGTGCTCAGCGATTTCGTGAAGGAGGGTTCTGGCCATCGCTCGGACAACCAGCTTGCGGAAGGCGTGGTTGTCCGCCAAGAGGGGGTCGTCCGGGTCCATGGTGTTTCCTTTCGACTGCGGGGTGCGCTAGGTATACAGCCAATGGCGTGCGATTGTCTAGCTCTTTGTTCGGCTCAATTGAAAGTAGTTGGCACGGTAAATGATATTTGAACTGGGGGCTACCAATTGCCATTGGCGATGTTGGGGATTTTTTCCCAGTCGCGGATTTTGTGGTTCCAGCGCCACTCGTGCAGTTGGTTCCACGGAATCTCAGGAGGGGGCGCGTGCGTTGGGATGAACTCGGTATCCCGAAACGGAGCGGTCCAATTCTTCGTGTTGGTTTGATTGGTGCTGTGATTTCCGCTCCAGTGACCGTTTGCGGGGCTCATGCGCTCCTTCTACTGCGCTAGGCAGTCAATGGTCAAGGTATTTGTTTCGACCAATGACAGCTAATTTGGCACGAGAAGAAACTTCATTGCGCTTCAATTAACTGTTGCATCTGTGGGCTGTCATGGTGTATTGTGTCCGCATGAACGAACTCGCCAGCAAGGTTCTCGCAGCGGTCTTCTCGGCGGTCGAGTCGGCTGGTCCCGATGGGGTGTCAGGCGGTACGCTCTACGCGGCCCTGATGTCGCAGGGCTGCACCATGGAGCAGTATACCGTGCTCATGGACCTGCTCACGTCGAGCGGGCTGCTGGTGAAGGAGGGCGAGCTGTACTACGTAGCCCCCGAGGCGAAGGCGGCCTGAGGGGGCGAGCAGCGCCACCAGAGCCCAGGCTTTGGTGGAAGTCGGGCGGGAGTTTTCCCTGGTGCTGCTGGCCGAACCTGGCTCGCGACCATGTGGTCGCTTAGGGGCTGGGCACTTCGCAGATGGCCCATCGCACGCCAGTGTAATCAACGGGCGGCATGTGGGGGTCCAGCGGGCATCGCAGCGCCGCGCGGTTCCCCTTGAAGGTCTGCCCGGCCCCACACAGCACCCCGGCAGCCGCCGCCCACGCATTGAGCGCATCCACGAGGGGGCTCACTTCGCTACGGTTCTTCGACTCGGCGACGTTCCACGTGCGGAAGGCGTCGTAGCTGCCAGTGCTGCCGGTGACGACGTAGAGGGTTGCCATGGTTCCACCTTACCGGGTGAGGAACGGGAAAGAAACCGGGCGAAGGGGGCCCCGCAGCCCCCTCCGCCCTCTATGCGACCCCGAAGGGCTTACTTCGAGGTGGGCGCGTGGGGCGCGAACTCCACGAGGCGCACGCCGGGTGCGTACATCTCGACCCAGCGCGTCATGGCGATGGCCGTGGGCGCGTGAAAGCGATTGGGAAGCGGAAGGCTGAGGGGGCGCTGCTTCTGCACGAGGTCGGGGTTCATGCCCCACTTATACAACGAAAGGTCTGCCGTTGTCAAGCATCCCGAGGGGGGAAGAACTCAAACAAAATGCTTGCACAATGGCGGTTCATAGTGTATTGAAGGGGTGCAGTTCAACCCGCTCAAAGGAAACCGAATGCCCCCCAAGCCTGTGCGCCCCACTGTGACGCCTTCCACCACCCGTAAGGTGGCGGTCAAGGGAAACATTGTCGTCGTTCAGACGGTTAACAAGCTCAAGTGAGCCGCTTCGTGCGGGAGGTGGCGGCGAGCGCCGCCGTCACCTTCGCGGTAGGCGCAGCCGTGATTCTCCTCCTCACCCTTCTCAGTTGAAGGGAGCCCGGCCCGAAAGGGTCGGGTGTCCCTGTGGGATGGAAAACTCCCTCCCCTGGAATTTAGGCACAAAAAACCCGCCAGCCCCGAAGGGCTAGCGGGCGCGCTGCGGGTCGAGTCACCCCACCTCTTCCGCGAAGAGGGTGCGACCGCTGAAGAGCATGAAGGAGCGGGTCGTCAGGGTGTAGGGCTTGCCCTCGTTGTCGGTATACTCCCGCGCTTCCACCGTCTGAGGCGTCTCGCTGACGGACACCTTGCCTCTGCCCTTGAGCTTCACCTCGTTGAGCTTCTGCGTGGCCAGCTCGCGGACCTTCTCGGAGGTGAGCGGCTCCGTGGCGGGCACCTCGGCGAGCGGGAAGTGCGCGCTCTTCACCTTGCGGTTACGGCCGAAAACGCCGACGACTCGCATCTCGTAGGACAGGATTTCGCGCTGAACTGACTCGGGCATGGGGTGTTTCCTTTCGACTGCGGGGGAGCCACTTTATACCGTAAATGCCCTGTCGGTGTCAAGCCTTAGCAGCGGGCCATTTCGGGCATGGGCCCAATACCACGCTGGAAGGCGAGGAAAACCAGCAGCTCGGCTTCGGCGGCCTTGGCCGTGGGGTAGTAGTCGGACTCGCGGCTATACGGGCCGCAATCGCAGGTGCTACCGATGTACCAGCCGCCGCCAGAGTGACAGACGGTGAGGGGAACGGCGCTGTTGCAGTCAGAGCAGACCGAAGGGGCGCCAGACAATTGAGTTTCACCGGGGAGCATCGCGGGGTTCCTTGGTTTCGGGGAGGGGGGAGTAATACACGTGTGGGCTTCAGTTGTCAAGTGGAAAGCACCTGGAGGGAGTTTTCCCTCCTCCCTGGGGCTTCGTTGGTTTTGCGTGAGGAGTGCCTCAGCGGACGGGGCGAATGTCCCAAAGGACGAAAGAGCCTTCCACGCCTAGCTCGACATAGCCTAGCGCCTGCATAAACAGGCACCATTGCGCTTGGGTGTAGAACGCGCGCAGCGGCTTGAAGGGCGGGAGGGCGTCCATATGGTCGCTACTTCGGTACTACGGTTTTCACGATGCCAGTCAGCACGAGACAGAAGGGCAGGCGCTGTGGGTCTGTCAGCTTGTTGCTGTGCTCGGGCAGGGTGCCGGGGGCGCATGACAGCGTGATGTGCGGGCAGCGCCCCGGCGCCATGAGGGCGCCCGCGTTGTGGTCCAGTTCCACCAGCACGGCCTGCCCTTGGCCGTCAGCCATCACCGCTGACACCACCGCGCGGGCCTGAAACTCGCTCGTGACGGGGGAAGCAGGGTTATGCATAAGCGTCACATGGTCCGCGAACACCCGCCCGTGTACGGGCTTCACTAGCGCCAGCAGCAGCGCCCGTGACTCCTTGTCGAGTGACAGGCAGGTGAAGGGCTTTGGCGGTTCGCGGGGAGTCATGGCTTCCTTAGCGGCAGACGGGGCAAACCGACTTGCCCTTGACCGTCTGTGTCGGACGGCCACAACACATCTTTGGGAAGACCACGACGACTGCGGGCGGGGTGGTGGGGCTCATTCCCACCTTATACACGCAACGTCTGCCGTTGTCAACCCCTGTAGGGTTCGACCTTGTAGCCCTGCCGCGTGATGGCCTCGCTGAAGGAAAACGGCGTGTTGCGGTGAATCCACTTGAAGCACTCGTTATGCCCGGCGGGGCCCGTGTCTTTCGAGGTGAAGACGACGACGAGCCCGCCAGCGCCGCCGTTCCACGTGTTAATGATACGGAAGCGGTGCGGGGTTTCGGTCTGGCTCATGGGGTGTTCCTCTCACCTGCGGGGTGCCCAAGGAATACAGCGAAATGCCTGCCGTTGTCAAGCGATGCGTGCGCGAATCTTCAGCCACAGGACGCGCACCACGGGAATCAGCATGACGAGGGCGGCAAGCTCTTGCGGGCAGATATGCATGGGCCCCTTTCTAGTCCATAGCCCTCCCATTGTCAAGCCCAAAGGAGAGGGAAAACTCCCTCCCGAGTCCCTGGGCACGAAAAGGCCCGGCTCCCTTTCGGGGCCGGGCGGCACTTCAGAAGTCGGACTCACCCCCATAGTCGTAGTCATTGTCATGGGCGAAATCCTCGTTTTCCTTGAGGTCGCCGGGGTCCCCCTCGTTGTAGTAGCCCGGAGGGAGGGGTTCGTTGTCGAAGTCGATTTCCTCGCCGGGCTCCGGGGGAACATCCCCCTGCGGGTCCACAGCGTCGAAGTCGGGGGCGTGCTTACCGTCACGGATGGAAACGAGGGGCATGCGGGGCTCCTGTTTGGGGTGTCCCTACTTATACAGCGGATTGACTGTCAGTGTCAAGTGCCTAGTTGACGCGAATCGTCGCGACGAACGCCACGATGGCCGCCTCCACCGCCGAGTCGTCGCCCCCGGCAGCGGCAGCGGCCTTGCCAGCGGCAAACACCTTGGGAATGGCCATCAGGGGAATCTGGACCCCCGAGCAGCTCTGCCCGTAGATGCGGGTGATACGGGCGTCGAGGGCCTTCTCTTCTTTGGTCTGGCGGGGCATGACCCCTTATACAGTGGAAGGTCTGCCGTTGTCAAGCTATAAACGGCGCCTTCCGACAATCCGAGTCGGGGAAAACTCCCACCTTGTGTCCCTGGGCACGAAAAAGCCCGCCTCCCTTTCGGGAAGCGGGCGGCCCTGCCGTGAGGCCGTCAGTCGATGGCCCACGGGGCGGCGTTGTAGCCGGGGAGGGTGCAGACCGTGGCTCGCGTCAAGTCGTCGAGGAAGCTGGCGGCCTTGGAGTCCTTCCACCCGTCATGCTCGCAGCTCTGGTACTGAAGGCTTTGAATCGCCTTCAGCACCCCCACGGCGTCAACCGCGCCGAGGAAGCGGGTGAAGCGGTACGGCGGAGGCAGCGCCTTTTCCGCGTAGCGGGCGTTGACGCTGAGGAAATTCTCGCTCCAAAGCATCTGGCCCACGGCATTGGGGTCCATGGATCCCATGGACCCCATGGCGGCAGTAACCAGCAAGTCGATGTGCTTCTTCGTCACGATGAAGGCGCTCATTGTGTTTCCTTTCAGGCAGCGGGGTGCCCTCTTATACAGCGAAAGGTCTGCCGTTGTCAAGGGCAACAGTGATTGTTCGGAACCTCCCACCAAGCCATGATGAAGAAGCCCGGCGGAATCCGCTCTTTCACTGACTCGGCGGCTTCCTCCGCCGTCGCGCCCACACCGTCAAAGACGGTGAAGCGGTAGACGTGCTTTTCCCCCGGAATCAGGGTCGTCTGGTTTGTTACAAAATGGTATTTTTGCATGGCGGGTGCCCCACAATACTACGCAGGGTCTGCCGTTGTCAAGCTCTTTGTGCCGTAGGGGGAGGGAAAACTCCCTTCCTGAAACCCTGGCATGAAAAAGCCCGCCAACCCCGAGGGGCTGACGGGCTCGCGTCCATATGGTCGCTTAGGCGCGGACGCGGATTTGAACGTGGAAGAACTCGCACGCCTGACGCCATGCGTCGAAGCGGTCCGAGGCGCGGAAGAACCGCTCGCCTTCCGCGAACGTCACGCGGAACAGCGGGCGCCCGCTGCCCCAATAGGCGCCGCCCGAGTCGTAGCCGCCCTTGTCAATCGGAATGCGGTGAAGGCCGCACAGCTCCCCCTCCATCGGGGAGCCGTATTCCGAGCGGCCCATGGAAGCGCCGTACTGCGAGCAGGCATTCGAGAGCTTGAGGGACATGGGGTTTCCTTTGTTTCAGCGGGGGAGCCCCTTATACTGCGAAGGGGCTGGCGTTGTCAAGCGTTCCGTTCGTAGGAGCGAACGATTTCCGAGAGGTCTGGCGGAGCTTCGGGGAGCCCGAGATCCTCCGAGAGGTCTTTCAGGGCATCCGAGAGGCAGTAGGGGGAGGGGCTGCCGCACTTCGCCTCATGGGCTGCCCATTCCTCCAACGCTTCCCCCCTGTCGTGGGCGAGGCACTCGGCGCACACCGCGAGCGCGCCCCCGTGGTCTGCTTCGGTGTAGAGGTAGACGGCTTCCACCACCCGCCGCTTAGGGTCGTGGCTCCCATGGTCACAGAGAGGGGGAGCGCCATCGGGGCCGTGCGTAACGCGCTTGAGAGCCATGAGCTTCCTTTCGGCTGCGGGGCCTCTAAGTATACTACGAAAGGGCTGGCGTTGTCAAGCCTTCGGAGGCACGTAGCGAACGAACACCTTGCACTTACAGCCGGGCACCGTGCAAGCCTGCGGCGGCTTCGCGGGCGGCTGGTAGACGTGCATCGAAACGTGGTGCTTGCAGCCTTGGCACTTCTTCAGACGCGGGGAGGTAGCCATGCCTACCTTATACACAACGGCAGTCAGGAAGTCAAGTACCCATAGTTGGAAAACTCCCGTCTCGAAAACCTGGCACAAAAAAGCTCGCCTTCCACGAGGGAGGCGAGCGGGCTCCACGAGTCAGGGGTTTCACTCGTCGTAATGAATCACGTAATCCACCACGTCGCCCGTGAAAACCCGGCCGCCCGCGAGGAAGATGGTAGCGAAGTAGGGGTGAGAGTCGTCGAACGTCGAGACAATGCGGCCGGGGGAGTAGAACTCCAGAATTTCGTCGTGAAGCTTTTGATCGACCCCCGCAGCATCGAAGCCGGTGAAGTCTCCGTTGATGAAGGCGGTAGCGAGGAACGCGGGGAGGCGAGCGGTTTCGATGCGGAAGGCCATGGGGTGTCTCCTTGTGACTTCGCGGGAGCCCCTTATACTGCGAAGGGGCTGGCGTTGTCAAGCTTTCTGTTTCAGCGCGGCGCGGAAAACTCCCGCCAGGTGCGGCGCGCTGCCCGCCACTCGGCTAGCGGGGCACGTCGTTAGCTGCCCGTTCGATGTCCAGTTGAGCGAGGGCGATGCGAAGCACGTCCTTCGCGTCGAGAACGGGGGACGGCCTCAGCGGGCTGGCGTCCTTCCGTCGCAGGGAGGCCCCGCAGGGCTCGTAGTCTCTCGCGAGTTCTTCCAATGTCTCAGGCATCGGGGGTGCTTTGTTGCGGCTGTCTTCGGTCGCCATAGTCAGGCCCACGGCGCCAATTCCACCGGGTTGAGCGCGGGGCGCGCATCGGAGAGGCGCGGCAGCCGATACGCACTCACCGTGACGAAGCCGGGGGAGGACGTGAGGGCCGCGCACTCCTCGGGCGTCATGGGGCGCGCCTCGCTCACCTTCTGGGGGACGGCTTCGATGATTTCGTCACCCGGCTCCAACCCCGGGCAGGTGTCCGGGCGCTCGGACTTCACGGAGAAGAGGCTACCGGAGCGGACATCACGAACCACGATGCGGAAGGTCATTCGGGTTTCCTCTCGTCTGCGGGGGACTCCCTTCTACACCGGATGCCCTGCCGGTGTCAAGCACTATCCGCGCGGGTAGCCTGTGGAAAACTCCCTTTCCGAAAACCTGGGCATGAAAAAGCCCGCCTCCCTCATCGGGAAGCGGGGCTGCGAGGGTTGGGCCGGGGCTCCAAGGCGGCCCCGGCGTGGCCCTCTAGGGGTTACTTGCTGCTGAGGGCCTTCAGCGCCGCCCGCATGCCCTCGGCAGACACCTTCCACTCCGGAATGCCGCCGTCGAGGTCGAGGCCGACGCAACCCTCGATTGAGGACTTGTAGTAGCGGGAAACGAACTGCCCGTAAGGGCCGTGCGGGTAGCGGGTGTCGTAGAACTCAACCAGCTCCTCGCCATCGGAGGTGAAGAGCATCACGTTGAAGTTGACGCCCGGAAGGGTTCCGGGGACCGTGGCGAGGTGGGTGCGGGTGGCGGGGGCGGAGGACATGCCTCCTTATACAGCCTTTGCCTTGCCGCTGTCAAGCTCTCTCCATGCCCATTCGTCGAATTTGCAGGAGGGGAGTTTTCCAACGTCAATTGGCACAAAAAATCCGCTGGCCCCAGGTTTGGGTGCCAGCGGATGCGACCACGTGGGCGCTTACGCCGCGAGGGGCAGGCGCACCGTGAGGGGCGCGGTGTCGCACTCGACGGGCGGGGGCAGCGGGCGGAGCCAGACGCGCTCGGCGCTCTCGTGCCTCTTGAGGTCCGGGCAGAACTCGCCCGCCTCGCGCTTGAAACACTCCCAGCCCTCGGGAACGAACCACGCGCCGTCATCGTACCATGAGGTGATGACTTCGAAGCTGTAGACGCCCTCGCCCGCAGGCTCCCAGTGCGCGGGCACCGTGGGCACCGCCTCGGGCGCATCGTCGATGTTGGCGCACTCGCCCGTGCAGCAGCAGCAGGAGCAGCCATTCTCCTCCATGGCCTCGCGCGCCTCGCGCGCCTTCTCGGCCTCGCTGGCCTCCACCGCGTCAGCCGCCTGCTCGTCGAGCCAGTCGGCGAGGGTGGCACCACGCGAGGGCATCGCGCGGGCGGGAGGGGAGATACGGAGGGTGGCGGGGCGAGCGGGGCGGGAGTGCATGCACACATTCTACACTATGACATGGCACCATTGCAACTCATTTGAAGGGCCCAATTGAAAATAAATGGCACAGCATTTGATTGCGCAATTAGACTGCCATGGGAGGAGGAAAACTCCCAATCGCTAGGCGTGAAAAAGCCCCGCCTCCCTGTGGGAAGCGGGGCCGTCCATGTGGTCGCTTAGGGCTTCACAGCACCCTTGGCGAGCAGGCCCGCGTAGTGCGCGCGCGCCCACTTGATGGGGTGAATTTCGTGACCGTGGGACTGCTTGCGGGTGTTGCTGAACTCCATCACACCCACAGCCACGCCACCCGTGGGCAGGGGCGCGAACACGGTGAGCGAGGAGGTAGCGGCGTTGTAGAGCGCGTGCTGACCTTCAGGCAGGCTCGCGACGTAGGTCACGACAGCGCGGGGGAGGACAGCGGCAGCGGCAGCGGGGCGGGAAGTGGTCATGCACCCCTTTTACAGGATGAGCACGCCACTTGTCTAGTTATTTGTTTCGGTCAAATGAAGATAGTTTTGGGCACCTGGCGCACCGCGTTAGACGTCGACCCCGAGTTCCTTGCAGCGCTTGCGCAGCTCTTCAGAGAGGCGAGGCTTTCGGCCGCATCGGCACTCTTCTTCGAGTAGGTCTTCAATCAATTTACGAAGCAATTCCGTTTCAGTCATTTCAGAGTCCTTGGCACTTCCTACAGTCGCACTCTCCCCAGACGGAAGCCCCGCAGGGAGGCTCCTGAGGAGGGTACAGGGCGCGAAGGTACTCGCGGGCGGCTTGCCGGGCCTGCTTCTCGATGGCGCGCTCCTGAATGTCGGCGGAGGCCCCTGACTGCACCCGATGACGGGGGATTGCCCGCTTAAGGTTTTGCCCCACCTTTCTCTCTCGGTAGCTCACTGCGAAGCCTCCTCTCTCAACTCCCACTCTCGGCGGGTGCCCACGTCGTAGTTACCTTCTTCGAGGTCCGCCAACGCCTCCCACTTCTGCCACTCCCTCGCGTACTCTGGAGAGCCGTAGCAGGGCTGAATCGCGTGCCAGTGCGGATTGAATTGCGGCGGGCGGAAACGTCCCTCCTTCATGGCAAGGGCAACCCGCCCCATCATCCGCAGCCCCTCCGCGTGTGCCTCCTCCCTCCCCAACTCGTGCCCTTTGAAGACATGGGCATGCGCCCACCGACTCCCCCTCTCATTCTCGACGACGACAGACACCGCGTCGTGTTCATCGCAACCCTGTTGGTACACATTCACCATGAGGGAGACGATGAACACCGGACACCTCAGGGACTTCGGGGGAGCCCCCTCCTACCACATGACAAGTCATAGTGCAAGCGTCTTGCAGGGGTGCATGGAGGGTTGCCGGTGGTGTAGACACCGGGAAAACTCCGGGAAAACTCCCATACATGGTATAAGAGGGCCTACTTCTCCGGTTCAGAACATTTAGAAAAGTAGGTCCTATAAGCAGGGCCCTCCACCTTCAGTCATATTCCGGGGTACCTGCGCCCCCTAGTCGCTGTACATTAAGTACTGCCCTTGTACAGCACGGGATGGCCCCCATGGTACGGTGCCTCTAAGCGCTGAGCTGTGCGTACGGTGCGTATCGGTCCATCTCGGTGCGGACAGCGCGTCTGCCGGTGTCAAAACCCAAAAAGTTTGGATTTTACCAAAACCCGTTTTTGGAATTTTTGGTGGAACCAGGGGTGGGGCACCTGTTTGACAAGTGACTGCAACAGTGAAGGGAGCGCTTGGCGAGTTTTTTTGAGTAGCAGGGTGTGGTGTTGTGGTATGGTGCGGTCAGCTTCCGAAAACCCTGACAACCGAGGTCCCTGTGGCGAATTACAAAGAACTGGTAGAGGAGCTGGCGCTGGCGTACCTGGGTGAGGACTTCCAGAAGAACCACGCGCGTAAGGCTGCTGAGTACGCGGCGGTGACGCCTTCGGAAAAAGGGGAGTGGCACTACTACAACAATCGCCACTACCACCATAAGACTGCCGCTGATTTCCATGATGCGGCTTTTAAGGCAATTACCCAACATCCGAAGCTGGTCAAAAAGTATAAGCTAGGGGGCGACAGCGAGAATCCACAGGAGCTTCATGCCCGCAAGGCGCGCAGGCACCGCCTGCTGGCTACGGCCCATGAGAAGCTGAGGGCTGGCGCGGATGCTCCGGAGAAGGATTCTAAGACGGGCAGCTACATCATCACCCGCAAGAAGTCTTAGATTTTCGGACGCAGGGGTTGGTGGCGTCGTAATGTAGGGCTGCCCGTTTTTTTTTCCTATGGAGTGACATCGCATGGCGCTAATCGCGTATAATTTGACGGGTGCTCCGGTAGCGCTGAGCGGCGTAACCCCCTCCATCACCCTCCCTGCCAGTGCCGCGCCCCCTGTGCCCGGGGATGGCGTGAATGTCACCTCCGAGCTTCGGGGGCTGCTAGAGGCAACCTACATGCTGTTGCAGACCCAGGCGACAGGCGCGGTTCGCTACGTCTGGTCCACTGGCGTGGCGGAGTATGCGACGCCGGGGCTGACGGTATTGGACGCCGTGACATCCAAGGCCATCACCACCGCCACCACTCTCTACGTGACGACGGCAGGCAATGACTCCACTGGGGACGGCACCGTGGGCGCGCCATACCTGACGATTCAGAAGGCGCTCGACAGCCTGCTGGCCTACCGTATAACTGCTGTTGTCACAATCTCGGTTGGCGCGGGTAACTTCGCCGGGTTTGTCGCGGGTGGGTATAACCTTGGGGTTGGGGGTGCCGTGCATGTTGAGGGCACGATGACCGTTATTGAGAGTGGCACCGCCACAGCATTCAGTGTCGTAGACGGGTATTTGAATATAGAGGACAACACAAAGACTTGGGTCGCAGACGAGCACCAGGGTCGCTTCGCGGCCGTAGCGTTTGGGGCAGGAGCCCTCGTTTACTTGCCTATTGGTACTAATAGCGCGACGCAGATGTCGATTGCGACTAACAACAGCAGCTTGGGTGGGAACACGGCATATTCCATTGCAGAGCCTGCTACCAAAATAACAACAGCGTCTTCTGCGGCGTCCGGAGTAGGCGTGTACTTCACGACTCCTAGCTCCGGGACTCAAACTGGCGTGGGTGTGCTGGTTCGCAGGGTAGAGGTTGGGACAGGCCTTGTCGCCACTGCACGGTGGGGTGTCTACGCCAACCTGACGAGTTGTACCCTGCGAGGCAGCGTCGCCAATACGGGCGCAAACCGGCTGGAGTGTACGTATTGTTCGTTCCTTGTTCCTGCTGCTGGTCGGGGTATTTCCTCGACGTCGGCGCTTACAGACTCCGGGATGATTAACGCGCAGCAGTGCGTGTTTGTCGTCGGAACTTCCGGGATTGGAGTTGCGGCGGCCATGGGAGGGCAGTCAGGTATGCGGGTCTCCTTGTGCCAGATTCGATGTGGAGGCGGGACCTCGGTAGGGTTCCATGTGTGCGGTGGGCAAGTGACTATAGGCTCCTGTGGCATTTGGGGGGCTGCAACCGGGCTGAAGGCCGAGAGGCACGCCGTCGTGGATTCCCCAGCAGTTCCCTCCTATCTCCCGCCGACTTTCGTGGGCTCTGGGAATACCCTGGCTGTGGAGTGCCTGACTGGCGCACGAGTAACCGTAGGGCCGAGTTCTACCCTCACTGGTACGACTGAAATTTCAGTCGACGGGGCGACCTCCACCATCGCGGCGATGCGGGCCCTGACTCCGAAGGTTTTTCCGGCAACACCTAATGCCTATGGCAGCTATGTTTGCGAGTAGCCCTTTGGCGGCTTCATCGTGCTTGTAGTGGTGATGCCCGTTGCTGCGCTCAGCCGCTGGGTTGATCTATACAGGAACTAATTTGATTAGCGGACTGGATGCCGGAGATACTGAGTAGGTCTTCCAACCCCTCTTTGAGGAATTACTCCATGGCGCTACTTGTATCGAACTTGACTGGAGCGCCTGTCGCTCTAACCGGCATTACTCCCGCAGTTACGATTCCGCTCAGCGCGGCTCCTCCTGCGGCAGGACCGGCTGTTAACGTCACTTCGGAGCTGCGTGGGCTGACTGGCCCGGAATATGTGGCGCTGCAGGCGCAGTCTGTCGCCACGCTTCAATACACCTGGTCGACGGGCGTAGCGGAATTTGCGACGCCAGGCCTGACTATTGCGGATTCCTCGGGCTACGCCCCCACCGTAGTTGGCTCTGTCGCTAGCGGACTCGGCGTCACTGTTGACTACAATGGAGATCAACGCATTAGCCACCTCAAAGTCACCGTAGACCATACCGCCTGGATTGAGGCCGGGTTAGTTCAAAGTCTGACGCTGGCTTCCATCCCTGCAAAGGCCCGGATACTGAGTGTCATTGCCGACACCACTGCCGCACTCACCAACGGAGTGTCTACTTTGGATCTTGAGGTCGGCATCACCGGAACTCTCGGAGGTTGCATCGCTACCCACGACGTGCAAGCCGCCCCAGTAACCAAGGGGCTCCTTGATGCGGACATGGGCACGCTCATGACACGAGCGGCCGCCATCCAAGGCGGCACCCTCCCCTCCTGGACCGCCGCCACCGACCTCATCGCTACCCTCACTTCAGGCACGATTAACCTCGGAGATGGCGTGGCGACCGCCCTTACCACCGGCAGCACGACGTTCTACGTAACCATCGAGATGCTGTAACCGCCCGGTACCACTACTTCAGGACGTGCTTGACAATGACGTCCTGAAGTAGTACTGTGGCCCACATGAACAGGTCGCCCATGCACTACCGAGACCCCCGGATGGCTCCTCTCTCGAAGTACCGCCTTGGGGAACGAGTTGCGCGGTACAAGGACCACCCCCTCATGCAGGACGTCTTGGACGACAAGACTCGGGTCGAGTTGGCGGCTGCACTTGACTTCCAGCAGCAGCAGGAAATGGAGCGGGCTCAGCTTGCTGCCGAAGAGCAAGCTGAAGCGGCTGCTGCAGCCAAGCGTGGCTTCTTCGCGAAGCTGGCATACCGGGCTTTTGACGCCGGAGTCGTCTTCCTCTTTGCCCAGGCTCCGGACGCCCTGAGTGACGGGCTTGACTGGATTGTCGAGCGAGTCGAGCGGGCCAAGAAGCGGTAAGACTTTTCTACCTCGCCAGCAGCTCCGTGCTCTGTTAAAGTGCGACGCATGACTGCCTCTATGGGTACGCGAAATTTAACAAGGGATTTGCAGTGCATTCTGGAGCAGCAGGCGTCCATTGACGCGGCGCTCTTCACGGAGCAAGACGTGCTCCGGTACATCAACCGGATATGTGTCTCCTTGGAGGAAATCGGATTTGTTCCTCCGGGGGCCTTCACTATTGGCCGTCTTTTGAGGGCCATTGAGGAGGAGGTGCTGCCCGCGCTGCTTGCAGAGGACGCTACGCAGGTAACCAAGGTTGGTCCGCAGGGCGCTATTCCCCATGCCGCCAAGAAGCAGGGTTTCCTGAGTAGGGCAGTCGGCGCGGTAAAGGGGGCAATTCAACGTGGAGTGACTCGTGCGGCCACTAAGCTGCGTCAGCACCATTCGGCGAAAGCCTCCGCCGCGTTGGACGCTGCCGCGAATCCAGAGGTGCCGCTACACGTAGCCACCAAGGCCGCCAAGACGTATGCCAAGCACTACGTAAAAGCAGCGAAGCTGTCCAAGAGGCTCAATCCCAAAACGCATGCGGCGTTGAGCAAGTCAAAGGCTGACGCGGGCGATCCTGAGCACGGTACACGACACGACGCCGCGTACAATGTGTGGCACGCCCGTAAGACGGCCCCAACGCTTCAACGACACAAATTGAATCACGCCCATCAGCTAAAAATTACGGCGGACGTAAAAGCAGCCAAAGCGCAGCGCGCCGCAAAGAGTGCCCAGCCGAGTGTCGCCTCGGACGCTACCAACCCGGGAATTGCCCATAAGGGCATTTGAGAGATTTTACGCCATGAACCTTCGCGAACAGACTGCCGTGTTACAGGGATTGTTGGAGCAGCAACTCTCAATCGAAGAGGGTTTGCTCACCTCGAACGACCTGCCTCCGTACATCGATGCGCTGTGTCACCATGTAGCGAGTGCAGGGTATGAAGTACCGGAGTACTTTGAGTTGGCGTCCTTTATCGAAGGCGTTGAAGCTCTCCTGGCTACGGACAACAGTCTTGACGAGAGTCTTTTGCGCAAAGGCATTAGCGCGTTGAAGGGCGCGGTAGCCCGGGGCTTGGCCAAGCTGCCCAAGGGCGCGCACGCGAAGCTGCAGAAGTACCACGCCAAAAAGGCTACGGCGGCGCTGGACTCTGGGGACGATCGCAAATACATCCATCATTACACTGCCAAGCACTTTCATCAGCAGCACGGGAATCCAGAGGCGGCGAAGATTGACGCAAAGAAGGCCGTCGCCCATAGCGAGCCCAAGCCCGGCACTACCCACGCCGCCAGGCGGAACTTGCGTTACTCCAAGCGGGCGACCGCGACAGCCAAGGCACAGTCCAAGGAGCCCTACGCGGCCATCAGCGCCCGGAAGGCTGCGGCCCGGTCCGTGGACTTCGCGCCTCAAGACGAGCCCATGGGCGATTCCGGGCTAAGTTCCACCATCAAGTCCCCCAAGTCTGGTACTGCGACCATCAAGGCGACTACCGTCACCAAGCTGGCACGCCCGAAGAGGTCTTGACAATACAGCTAGTGTACTGTACATGGGTCCCTGGTTCAAGGGAGGCGGGCACATGGCAAGACAACGCGCAGGGACGAACACACGCGTTCTGGATGAAGAGGTAGCGAAGCTTACCGAGAGAGTAACGGAGCTTCAGTTGTTGAGGTCGCTAGATGCGAGCCGACAGGAGACTGCGTTACGGCTCCTTACTGCTACGCTCGAAGCGCTGGTAGCGGAGTGCACTCGACTGTTGGAGCCCCGGGCGACTCAGCCTGCTTCAATTGGGTCGTTAACCCCAATTCAGAATTCCCCCAAGAGCAAGCATGCGTTGCGTACTGCGCAGGTGACTCCGGAGGCGCTTCGCTTGAAGCTGGGAGGCACTCCGAAACTTGTCAATGTAGCGCTGGAGTCCGTAATAGAGGAAATTGCAGACTCTATTTACCCTAAGTCACTTTGTTCTGTGTCACAGGCTCCTCCGCCATCGGAGACTAAGGGCTTTTTGACTTCCAAGGGGTTTTTCAAGCAGGCTAAAGGGAAGATTTTCAAGTCGTTAAAGGGCTCCCGCAAGCGTACGAAGCCTGCGTCGAAACCCCAGCTTCGTGCTAAAAAATCGAAGCGTTGACACCTCTAATTAAACCGCATTACCAACCATACTGGGGGCACCTATGAGCGATAGCAGCACCAGAAAAGCTATTAGTGTGATTACGGCAGCCGTTGTTGCGGAAGCCGAGGGATGGAAGACGAGGGCACTCATCGCAGAGCAGGCGCTTCTGGCTTCTCAAGAGGAGAGTGCGCTGCTGCGAAGCATGCTGGCCCACACCAATAAGCTCTTGGATGCCCTCATGGCTGAGCGGGAGGCTTTTCTTGCGAGGCAGGCGTCTTCCCGGCCTTTCTGCGCTCCTGTACTGCCTTCCCAACTGTCCTGAGAAGGCTACAACCAGCGCTGGGGTAGGACTATCTTTTTAGAAAAACAAAAAATTGCCCGCGTTGCGGGCTGCGCCCGCATGGGGCGCATTAAAAGAGGTTACTCGGCGCGGCTTACTGAGGGGTGGCCCCCAAACATTTGTGGGTGGATCTTGAGGACGGGACATGGACGACTTTGATTTGAGGGCTTGGTGCGTTGCTGGCGGTTTGCGTGTGAATCTTGAAGCCCTTACTCCGAAGTTCGACGAGTGCCTATGAGTGCCTCCGAGCCCATCAACGATGAGTGGCTTCGCGACGTCAAGGGCTTGGCCTACAGGGACCAGGACGGCCCCCAAGTGGGGGTCAGTCGCGAGGGGCTAAAGCGAGTTTTGGCGCGGCTGGAGGCTGCCGAAACTGCCCACAGGGAGGCTGAGGCCGCCCTCGGAGAGCAAAAGCAGCCTCGAAGCGAGGGGAAGGGCCGTTCTGGTGGCAAAACCGCCTCAGAGGCCAAAGCAGCCTCCCTTTGGGAGGAATTCACGGTGTACGTAGAGACTCCTCATTTGCCGGGACACGCAGTTCCTATGTGCGGTTTGTGCGGTAACACAGGAGTCTTCGATACCCGTGAAACAGCGAAGACTCCTGTGGGGAATGTTTCTTGCGGCGTTCGGGCGTACTGCATCTGCCCCAATGGGCGCTCTATGAAAGCAGCCGGGGACCCTCTATGAGTAAGCGCTTCTGGCTGAGTTGGAATGAGCTAGCCAAGGACTACCGTCCGTTGAGTTACCCACCGAATTCTTGCATCTTGGGGTGGTGGTGCACCGGCTACGACGACACCTCCTCCAGGATTTGCGCTTGGGTTACCGCTACGGACGAAGAAGCGGCCAAGGCTGCTGTCGCTTTGGATTGGCCGGGCGCCAAGGACTGGCGTTTCTGCGCAGAAGTGGGCAGAGACTGGGAGCCGAGTGACCGCTTTCCGTTGGCAGAGTGGACTAGGGCGCGGGTGAACCCTTGAAGGTTCAGAAACATATTATTACCCTCTCGGGCGAGGTCCCGTTTGAGATTGAGAGGGGCACTCTCATGCAGACGACTGACGGCACCTTCTTCAGGGTGACTCGGCGTGTTTCCACTAATTGCATCGAAGTCGCGCCTTACCGCTGGTATCACAGGCTTTGGAGACATCTGGCCCGGCTTCCGGGTTGGCTGCTTTTATGGGGAGCCTTAGCCCTTCTCTTGGCATTGGGAGGCGTTCTGCTTCCTGGCTGGTTAGGGCCATGACGGAGTTGGCCGAGTTCAAAGAGAAGTTCAAGCCTTATGCGAGGCATCTGGGCTTTTGCTGTCGAGGCCTCCCTAGCGGGCTTCGCCCCTGTAACTGCGGTGTGTTCGAGTTGCTAGATGCGGTAGGGGAAGAGGAGTTGGAGAAGCGCAGGCGGTTCCCGGAGTTGGGGCCGTTCCCAAATGTCCCACGCATCCAAGCATGGGTGCTGAGTTGTGAACGATGACTAAGGTGAGGGCGAAGATGCGAGCTTCGGAGCTGTTTCAAGCGTATCGGCGTGGGTGGCGAGACGCGGCTGCTTCCAGTCTCCCTGACACTCGATTTACCGCGCACCCCACCCGGGAAGATCTCACTGCGGAGTACCGGCGAGGCTACACGGAGGGGCGCGCTAGTTACACTGCGGACATGAATGCAGCCATGAAGCGCCTTGGTTATGTTCCTACCCTTTTGAGAGACTCCGAGGCTAGCGCATGACTAAAACATTGGTAGAGCACCTAGAGGGTTACGATACTGGGTTCAACTGCGTGCACGGGCGCGCGTTTGACTGTGATCCTTGCATGGAGCGGCTGTCCAAGCGTCAGCGCGCGGATGCTGTGGAGCTGTCTAATTTGCGCGCCATCAACGCGCACATGCGCGTCAAGCTTAATTTAATTGTGGAGGTGTGCTCCTGGGTTCGAAGCGAATCTGACCCCTTAGTGCGTGTGGGGATTTTGGCGTTGGACGCCCTTTCTCCTCGTTTTGAGGAAGTAGACACCCCTTCCCATTAGTGTTGTGCTACTCTTGCCCAGTCGCAGGTGGCATGAAGCTCCTGGTTACTGCTGTCCCCGTTTCCGCCAGGAAATAACAGCGACAGTTGCGGATACGCGCTACAGCGTGTATGCCGTAACCGGAAAGGGCTCCCGGGTGGCAGAGCCCACTTCTTTTTGACGTCCCCTACCTTTTGAGGCACGGGCCGCCGGTCGGAGTCTCCCTCCCCTCAGACCGGCGGCTTTCTCATGTCTGCGACCATCTGGTCGCTACTTGACAATGGCTAGGCCTTGGTGTATGGTTCTCCGCGTGAAGACTTACGGGAAAGATCGCCGGGCTTACGCCAACCGCCACCTCAAGGGCACCGACATGGCGTGTCCTTGCTGCGTGCCGTACTCCACCAAGCGTAAAAGTCCCACCAAGGCTTACAAGAAGCGTGCGCGGCAGGCCAAGAAGAGGGAGACGACCGCACATGTGACTTGACAACCAGTATCCCACCGTGTATACGGGTTTGCGTGACCAGCAAGAGTTTCAAGCGCCAGCAGAAGTTTATTCGCACCAGTGAGGAGTGGTACCCCACGGTAAGTGGGCAAGTCCGGGTAATTTTCCAGCGTTTAGAGAGTCGTAACGCTCGGCCGCTGTGGCGCGTCAGCGTGTGGGGTGGTGACGACTTTGGTATGGAGTTGGACCTTCCTGAGACCGAAAAAGTCCGTGCCCAACGAGTTTATAACTCCATCGTGGATTTCACTACGCAGGCGCAATTACAAGCAATGGGACTGGAGCGGGCATGAGCGAGTCACTTTGGGCCGTATGGGAGACTGAACACCCGGAGAATGGGGTAGTAGGTGTGCAGGCCGCGTCTGAAGCCGACGCTCTTCGGGCCTATGAGAGCGCGGGTTACAAAGACGGTACTGCGGCGCTAAGTGCGAGCACCTTGGTCGTGGCCGCGCCTGGTGGGGCTAAAGCGCAGAATTTTGAGGACCCATCCACCGAGGAGTTGGCCAAAATTCTTAAGGCAGGGCACGGGGCGATTATTCGCGAAACCAGAACGTGGTGGTCTATCGCGGAACACGTCCTCGGCCTCATGCGAATTGCGCGCGCCCAGGCATTTCGTCACTGCGCGAAGGACCACAACATGCTTTTTAGTCTTTGGGTGGCCAAGGGCACTGAACCAAAGGTCGAGCCGTGAGTAGCGAAGACTACGACCCCGCTTGCCGCACGGCTCGGCAGCTTGGCTATCGAGTCAATGTCCCCTTTGTATTGGGAACGGTTACGCAGTGTTCGGCGTATATTGGAAAAGTCGACCATGACCAAAAAAATTGAGGCTTGGGCCCTGTCCAATGCTTCAGGTGCTTTCGTGTCGGTAGTGCTCAATAAACCCCGGAGTGTTCGGGGCTACCGCCTTGTTCGACTTGTTGAAGCTGACCCTGCGGTAGGGGCTGTGCTTCGCGCCGCCATCAAAGAAGCCAAAGCCGAGCCGCTGTACTTTTCAGACGAAGACGGTTGCTCCCATAGGCGTAGGCCTTCGGCGTTGAAGCGGGCAGTCTCTAAGCTGCTAACCCAGAGGGAAAAGAAATGAGCGGAGAAGAGGAATCAAAGTCCCCGTCGTTTTTCCTGTGTGGACTTACGCCGGATCCACCGCCATCCACTCAATTCAGCGGGGATGGCGAGACATGCCCGAAGTGTAAGCAGAAGACTGTGCGTTGGGGCTACGGCCTTTTCGGAGGGGGCATGGGACCTTGGGAGGTTTGTGACTCCGGCGGTGTTTGCGACTGGTTCGCAAAAAAGCAGGACGCCTCATGACTCCGACTACAATTCTAGATTCCTCGGGAAATCCAATGCAGGGCTCGACTCCTTTGCCCGCGCCTGCTGCTCGTGCCGGGATGACTGGTGAAGAAATCGGCCAGCGACTTAGGACCCAGGATAACCGAATCACTTCAGACCCAATTTTCATCGTGCAACAGCTCCACCGGCAGGTTGGGATGGATCCGAGCTATTGCAGTAGCACCCTCTGGTACAGTTCCGATGACCAAGAGGAGGCAAGCCCCGAGAAGACGCGCGCAATCAAGGAGGCTATGGCCAGCACCGAGCTGTCTTGGAGTGAAAAGGACGCAGTGGCCGAGGGCTACACGGAAGTCGGCTACGTCGACACGTGGGAGTACGTAACAGCGTGTTTCACTGACGCAGCGGCTCAGGAGTACATCGAGGCTAACGCCCATAACCTGAAGCAGCCCCGCGTGTACGTAGCCAGTGGCTACCGAAACCAGGAGTGGATTGCCGTCAGGAAGCTGTTAATGACGTTGCCAGAGCGGGACGCAGAAATCCGCAGCAAGACACTGACGGAGATGCTCCAATTCCTGGAGACACACACTCCAACTGAGAGTCCTTCCACTGCGGCTGTTCGACTGTGTTTCAAGGTGCTCCGAACAGAGCTGCTGAAGCTGATGGCCTGCAAGGATATGGACGAGTACCTCAGTAAGGAGTGAGTGGGTTTTATTACTCTGGCCAAAAGGAACCAAGCGTATGACTCCTCGTGGAGAGTGGTGGGTAGTATCCCAAGTGAAGGATCGCCTCTTCGTCGAATGCGAGGGCTTCCGATCCAAGAAGGCCGCAGTGCATTGGCGAGATGAGCACTACCCCGAGGGACTGCTACTGCAGGTTTCCTTGGGTGTTGTGAAGCGGCCTCCGGGGGAGCGCTAAGCTGGCGCTGGTGCCTCCTGGCTGCCTATTCTTGCTGCCGGTCTTGACAATGACAGCATTGTACAGTAAGGGGGGTGCATGCATCGGACGATGAAGAACAAGAGGTTGACGCTATGGGCGCACTTGGTGTCTGCGCACGCAACGGCCATTACGTTCGATATCTCCCTTTCCGAACTTGAAGGGATGCACAATCAAGAGCATGACGGCCCCGGCACCATTCGAAATCACGACAGGGGCTCTAGGGAGTACAGCTTGCAGAAGCTCGGAGCCGTGCTCTCTGAGCCGGACGAAGAGGAGTGACCATGGCCAACGTAACCGTCTCCGGCGAGGAAATCCTCAAGTCGCTCACGAGTCACTTGTGCCACTTGGAGGCCTGTCGAGAGTTCATCGACGAGTTTCAGCGACAGGGCTACGAGCCCCGTGTGTTGGAGTGGACTAAACAAAACAGTTCTTTGAATAGCTATGAAAGGCTCGTAGCTCAATTCAAGTGCTACGAGACGACTAAAATCGGCGGCCCGGGGGTTAAAACCACGGTCCAAGTGGTCCTTGAGAACATTGAGCAACTGAGAACCGCAAAAAAGTTGATCGCCTACCTCCAATTGGAGGTTGGGTTCTATGGTCGTGTGCTTCCCGATGCGATGGTATCTCAGCTACACCGCCTCAACGGTTTCGACGACTCCGAGTAAACCCATGCTGCTCCTTCGCCACAATCTTCCCGAACATCCGTATAGGCAGGGAGAGATGCTGCGTCGACCTCCAGGCACTGAGAGTATGTCTGGACACATCGATGACGGCTCCGAAACCGGAGCGTGCGGTAACGGTGGCTGTGGCTTTCGTACAGTGTATCTTCCGTGGATCGACTGTCCTGAGTGCCTAGTGCTCCTTGATTGGGGCTTGGACATTGGCCTCTTTGCGGGGGGCACAAACGGTATATTTCAGGTGCAGTCTCCAGAAGAAATCGCTGCCGAAAAGGCTGCGGAGACCCGCGCGCGTGAGCGCCTGTACGCATCGATGGATGCTGAATTTTCGGAAGACGATTCTAACCCGTTCGATGACGATTACGGCCCCTGAGTCTTGACAATGGCAATGCGGTCGTGTGAGGAGGGCATATGCATCGGACGATGAAGAACACTTTTGAGGGCAAAACCTTTTACGAGTCTGCATTCGAGCCGACGAGGGGTGTGCTTGTTCGCGAGGTTGAGGACCGACCACATGGTCGCCTTAGCTACGGCGCGGGGTTGTCTGAGTGGCTCTCAGAAGAGCTGCCTTGGCCGGAGCGGCATGCTTTCCAAGAGCGCTGGCGGGCTAAGTTTGGCCATCGAAGCCTTCCTTTTTCACCCTCTCCAGAAACTGTGGATATTTCTATCACGGATTGGTGCGCATTTGGCTGCTCGTACTGCTACCAGGACAGCACCGCAAAGCAGGCGCACGCACCCAAGGACCTCGTAGACAAAGTCATCCACAGCTTTGATTACAAGCCCTACCAGGTGGCAATCGGTGGTGGGGAGCCTACGGCTCATCCGGATTTCCCTGAGATTCTTCTGAATGCGCGGCAAGCTGGCGTAGTGCCTAACTACACTACGGCAGGCAACGTCATTCGGCCTGAAGTCATTGAGGCCACCAATGAGGCTTGCGGTGGGGTCGCGATGACCTATCACTCGTGGAAGGGGTTGCATTGGTTTGAGGAGCACTACGTGAAGCTTCGTAAGCTGCTCAAGGTGCAGCTCAATGTCCACCTCATTGCGGACAAGGATGTCGCCACCAACTTGGAGGCGCTAACTGCCCTTCAGAGGGCAGTGGGCAGGCTAAATGTCGTGATGCTCGCCTATTACCCTGATGTCGGCCGAGGCACGTTGCACAACATCATGCCTAAGGCTGTCTACGCGGGTAGTCTGCCTCTTGCTATTACCTCTGCCGTTGCAAGCGGCATGACCCTGGCGTTTTCAGAAGGCCTTCTGCCTTACTTCTTGTCTCGTCCTGAACTTGGAGTAGAGACGCGTTTTGCCTCCAAGGCGGAGGGGCTTTTCTCTGCATATGTTGATCCCCGAGGGCGACTTAGTTCTAGTAGCTTCGACCCTCCTCCCAAGCCCGTAAATCTCGACGCTACCGAGAAATTCGTGCCCGAGTACGAAGAAGACACTCCCGAGGCGCGACAGACTAGCGCGGAGCAGGAGCTGGCACTGTACCCAACGGTTTGGGAAGGTCGTCTGCAGGACCAGTGGGATCGCAAACGTGGGTGGGATTCTCAACCCCGAGGCGCTACGTGTTATAGCTGCAGGCTCAGTGGTTCCTGCGCTACTCCCAGTGTACACCACTATTTTGCTTGCGCGTTTGCAACACACAACGGGAAGCAAGCACCCTTGAGTGCCGAAGCACAGCAGCGACTAAACGAGCAAAAGCTCTATGAGGAGATAGCCGAGCAGGAAAAACAGCTTGGTCGGCAGTTAACCCCGGAGGAGTACGTTCCTTACACTGAGCGTTTCAAGGCGATTCGAGGGCTCTGATTCGATAGTTGCCGCCCCGAGGCAGCACCCTCAAGGGGACACCAAGTAGCTAGTGCAACAGAGCTTAAAATACAGTAACTCAGGAGGCTGTTAACCGTGCGTCGCTTAATCATTAACGTGGGTTTCATTACGAATAGCTCCTCGGCCGTACACTGGTTTCCTAAGGAGCTTCTTGATGTTCCAGAGGTGCGGGCGTTCATGGCCGCTTACGGGTTGTCTGGCGGTACTACGGGAAGTGACCTTTGGGACCGAAGCAGGTGCGACAGCGTGGCGCTCACTGAGGCACAGAAGCACGAGGTGCGTACACAGCTAAGTAGCGCCGAGTACAGTGGGGGTATTGGCGAGTCCATTGACCCGAAGGATGCCAGCACGTTTGTTGTTATTTATGGAGATGAATACGAGTCTGTCACCTCTGAACTGGCCGCGCTTCTCTCTCGAATTTGCGCTGAGAGGGGCCTCTCCCAAGAGCGGAGTGAGTTCAACTAGTCGTGCAAACTAACTCGCCCGGGATGCTCCCTCTCAAGGGCCACGTGAAGGCTGTATTGCGGTCGGCATCACTGACTCTGGCAAGCTGCTACCCCTTCTCCGAAGGGTACTTCACGGAATGTCGCACTCCTGCAGGAAGCCTATGACCTACGACCCCAAGAAGCCAAATCGTACCCCAACAGGACGAATCTATTCGGAGCCTCGTTTTCGAGAGTTCCCGATGCGTACTGAGTTCGGTAGGAAGTCTCGGGAAATACTGGACCCCAAAAAAGACTATTGCTTCATTGAAGCCGACTACTCCGCTGTGGAATTTCGAGTTTACAGCCTTCTGTCCGCCGAAGAGCGCAAATCCCTTTGGTGTTGCGATGTTTATCCCCGAAGAGAATTCAGTATTCGCGGCATCCCTGGCGAATATGCCCAAGTTGTGGGTCCGGTAATCAACAGCAAAGAAGAGCCACTTAAATGAAACTTGCAGATTTGAAAGTCGACGACAACCAGTATGGGTCTATCGACCTGTCCAAGCTCCTCGGTAAGAAGATTCTTCGTGTTGAGGGGCACATCTCCCGGGAGTTTGGAAGGGATGCCATGGTTTTCCAGTTACATGCCCTTGTGTTGGAGGACGGGGTCAAGCTGTTTGTGGAAGGGGAGCATGACACTGCCTACCTTCCCAGCCTGCGAACCGTTCCTGGCTTGGAAAACGAGACGCTCTGTGCGCTGTACGAAGAGGGGTTGGTGCAGGGCGCCTAGGCCTGCCAGAGTCCCATAACTAGTGGGTACCCTGGGCGAGGTTTTGGATTTCCAGCTCCGGTTACTGGTGAATTAGTACGTGGAAGAACCTCCCCAACGTGCTGGAAGAACTATCGTAGCGAAGGGTCCGCGTTCACAACCTGCAAAAACGCTCTCAGAATTTTGAGGCGACACCGCCCGGAAGCCTGTTCGACTCCATAAAATGGAAGAAGTGTTTAGGCAGCAACTACGTGTAGTTGCTGCCTGTTTTTGTTTCCATCCCCGAAAATGGAAGCCCTTACTTGCTCCTTCCATTTCTTAAGTGCTAGATTGCCCTGACATTTCTGTCGGGGACTCTATGCTTAAATGGATTGGTAGTACACTTAGCCCTGTAATCCGATTTGGTGAGCTATTTGAGGCTAAGGCCGTAGTCGGCCAAGTGAAATTCCAGGTCGGGGCCACTGCGGGCGTTAAGGATAAGGCTTGGGTTAAGACTAATGATCCCGCTAATGCCAAAAAAGCGGGATGGATGTACTGGATGCAGTCCAAGACTGCATTGTCGTATGGTATTCAAGACGGCTCTATTGTTCATGTGACAAAGGATCACAAGCCGTTAAAGCCTGGCGATCACGACCCCGAAACTGGAAAGCCCGCGCCTGCGGCTATTCCTCCGGGCCAGCCTGCTCCTGCTCCTGCTCCTGCTCCTGCTCCTCAAGCGGCAGTACCTACGTCCAAAACACCAGAACCAGAGCCGGAACCAGAACCAGAGCCGGAACCAGAACCAGAGCCAGAACCAGAGCCGGAGCCGGAACCAGAGCCAGAACCAGAACCAGAGCCTGAGCCTGAGCCTAAAGCCGAGCCTGAACCAGAGCCTGCGCCTGAGCCTGAGCCTGAATCCGAGCCTGCGCCTGCGCCGGGAAAGGTCAAGGAACCTGAGGTTGTCCCCCCTTCTACTGGAAAAACCGTTCCCAAGCTCAAAAAGAAGGTTCCCCTAGGGACGGTTCGCTACCACTCCATCAAGGCGGGGGAGCCTGCCAAGCAAGTACTCATCCGAGTTACGGATGATCCCGCCCATCATAAGGGCGGCTGGAAGTACTTAATGACCGTGGATGCTGCGACAAAGCAAGGCATTCACCACGACGACGTTCTCTCGTTCACTTATACCCCTTCTGACACCGATGTAATGAAGGGCAAGGTGGACCTACACACTGACGAACACGGCAAGGTAAAAAAGATAAGTACATCTGCGCAATTCCCTAAATCGGACGGGCCCAAGCCGGAAGTACAGAAGCAGGTAGTTGTTGCTCCAGAGGAGCCGAAGCCCGAAGCACCTCCCACGCAGGCGCCCAAGCCCGCCAAAGACATCGTCCCTGCGGACGGTGTTCCCCCGGAGAAGGTGCCCGCATTGCTCGCGTACCTGAAGGGTCTCCATGCGTTTGAAGCCAATCCCGAGAAATTCCTCACAGTTAATGGCGAACCTTCTTTGTTTCACAAGGCCATGCAGGACAAATGGGGCTCCGATTGGTTTGAGCAGTGGAAGAAGTCCACAGGAGCACCCGGTGCTCCTGAGAAGCCTGCTGCTGCTATTTTGAAGTATTCGGAGCTGCCGGACGACGTACTAGCCAAACTCGGGGAAATTGGTGCATCTGAGGGCTCCCTTGTGGCCCAGGTCGTGGCAGGGCTGCACTCTTTGGGCAAATCGGGTCCAAAGACTTTGGCGGCTGCATCCAAGCTGGACGTTATTCACGCCAAGGTGGGGTTGGACCAACTGAAAGACGCTGGGTTGGCCACAAAACATGGCGACGGGACCTACAGCTTCAACTTGGGCTGGACAACCACAGAGGATGAACCGACGAGCGCCAAGAAGGCGAAGAAAGCTGCGTCAAGTGACCTGACTCTACCCTCAAAGCCGGACGTAAAGCTGATTGAGCTGTTGAACCCGCATGATGTCGATATTGACTCGGATGCTGGTAAGGTCATGCAGCTCATTAACAAGTACGGTGATCCGACCCAAGCGCAACTAGCTAAGGCCGCCAAGCTAACTGCTTTCGGTGTGAATAGTGCGTTAAATTGGCTACTCAAGAATGAGCTGATTAAACACCATAACGGTGGTTACGCTTTGGGACCGAAGTTTGTCACGGGGACAACCTCTGAGCCTGAAAAGGGAGCCTCCAAGCCTGCCGAAGCCGCAGCCAGCCCTATCGGCAAATTCGGTCTCGCACCCACAGAAACGCCCCCAATAGCAGAACTCTCGTACGTAGCCTCCGGGGCGGACAAGGGGTTGGGAGGCGCGGGGGAGAAGCACATCTACAAAGACAAAAAAGGGCATGAATGGATTTTCAAGGTTGCTAAGGCAAAAGACGGATCCTCCGAAAAACCTTTCGCTGCTTACGCCCAAGAGTGTTTTGCCTCTATCGCCCTGAAAGTGAAAGGCAATCACATCCCCATCAAGATGGTGCATCTCAAGGGCAAGATGGGTACCATCCAGCCTCTGCTTGCCAAAAGCGGGGACTTGAGCGCCACTCCATCTCCTGCGTCTTTGACTTCCCTCGAACGGGAGGATGTGGCGTCCGAACACGTGTTAGATTGGCTGATGAGCCAGCATGATACCTTTGGGGCGAACCTTATCCGTACCAAGGTAGGCAGGATTGTTGGTGTGGACAAAGAGCAGGGCTGGCGTTACTTTGGCGAAGACAAACTCTCCGTAGATTACAAGCCGAATACCGAGCATCACGGAGAGAAGCCTCCCTATTACAACCAGTTCTGGAAAGAGTGGTCGGAGAAGAAGTTCGACTTTGACCCAACGGTGCTTAAGAAATACTTAGACAGCATTGACAGCATCGATGACGACGACTTCGTAGCCAGCACCAAATCGTATGCGGAGAGTTTTTGGGCGGATAAACCCAAAAAACAAGAAGAGTTTTATAACGAAGTCCGCAAACGTAAGAAGAATGTTCGCCAAGACTTTGAGAACTTCTTGACGGATTTGTACAAGAAGAGGAACGCTCAAACTGAAGGGGAATTTACCTTTAAGTCAGGCTGGGTGCCGGGGGTGACGCATGCTCCCGGGAAGCCGAAGAAGAAAACATACAAGTACAACGCGGAAACCGTTGCTGGGGACTACGGGCTCCTAACAAAGCCTTACATCCCCACTACAGGTCCCTCGGCCGGACAAGCCGACGCTACCAAGCTCACTCTTAAGACGAGCAAAGGCCCCGATTACGCGGCTAAACTCGCAAAGTTTGCACAAGAGCTTAAACTCACGCCTTTTGTGCCACCAGAGCTTACGAGCGTAGTTGACTCTGAAGGGGTGCTAACAGGGTCCACCTACAACATGATGTTTTTCCATCGGAAGGACTTCGACAACGCTTATGTAGAAAAAACGGAGGAGGTCGGGACTACCGTTGGCAACACGCCTTCGCAGCCCGAATACATGCCGGAAGTTGAGGTGTCTCCGCACGCCCACAGCAACTTGCACGAGCTAGAGGGGCTCCATCATGTTGTTTTGCCCGCCTTAGGCAAGCGGCTTAACTTGGATGGCGGTTCCGTAGAAGGGCAGCACGCTAAAGCCAAGAAGTTCATCGACAAGAAGGGGAAGGACTACTACCTCTTTCAGTTCAAGCTGCGAGACACAGTTTGGAAGGGTATCTCCGGAGGTAGTAACGCTAATTGGGCCTTCCTTACGGCACAATGGGACCCGAGTAAGCACGCTTTCGTAGAGTCAGGTGACCACTCTGACGTGGTTTCCACTAAGAAGTGGAGCAAAGACGAGTCAGAGCTGTACTTGGCCACTGACTCCAAGAAGTGGGCCTATATGGGCTCCGTTTACGCAAAGGTTCGTCCCCAGGCAGGTGAAACCCCCGCTCAAGCGCTGCAGTCCCTCTTGGAGACAGTGCAACCGGGTTTGGCATCCAAGCTCCTCACACCGCCTTCAGAAGAAGAGCGGGAGATAGTGAAGCTTTCTAGAGTGCTATGGAGTGTTGCGCCCAAGGAGAGCGACACTCTCCCAGAATCCGATCGCAACGTCGCCGAGTTGAGAAAACGGCTAAAAAAGCACGGCTACGGGGCACAAGAGCTGGGAAATCTTACCGAAGTCGAGGCTTTTCCGGGGTACGCTACCTGGAGTAAGCCGGGAAGGTACAAGAGCCTAGCCAAAGGCAAGCTGCGGTACCTATTTAATGGTATTTCTGGTGAAACAGCCGCGCTCAGTGTCATGCGTCACGGACTTCTTGGCATCCATGAGCGTAACTTGCTGGGCCTCCCTCAATTCGGCGGCTCGTACACTGCAGACGTTGCCAGTGGCTCCGGGGATGGCATTCTGACACGGGTGGTGACTGAATCTGGATTCAACCACGATTTCCTTTCCCATGCTTTCCATGGGAAATACCAAGTGTTGATTGCTCCAACAGAAATTGATCGCTTGGACACTTACGTACACGATGGGGACAAGTACGGAACGTGTAGGGCAGATAGCTCCGACTGGAAGAACCGCGCCAGCGTAGAAACCCGTTTGGAAGGGCAACAACAGGGCTACAACTCTGGCATGGAGATGTCTTTCCGCAAAGGCATTGGTCGGGGGAAACTACTTCGTATTGTTTGTCACAATGAGGCGAATCGCAAAGAACTCATTAAGCTAGCAAAGCAGTCTGGCATCATGCAGGTGAATGGGGTCCCTACCGAGGACTTCGTAGTGGTGGCCACGAATCTTGGCGAAGCTTATAACAAGTATGTCAAACCACTGGGATTCTAAACGATGCCTCTATCATTTAAGACTATCTACCGACTTTCTGACGTGAACCAAAACTACATTAGACACTCCCAGATTGCGATGGCCCCTCGGAAGGTGAAGATTTCGGGGCCTGATGGCGCACGAGAGGAATACCAGTTTCTCGTTCCCAATGACGTCAACTTGGGTCACACCATCGCTGGCAACGTAGAAAAAGATGAAGAAGATGCCATCGAGATTGAGGACACCGAGCGCCGAGGTGAGGATGGAAAGCCTGTACTCTGGAGGTTCGAGCCCCTCACTCTAAAGTTGTGGAACGAGATGGGCGAAGCCGGAGAAATTGAGGGGTGGGAAGAGCTTGGGTCTGCAATTAAAGACGATGCAGAACTAAAGCACTTCTATAGGTACGAGTGGCTACTTCCCCGACTGGAGTGGTGGAGCGAGACACTGGATACAAAGGAAGTTGCTCCTGCGTCTGAGGGGTCTGCCGAGTCGGGGGATGTTGGTTCCGCAGAGTAACCCCTAGAAGCTGGCGATTAGTGCTAATCTGGTAGGTAGACCATGAATAACTCAGAAAATAACAAGGGCCCCGCTCGTCCGGTAAGTCGTGAGCCTCGGTTTACTAAGATTCGCGCGCTTAACTGCTTCGAAGAAGTGCACCAGCGCATTTTGGACGGGCAAGGCTCTACGGCTATAGCCAAGTACATCCAGGAGGAGGAGGGAGAGTACTTAGAGGCGACCAGAGAGTCCGTGGTATCCGCACTCAACTACTACCGGTCGTCTTTGCCCCCCGGGGAATTAGTAGCCAAACAGCTACCGGGTGAGTTCAAAAATGCGGTAAAAAAACTCAATAAGGCAGTAGATGAGGTAAAGGAGCTGGAGTGGTTGACTCGGTTCCAAAAGCGGCGTTTGAGGCTGGATGGCGCAGTAGAGACGAACATCAAGAAGCTCCTGCCAACGATGACTCAGGAGGTACGTGCACACGTGGAAGTACTTCGAACGCTGGCTAGCGTGAAAATGGATTTGGGGCTGAACAAACGGCACTTGGGCTCTCTTGAGGTGGACGCTACCTTGGTTGCGGATGTAGTTGGGCGCTACGGCAGTTCCAATGTTGCCAAGGTGCTTCAAAGCGCAGAGTCTCGTCAAAAGGTGATGGGTGTTGCCGAGCGGTTCTTGGCGCTCGCGCAGCGAGAGATGAATGACAAAGACGCGGCGGAAGCCCCTGCTGACGTAGTAGTAGATGCGGTGCCTCCCGCACCCCTCGCGCCTACAGACGCTACAGCGCTAGATTTGGATCCTAAGGATGATTGAAATCACAGGGGGAAGAGCCAAGTCCCAACGTACAAGGGAAGAGTTGGAGGCAATGCTTAAGCGAGAGATGTCCTCGCTTACTCCGGATGAAAAAGAGGCGTTGGAAATTATCATTCAGGAGCTGTCTAAGCCTCAGCAGGGCCCCACGCTTCTCGATACTCTTACGAAAGTGGAGTACAAGCGTACTCCCGTGAGTATGGAGCAGTTCGTCAAGGATCCCTACTACCTTGGCAACACCTGCGAAAACATCTACCCGGTACTGATGAAAGACTTGGAGGACTTGTTCTCCGGTGGGTACCATGAGGCTGTTTGGACTGGCTGCATTGACCTTGACTCCCTTGTCCAAGGAGCCAACGGCTCGCTTCGCACGATTCGGGATTGGATTGGTACTACGGGAGAAGTTATTGGGTTCTCGCCCGAAGGGTCCAAGGCCGCGAAGACGGGTATCGCCAAGCACTCCGGCATTCAGCCGACGATGCGTCTTACACTGGCGAACGGCATGGCGCAAAGGCTCACACCCAACCATCAGGTGATGGCTTGGCGAGACGGGTATGCTTGGGTCCGCACCGAAGACCTAGAGCCGGGCGACTTCCTTGTTGTCCCTCGCCAACTCAATACGACGCCAGACTCGAACCTTTCTGTGAACGAGGCGAAGCTGCTGGCGTATTGGACCACCGACGGGTCCTCTTCCGAGCAACGTTCTCGATTTACCGATGGAAACTCGGCAACCACGGAGGAGGTGGTTGCCCTGCTGGAGAGCCTCGGCTACGCCGGAACTCGAACGCAAATTTCGCCCAAGTGTTGGGAGGTCTATGTCAACGAGCACAAACGCTCTGGGTTCCTAGAGTGGCTGCGCACCCATGAGGGCCACTATAAGACCAAGGAGGTACTCGTTCCGGATTCTGTTTGCCGGGCGAAGCTTCCTGTCGTCGCAGCCTTTCTTAACCGAGTCTGGGCTGCCGAGGGTTGCGTTTACATCCACGAAGAGGTTTCCCCTCCTCGTTTTACGCTCGGCATGACTTCTGAGCGTTACATTCGCCAAGTACAACTGCTACTGCTGCGCTTCGGAGTGATGAGCCGAGTCGTGTTCACCCCTCAGTACGATAAGCGCTCCGGTAAGACCACCGAAACCTGGCTGCTTACTGTTTCGGGAGTAGGGCCGCTCAAAAAGTTTCTTCAGGTGACTGGGCCAATTTTGGGCAAGGAATCCAAATGCGCGCAAGTGGCTGCTTATTGTGAGTCGCGCTCCGAGAACACGAACGTGGACGTGCTCCCGATTGAACGCAAATGGCTCAGTCGACAGATGACCCTCGGGGGCATCCAACGCCCCGCAGGTTCGACTTGGTGGTGTTTAGCCCAAGGCACCGGCAAGCACCTGTCTCGCCAGATGTTCGATAAGTGGCTTGCCGAATACGGCAACACTGCGCTCGGCGCTCAGCTACGGAGACAGTTTCCAGCAGAGTTCGCGTTCGAGCGTATCGTTACTCTAGAGGACGCGGGCGAGACTGAGGTTGGAGACATCTGTGACGTTGAGGGCATTACCAGTTTCGTCTCAAATGGCATTTACGCTCACAATAGTATCGGATACGGCAAGACGCACGTCGCTACTATTGGGGTGTGCCGTGTTCTTTACGAGCTGTCCTGCATGACGAATCCTCACAAGAGCTACGGCCTTGCGAACGGATCCAACCTTTCAATCGTCTGCATGTCAGTTAACGAAACCTTGGCGGTGAAGGTCGTCTTCGAAGCAATCGCGTCCAAGATTAAGGACTCGCCCTACTTTGAGGAGCACTTTCCATTCGAGGATACAAAGAAGGAAATGCGCTTCCCGGGTGGAATCTGGATTGCTGCCCGTGCGTCTACGGATACCTCCGCTCTTGGACTTAACGCCATCGGAGCCCTGATGGACGAGCAGAACTTCCTTGCGCGAACCGCAAAGGAAGCTCAGATGGGCATCGTCGACAGAGCCGAGACTATCTACAACACCATCCAGCGCCGTATGAAGTCCCGCTTCGAACGTCATGGCAAGTTGCCAGGTATGCTCTTCATTGTTTCTTCGAAGAAGACAATGGATGACTTCACCGCTAGGCGAATCCGAGATTCTAAAGATGACCCAACTGTCTTTGTTCGGGATTACGCCCTTTGGGACACAAAGCCAGAAGACCAGTATTCCAAGGAGCGCTTCTGGGTTCTTTGCGGCAACGACACTGTACCTTCGAAAGTACTCACCGACGCAGAGTACGCTAAGTTCAAAGACAATGTACCGGAAAACGCCACGTTAATTGCGGCCCCTGAAGACTTTCGTAAAGATTTCGAACGAGATCTTGAGGGGTGCTTGACTGGGGACACTAAAATACCGCTGCTAGACGGTTCGGAAATTCCTATCGCAGAACTAGTAGGCCGAGAAGAGTTCTGGACGTACTCTTACGGTCCTGATGGCCGATTTTACCCGGGGCGAGGCCACTCGGCTCGACTCACGCGTAGCGACGCACCCATCGTAGAAGTGCTCCTTGATAACGGTGAGCGCATCCGCTGTACGCCCAATCACCGGTTTATGCTGCGAGACGGAACTTATGCAGAAGCCCGAGAGCTACATCCGGGTACGTCACTGATGCCGTGCTATCGTAGGCGTGATCGCCACGGCTACGAGCTGCTAAAGTCAAATGTTGGCGGCAAATGGGTGCACACACATCGGCTGGTGGCCTTGGAGTCTCAAGGCGTACCACTGAAGACATCGACCGTGGTGCATCACCGAAACTTCAGGGAGGGGGACAATACTCCTTCTAATCTTCAGGAGATGACAGTGGAGGACCACACCGCTTTGCATGCGGCACGTGTTCACCTTACCATACACAGCCCCGAGGCTAGAACCAAGGCCGCTGCGACTCGAAGCAGGCTCGCGGCAATTCCTGGACCGTTTCGGGATAACTTGCTAACGCAACTTCGTAAAGCTCGTGCTTTGTACGCGGGCTCTGCTGCAAATAAGGCGCAGGGGCAGAAGTCCGGACTTACCTACGGATTTGGTCGGGCAGTTCGTACCGACGCACAGAAGCGCGTCCAGTCCCTTAATGGCACCAAGAACATTACGAAGCTGAACTTTGAGGACAACCCTTCGAAGCGCTCGCACAACCGTCAGGCCTCCCGCACTCGACTAAAGCAGATGAGTGTAGCGGACCGGAAGAACGCGACCATGCGCGGGTTACACGCTCGTTGGCACAAAGGCCCATATGAGGTTTGCTCTATTTGTTCAGGCGTGCAGACTCCAGCCTACCGGCTGCAAAAACAACTTGGCAGCACCAGTGTAGCTGGTAGCTACGGTTGTCATATTCGCTGGAAACACGAAGGAGAGTTTGAGGTTTGTCATAGGTGTCGTTCCGACTACAACCACAAAGTCGTGTCTGTCACGCCTGCGGGTCACGCCGATGTCTATGACATCACTGTGGACACTCAACACAACTTCGCACTCACTGGAGGGGTGGTTGTTCACAATAGCATTCGAGACCTAGCTGGAGTGGCGACCGTCGCGATTAATCCCTTTATCCAGCGTCGTGAGAAGCTACAGGAGTGCGTGGACCACACGAGGACCCATCCTTTTTCTGCACTTGTGTATGATCCCTCCAAGCCTGGTAACTTTATTTGGTCCAAGATGGTTAAGGAGTCCTCGGAGCGAGGGTTCACGGGGAGCCCGCATGAGTCCTCTCTCATGCTTCGTCCCATCCTTAACCCTAGAACCCCGAGACACATTCACATTGACCCCTCACTCCGAGGAGACGCCACGGGATTTGTCATGGCGCATATCGGGGGCTGGACCGACGTAGTGCGGCGTTCAGATGACAAGAAAGAGTACCTGGAGCGGGCTCCAATCTACATCGTGGATTTGATGCTGCGGATTGTACCGCCGACCGGCGGTGAAATCGTACTAGGAGAGCTACGGCACCTGGTTTATGACCTTTCCGCGCACGGTTACATGATTACGGGTGTCACTTTAGACAGTTGGCAGAGTGCAGATACCATCCAGCAGCTTAATCAACGAGGCTTTCAATCAAAAGTGCTGTCTGTAGACGTAACTACCGACCCCTATGAGAATTTGAAGACAGCCCTGTACGAGAATCGAGTGTCCTACTACGAGTACACTCCTGTGATTGAAGAACTACAGCAGCTAGAGCGAAAGTTCGACGGTCGCAGGACCAAGATTGACCACCCTCCCAAGGGCAAAAAAGATGTTGCTGATGCTTTGGCTGCGGCATTGTTCGCGCTATCTACCACCGGAGTTGCACAACCGCTTCCATTCATGAAGAGCGTGTCCTACACTGGCGACGCTTGGATGGAGGAGCAGCAGCAGTCGGCTCTTGCGGGTCACAAAGCTTCGGTTGCAAACACTGATCTTCCCGCTTTCTTTAGGGGAGATGGAAGTGATAAAGGCAACGGAGGGGGTTGGGGGAGTGGTGGTGGCGGTTGGGGGAGTGGTGACGGTGGCTGGGGCTAAAATTGGCGGAACGACCATGTGGTCGGCAATGTAAGGGCCTATGAATTTCGAACTGCTAAAGAAATACTTTCAGGTAGAGGCCACTGTCGCTTCAACGGCCTCCACCTTGCTTATTCCTTCAGTGCTGTCGAAAGAGATGGCGGCGGGATTGGTGGATGAGCTATCAGTGGAGCCTGTCCTTAAAAACATCGCCATAGCCCTCGCCAAGGTGGTAGGGGACCACTTGACTGTCTCGGCACTGCGTCCGGCGGATTTTCAAGACCTACGGGAGCTGCCGGACTCCTTGATTGAGCGTATCATCGAGGAACTAGCCAAGAAGCCTGAGACGTTTTTTCAAGCATTTCGAGACGCCCTGAAGAATCAGGGCTAAGACTACTGCTGATTACTGGACACTAGAGGCTACCTTGGGATTCGTAGCAAATACAGCAAGCCGAATCAGGCAGTTCTTCCGCCAAGATAAGGAGCAATTGCCGCTCCGCATGGCGAAAGGAACCACTCCGTCGGCCCCGGCATCTGCCGGGTACGACATGCTCCAAGCTTACGGACAAGACGTGCTCTCAGATTACTTGAGACTAGAGCATGATTTGTTGTCACGATACGTAGACTACGAGGAGATGGACGACTACCCAGAAATCAGCACGGCGCTCGACATATTTTCTGATGATTCTAGCCAACCCGAGACACAGATAAACCGAACTGTTTGGGTCGAGTCTCCTGACGAGAGCGTCCAACGTGTCTTGGACGACTTGCTCCACAAAAATCTTCGTATTGATGAGGAAATCTGGGAGATCGCGCGTACGCTGGTTAAGTACGGGAATGACTGCGAAGAGATTTTGGTAACAGAAAATGGGGTGGAAGGACTTAACTTTCTACCGCCCCCCACCGTGCGGCGCATTGAGGGCCCTCGGGGGGAGTTGTTTGGGTTCATCCAGGACTTCAAGGGCAAATTTGGGTACGGGCCTCAGGAATTTCAGCAAATACTCACTCAGCGCATGTCCACCCCCTTGGGCCGTGCTGGTGTTCCTGATAAAAATGCCACCTCTGCCAATGATGGCCGCGTAGCCGCCCTAGAGGACTGGGAGGTCGTTCACTTCCGGCTACGTGGAAAGCACCGTAGGTCTCTCTACGGGTACTCTGTTCTTGAGTCTGCAAGATGGATTTGGAAGCGCCTCATGATGTTAGAAGATGCGGCGCTAATCTACCGCCTTCAGCGTGCTCCAGAACGTTACGCGTTTTACGTAGACGTAGGGGATTTGCCCCCTGCGGAGGCTTTGGCTTTTGTAAATCGGGTTCGCCAGGGCCACAAGAAGACCAAGTACTTCAACCCTGTCTCAGGGAAACTCGACTTAAAGTTTAACCCAATCGCACAGGACGAGGATTTTTTCGTCCCGAGTCGGAAGGGCCAGGATGGCACCCGCATTGATGTGCTGGGTGCGCCCTCGTGGCAGCACATGGATGACGTGGAGTACTTTCGTAGCAAGCTGTTTGCGGCTTTGAAAGTACCCAAGGCGTACATGGGCCAAGAGGAGGGGGTTGCGCGCGCTGTCTTGTCCTCGGAGGACGTGCGATTCGCGCGTACGGTCCTCAGGGTACAGCGCGAGATACGAAACGGACTCGCTAAAGTTTGTCGCATCCACTTGGCAGCACTGAACATTGATCCCTACCAAGTGGATTACGAAATTCGTATGACGGTGCCCTCCTCTATTTTCGAGCTGGCCCAGCTTGAGGTACGTAATGCTCGCGCAGACCTTGCTGGGCGCATGGGGCAGTTTGTGTCGTTGCATTGGACACTGGAAAACGTGTTCGGGTTTAACGACCACGACATCGAACTGATTATTGAGCAGCAGCAGGATGACGCGATTCGAATCGCCTTGAATCAGGCCAAGGCCGAAATGGCAGTTCAAAAGTTCCAACAGGAGAGCATGCCTGCCCCACCTGCGGGTGCGCCTGGCGCCGCTCAAGCACCCCAAGCCCCTCCGGAGAGTCCCCCGGGGCCGGAGCAGCCGCCTATCGACGGGGTTCAACCTGCGGAGGACCAGACGCCTCAGGTCCCGGAGCCCGAGCCCGAGCCCGTAGCTCCAGCAACCAATGCCCAGAAGCTTACAGCGTTCCGAGCCAAGAAGTACCCGCTTAACCAGAGCCGAAGAAACTTTCAGCGCGGCGTCATCACGGAAGAAGAATTGTTTGCTGGGGCCCATCGGGAGAACGAAAAGAAAGCCATGGGTAAGCTGGAACAGTTGCTCAAAAACGATAAGGTGCTGGCAAACCGCCTCCTCGAAATTCGAGCATTATTAGACGATGTCCGCTCAATCCGAGGCGGCAAGTGACGTGATTTTCAGTCAATACCTTGACAGCCTAGCTGACACACCTGTAGATTTCACTCCGCCCGTAACAAGGAGTAATACCCCCGTGCCTACTCACTTTGTCCCAACGGAAGAAATTCAGAAACTGACTGTTGGCAGCTACGAGCACCTCGCGTCCAAGTTGGATGAGGCTCTTTCCCGGGACGCTGCAAAGATTTTTGGGGATTCAATCCCGAACAAGATTGAACGCATTGGAACCTTCGCGGAGCATGTGCTTGTTGCCGCTGATGACGGGCGCTTCCTGAAGGTGCGGTACGAGCGCGCAACTGGTGGTACCATTAAGTTGGTGGGCTCGGAACCTCTCGAAGTTCAACTATACAACGAGTCCAATTTGGGTAGCTACCTTGAGAAAGAGGCGAGGACCATCGTGGAGTCCTTGCTGGCTCATGACGTCCCCCAGGCGGAGTTAAAGCTCCGGGCGTTAGTGCCTTTCGTAGAAGAGGCGGCGCCACTTACGGACGAGCAGGTGGTCGCGTCAGCCGTCGAGAGTATGCGGGCCGAGAGGCCGTGGAAACGGTTGTATCGCGAGCGGGCTGAGCAGGTTAAAGACTTCCTCGGGGAACAGCTCAAGGGGATTGAAGCACGAAAACTCCCACCCAAGTTTGCTAAGCTGAGCGACGGGCAAGTCCCGGAGGCCCAGCATGAGGGCTACAAGGAGCTGGTTCACGACGACTTGGTCTATATGGCAGAGGCGCTCAAGGGCTGGTTCCAATCCTTGGAATCGATTGAGCGTCTTAAGGCTGTAGACACCGCGAACGAGGAAGAACGTGCTGTGAAGACAACTTTCTTGGCGTTTGCAGAGGACTTGCGCCAAGATATTCAAAACGTACGAGACTCCGTATTGGAGTCCCTTAATCTCGTCGGTTCTGTGGCACAGCTCGGAGTACTGTACGATGCTTTGGTCGAAGAAGCCTTCCATTATGAAGTTGCAAGCTGCTTTGCCTCGACGATGATTACGGAACTTCACGGTTCTAAGTAACCTTTCTGGAGATACACACATGAGCACGAAGTTCCAAGTAGGGTCTATTGAAGAAGACTTTAAGCGCATCGGTATAATTCCGACCGTGGTTGCGGAGTCTTCCCCTGTGGAGTCTCCCCCTACGGAAGAGCTTGTAACCGAGCCCACGGATGCGCCGGTCGCACCGACCGCCACGGAAGGCTTAAAGCTTTTGCGTAAGAAGCGCCCATCCGCGAAGTTACGTCTTAAGCGCCGCAAGCAGAAAATGCTGCGTAGACGTAACAAAAGCAAGCTGAAGCTAAAGGCCCTCAAGTTTCGTAGAAGCGCGAAGGGCAAGCGTTTTGCGCAGAAGTACAAGCGTGTGTTGAAGCGGTTTCACGGTAGCGCGCCCAAGGGCAGGAGGATTTCCTTGAAGATGGGTCTAGACAGGGTTGCCGGAATGCTTGAGGACGTGCAGGAAATTGTCTCCGCTTTGGACACTGCCGCACACCAGGAAACCGTCAAGTCCTTCGCAAACCTTGCTATTATTTCCAGCAAGCTTGCGGAGAACTACGCATGCGCGTGTCGCAACCTTGAAGTAGTAGACGAGAACGAAAACGAGATTGACCTTTGTGGGGGCGCAGAGCACTTCGAAGCGCTTGCAGACAGCGCGGCCAACTTGGCAGAAGCGCTTCAGGCCTCCATACAGGAGGGTACAGAATTCGAGGGTACCACTGAAGAGGTTGCGGATACGTTCTCAGTAATGCTGAAGGATGTGCTTGAAGGCCTGGAGTTATTTGCTGACCTCTCCGAAGAGGATGTTACGGGAAATCCCGAGGGAGTAGCTGAGGCCCTTAGCGCCAGTTCCTCGTCCGATAGCGAAGAAGACTGCGAAGATTGCGAAGATTGCGAAGACTGCGATACCGATTCCGACGATTCCGACGATTCCGACGATTCCGACGATTCCGACGAGAAGAGCGATAAGGACGGTAAGACGAAGGTCCGCCCTACCAAGTAGCGCCAGCACAACAGCAGGAAGCTTGGCGCTTTCGTCGTAACGCTTATAGCAGCGGACGTAAAGAGACAATTGGGTTGGAAGTCAATCCATTCAAACCAAAACGGAAAGTTCGAAATACCTCGAAATCAGTGCTTGCAAATACTGACATGAAAGGTACATTTCGTTGGAAAAGGTACTGAGAATGACCCAGCCTCTACAGACCCCCTCTGTAATCCCGTCGGTAACCTCGGCTGCTCCGTTACTGGAGCATGCTGGGCGCCTTCTAACCGAAACACGCACTGTTAAGCTCAGTCTTGTTGAAGACACAGAGAAGACGGGAAAGGTCTTCGTCCGTGGCGAGTTCGGACGCGCAGACCTCGCGACAGAGAATAAGCGTGTGTACCCAAAGAAACTTTGGGAGCGCGAGTTTACCCGCTTGGAGCAGAGTCTTAACGCCCGACAGATGTTTGGGGAACTAGATCACCCGACAGACGGCCGTACGTCGTTGAATCGCGTCTCCCACATCATCACTAATTTAACCTTGGACGATAACAACATCGTCGTAGGAGAAGCCGAGATTCTGGATACCGAGCGTGGCAAGAATTTGATGGCCATGCTTAAGGCGGGATGCAGTGTAGGCGTTAGCTCCAGGGGTTATGGGTCTACCAAGCCAAATGATAAGGGCGAAGAAGTTGTCCAAGAGGACTATCGCTTGGTAACCTACGACTTTGTAGCAGAGCCTGCAGATTCCAATGCACTACCTAAGGTATTTTTTGAGGAGAATCAGCACATGGCCGGACCAGAGCTTGATGCAAAATTGAGCGAGGAGAAAGCTAAGCTCAAGGAGGAGTTTGCCAAGGAGCTGGTACTGGCACTCGGAAAAGTTAAGGTTGAGGCTCGGGAGCAAGCCAAGGCGGAGCTACTGGCAGACCCCGACATCGCTGGGGCCAAGAGCGCATTAGACCAGATTCTCTCCTTGGTAAAGCCGTTCGTCACGGTAGAGTCTGCCGAAGCTCTTGTTAAAGCCAAGGACGCGGAAATTGCAAAACTGCAGAGTGTCATTGCAGAGCGCGATGCCCAGATTGCGGAACTAGAGCAGGATGGGGCCAAGTTGGCTGAAACTGCTCGGGAAGTCGGCTACAAGTTCTTCCTGGAGCAGCAAGTGTCGAATGACGCAGATGCTGCCCTCATTAGGAAGCTTGTGGGGGACGTAAAGGGCTACGGCAAGGCCGAAGACATTAAGACTAAGATTGAGGCTATTCGAGCCGAGCTAGATAGTAAGCGCCAAGAGCAGGCTGCGCTTGCCGCAGAAATCCGCGCTCAAGTGGAAAAGGCTGCCGCCGTCGAACAACAGGCGACCCAGCGGGCCAAGGTCGAGGCACAGCGTGCGCAGGTTGAGGCGAAGAAAGCCCAGGCAGAAACTGAACTGCTCAAGGAAGCCCTTGAGAAGGCAGTTGAAGGCCAAAAGGATATGGCGCTTCGACTCTATGTGGAAAAGCGACTTGCAAATCATCCAAAGGCCGGTAAAGTTCGGTCATTGATTGAATCTTCACACCCCACGTCGAAAGCTGACGTGGATGGAATCCTCAACTCCTATAGCCACGAACCGGCACGGGACACTGACACGCTTGAGCAGGTCAGGGCTCGGGTCCGGAAAGTAACTAGAGGGGGTACGGGATCTACAGCGCTCGACGAGGAGGCCCCAGCGGCTAGCGTTGTAGGGAAGCAAGGAGTAGACTTCGCAGGATTAGGCGTTTCAATTGGTGATTTACAGCGTCTTTCCGGCATCGACCGGAAGTAATACAACAACACCCCCTAGGAGCACAAAATGAGTGTCGAAGCACGTAAGATGGTAAATGAAGACTCGCGCGGCACGATTGAGGACAAGACCCTCGTCGGCGCGCTAGTGAGGAAGTGGGAGCCGATGCTGGAAGGCATCGCAAATCGTACCACCCAAGACAAGTATACCGTCGGTGTGACGGCAATGCTGATGGAGAATCAGTCTCAGTATCTCCAGAACCTGAATGAAGAGACCAAGACGGTGAACGTGGGTAGCTTTACCAAGTTCATCTTCCCAGTCCTTCGTCGGGTGTTCCCGAACCTCATCGCAAACGAGATTGTTTCCGTTCAGCCGATGACTGCACCTGTTGGCGCTGTGTTCTTCCTCGATTATGTGTACGGGACGAACAAGGGCGGCACGAACGCAGGTAACGTGTTCCCTCGTGATTTCGACAGGGACTACTCGGGCGAGTTTATCAACGGCGAGCAACTTGCCACTGGTGACGGCGCGGCATTCAGCGGTGGTGGTGCGTTCCTGAACGTAACGACGGGCTTTAACCCGGTTCGCCCCCTGGACACGAGCCGTGGTTTCTCGCTCATTGTCCGCGAGGTTAACAAGACCACGGGCGCTACTGTGCAGCAGGCTGTAGATAACGGCACAGGCGGGTTCACGGGTGCAGCATCAGGTACGGTTAACTACTCTTCGGGTGCCATTGACGGCTTCAAGTTCAACGCAATCCCGGCGGTAGGCAACCCGATCAAGGCGTTCTACTTCTACGACGGCGAAATGTCGAACAAGGTGCCACAGATCCAGCTCGACGTGAAGAAGGCTGCCGTTGAGGCCACGCCGCGCCGCCTGAAGGCTCTCTGGTCGTCGGAAGCCGCTGAAGACCTCCGTGCGTTCCACGGCCTCGACGCAGAGACTGAGATTGTCTCTGCCGTGGCTCAGGAAATCGCGCTGGAGATTGACCGCGAAATCATCCAGTCGCTGTTCGCAGCGTCCACTGGTACCACGGCCACCTTCGACCGTATCCCCCCGGCCGGTATCGCCGAGATGGACCACCTTCGCTCGATGATTACCCAAATCTCGACTGTTTCAAATCTGATTCACAAGAAGACGCTTCGTGCGCCAGCGAACTTCATTGTGACCAGTCCCGAGGTCTCGGCACTGTTCGCGCAGCTCACCACGCATGGTGACTTCCGCGCGTCGTTCCAGAGCAGCGGCGAGATGTACGGCGGCAGCATGGATATGCCCCGCCAGAACGCGGGCGTTCCCCAGGGCCAGTTCGGTATCTACAAGGTCGGCACCCTGATGAATAAGTGGCAGGTTTACGAGGATCCCTTCTTCTCGCGTGACCAGATGCTCATTGGTCTCAAGGGCAGCAGCTACCTCGATGCCGGTTACGTGTGGGCTCCGTACATCCCGCTTCAGGTTACCCCGACGTTCCTGGATCCTGCGGACTTCTCGTTCCGCAAGGGTCTCCGTACCCGTTACGCAACGAAGCTGCTGCGTTCGGAGTACTACGGCCAGGTGCGGGTCACAAATCTTTGACCGGACCCTAGTACTCAGCAACTAGCTATGGTACGACTCGGCCCGTCAACCATTTCGGTTGGCGGGCCGAGGTCTTTTATGGGCACTCAACACGCGAAGAAGCGCAAGTACACGACTCCCGAAGAGCAGGTGGCTTTGGTGGCCGAATACCAAGATGGGGCGACCCAAACTGCGCTTGCCGAGAAGTACGGGATTACTCAAAACGCGGTCAGCAAGCTGCTGCAGCGCCTGGGCGTGAAGGCTCGCACTCAGACCGAGGCACAACCACCGACATTCGATGTGGCGGAGGCAGCGCGGCTTTGGGCGGAAGAGAAGCGCACTACCTACGAGATTGCGACACTGCTCGGGGTGTCTCAGTCGGTAGTGGGGTCACACCTGCTGCGTGCGGGCATCTCCAAGAGCAAGGGACGGGGCCAGCGCTATCGCCATTTTGACCGAGAGTTCTTCACGAAGGTCACGCACGAGTCTGCGTATTTTGCGGGGTTCGTTGCGGCCGACGGATGTGTCCATGGGGAGAACGACACCGTGTCCTTCGGGCTGCACCCGAACGACCGTGTCGTGCTGGAGAACTTGAGGGCGGCGGCAAAGCTGGAGCAGCCGATTACCGAGCGGAACAACAACTTCGGCAAGCCCTATGTCTGGATGAGTGTGACTTCCCAGAGTGGGTTGAGTCCCTGGAGCGTATCTATAAAATTACGCCCAAGAAGTCCTTGACGCTCCAGCCGCCAACCGAGCTGGGCTGGGAGTACGTGTGGTCCTATGTTCGGGGCTACTTTGATGGTGACGGCCATGCGACGAAAGATGGGAAGGGCGTGCAGATTACTTGCGGGTCATTGCCCTTTATTACTTGGGTTATTCTGGACCTGTTTCGTTCGCACCACAAGATATACGAGCACCCCAAGTACGAGCGCGCTGACGGTACATCGGCACCCACGTATGGCTGCTACGTATCGGAGAAAACCCGTCTGAAGTACCGAGAGAAGAAAGTCGCAGCCGCGCAGAAGGAACCGCTGGGCTAGCGTGTTGCCCCTGAGAAGTTCAGTCAGCGGAATTAGGACTACACAGCCGGGCTAAAAGTACAGTAGAGTCTGGCTGATAGAATTTGAATGTGCTAAAAGCATATAGTCCTACCAGGAGCCCCATGCGCGCACTGCTTCGTGAGTTACAGGCCTCAATGCACCCAGAGAATTCTGAGACCCAGGAGGGGGTTTGGGGTGGGATTAAGAAAGCGGCGGGCAAGGTGGCCAGTGTGGCAGACACTGCCGTTAGCGCAGTTCCGGTGGTTGGAACTGCCTATGACGCAGGAGTCGGACTGTATAAGGCGGGTAGAACGCTTCAACACGGAACAACAGCGCTGAGGAAATGGGCAACTGGCGACAAGCAAGGAGCCGCAGCCTCAGCTCAAAAGGCCAAGGAGGCTGGCGTAGATACCTTGGGCCGCGCCGCAGGCGTTGGTGCTTCCGTGCTGGCTCCGGGCGTGGGAGGTGCCGCCGCTAGTCTGGCTACAAAGGTAGCTGCAAAGCCCCTCGTTAAGGCTGCTGTAAGCGGCGCCGTGAAGCCTGTTCTGAAGAGCGCGGCAAGAGCTGGAACTGCTGTTGCGCAGAATGCGATTAAAAAGAAGCCCAAAATCTCGCCCGCAGTGCCGCCCACGCCCCCTCTTGTGCCCGCCAAGCAGAGCGAGTCTGTGCTGTTCCAATCAGTCCGGGCGCTGGTGGAATTTAGAAGCTTGGTAGGTCTACCTATTACGCAGGAGCACCGAGCGCAACTAGAGGCAGAAGAGTCACTTGACGCAGGAAGTTAACTAGCGACCATATGGTCGCGCTGAGAGGACGAGGATGAGCAAAGCATCGGACATTTTGAGGGAGTTGGAGGACATTGGTGCGGTGGGCGACAAAGTACAGGAAGTGGTGGTTCGCCGTTTAGTCCCCGTCCCGACCCTCCCTGTTGCTGAAGAAAGCATGCCTTCGGCTGCGGTCGCTTCGCTGTCACCGAGCGGGTTGCTTGCCGGATTTGGCGATCAGCTCTCCTCCTTGGAGCAGGCACTGCAAGGCATGCTGAATTGGTGTGCAGGCGCTCGTGAGCTGGCGCAGGAGTATGAGCAGGTAGAGACCGGCGTGGAGGAGTGCGCGGAACCAGAAGAATCAGAAGAATCAGAAGAATCAGCAGAGTCGGCAACCGAGACTGACTCCGAGGAAGGCGAGGAGGAGGAGGAGGAGGAGGAGGAGGCAGACGCTTCGGTTGAAGTAGAAGCTGCAGAGGCGGGGGCTACGATAGCAACTCCCGCGAAGCCTAAGTACACCAAGGAGGAGCTTAAGCGGCTCTTTTTGGATCCAACGTTCGAATCTAAAGAAGTTCAGGCAACGCCACCTTCTGTGGCAGAGGTTTCCCATGAGTAACTACAAGCTGAAGCCGGGGCTGACGTCCGTATTTCTTCCTGGTGCTGGAAAAGTGACCACAAAAACAGTGCTAACAGGGGAGCAGTACCAACGATTTGTTCCCCAGTTCCTAGTGGAGGCGCCTGAGACCAGCCCCGTAACGGGGGGAGCTGTTTCACCCCCTCCTGTTGCGGTCCCCACGCTTACGCCCGCTGTCGCACCAGTTCCCGTCGCAGAGGCGACCCCCGAGCGCACGCCAGAGCTTGTTGTTGTTACCGCGCCGGAAGCTGATGCGGCTCCTGAACCGGTGTCAGAGCCTGTGGTTGCGCCTTCTCCAATTACGGAGACTCTCCCCGAGCCAGTAGTGCCAGAAGTACTTCAAGAAGTAGTCCCTGCCCCTGCGGCTGTTCTAGATTCGCCAGAGGTCTCGGCAACCGCTATTGTAGGGGGGACTCCTTCAGCACCAGTTCGTCCCGCAGAGAGGAAAAAGAGGAGGTAACCAGTGACGGTCAATACCTTGATGGACGAGGCGGCGCTCCTCAATTGGATGCTGCGTCGTTTGGGTGCCCCTCTACTCAAGGTGGAGTTGACGCAGTGTCACTTTGAGGACAACATTTCAGATGCCAAGCACTGGTTCTCCTCGAAAAAAGGGGTGAAGAAGCAGATGATTATGCGAACCGTGCCCGGCCAAGTGGAGTACCCCTTGGCCGATGATGTGGACACGGTCCTTGACGTGGCATTCTCTGTCCCACCCATGGACATCTCCACGGTCTTCTACCCTTTCGCCATGCAGGGAGAGTCCATCCCTTACAACGCGTTTATGGCGCCAGGCTCTGGTGGACTGTATTCCTCGTACACGCAAACCCTGATGTACGTTGAAAGCGCTAAAAGAGTTTTGGGTGCCGAGCCCGACTGGCGACAGGAAGGTCGAAAGCTCTATTTGTTCCCTGTGCCTAAAAACGACAACGGCGTCTGGGTAGATTACAAGGCCAACGTTTTCACCATTGAGCAGCTTAATGAGCGCGACCACGATTTGGTGAAGCGGTATGCCTTGGCAAAGGCCAAGGCAGACCTAGCGGAAATTCGCGGTAAGTACGATTCTTACCCAGGGGCCCAAGGCAGCACCACGCTGAACTCTGCCATTTTGAGGGAATCCGCACTCGCAGAAATAGAAAAGCTCGAAGAGGAGATCATCCTGAGCGGGTATCCACTTGGATTCACCACGGGATGACCCATGGCAGACAATTGCAAGAACCCTAAACCGTACGCCTTTGCAGGGAATGGCTGCATTGTGTCCCCCATGAAGGATGGGGAGGATTTTAGAATTAGCGACTCCGAGAGGGGACTTCTCGAAGGGTACGCAAACGAGCAAACCAAAATTGGCGGGGTGCCGGTAGACTACTGGTGCATTAACGCTGTGGATACGGTGAGGGATCCTTTATACGCGGAGCCGATAGAGCGCATGTTTATTGGCCCCTTCCGTCTCTTTGCTGTATTCCAAGCGCCACAGCATACCGTTAGTTCCACGGAAGAGGGGCTCTTGGACGAGTTTACCTCCACTTGTTCCATCCCACGGAAGGCGTTTGAAGACGCTGGGGCGCCTCTTCCGGGGCCTGGGGACGTGCTAAACGTGTGGAACCTCCCTATTTACACGGCCATATCCACCGTGGAGGCGCTGCCACTGCCGGGATCCGGCTACTACTTTGACATCTTGCAGGCCAACCCCGATGGCTACATTGCAGACAGCCCTACTTTTGTCAGGTGGGTTCTACCCCTCAAGCGCCGTACCACCTTTACGCCGGAACGCCGGTTAGTACGTCCGTAAGGGGGTCACATGGGAGTAGATCCGACTAAGGTGGCACTGGCGATGGCTGGGGGCTTGAGTGCCGTGTGCGCTTCCTGTCAAAAGTACTGGGAGGCCCGGGACCGTGGCATTCCAGGCGATGCCTGCACTTCCAAGATGAAGTGCGGCTCCCCCATGGCCGGAGACGCTTTTACGGATTATGACGGGCCGCTCAAGGGTGCGCTTCATCAGTGGTGTTTTGTCTGCGCAAAGCGCTCTGATTTCGGCATTAAAGTTACGGGGCGACTAGTCACCATAGGTGTTTGCAGGGGACACGTACGCTACATAGAAGACTTACGCGTAGTAGGGGGGCCGGTGCTGCGCATAGAGGTGCAGGATGCTAACAACGCCGCTCCTGGCGTAATTCCAACGAAGCGCTCATTAGCAGAGGCTATTAACGAGGTTGAGCGCTACTACGCCAAAAAAGAAGGGAGAGACCCCGATGCCGCGTAATCGAGGGTTATCTCTGCGAATTACACCCGATAAAGAGAACAAAGATGTTTTGCGGATGCTGGAGTTGAACTGGAAAAAGCGCTTCGAGAACTTGAAGGCCCAGATAGTTTACCGCGCAGCTTCTAGCTTTTTGGATACTATCCGCAAGAAAGTACCTTCGACTACAGACACAAAGCAGTACCTCGATGCTTTAGAGCTTGTTCGCATCAAGGGGCTGCCTGATGCGGCAGTCGGCTACGCTATCCGGTCCAAGCCCAAAAAGGCACGCGGCAGCAAGCTCGGCACGGACAGCACCATCATCTACGTGCAGGCTCGCAGGAGTCCAAAAAGACTGAACCCCGAAGTGGCTACACTCGTACGGCACAGCCCTTGGACTTTAGAGTCTTTGCCATTCATGCCCAAAAAGAGTGATGCCTTACTTGTCTACCGGAAGGTAAGTGCACGCACAGTGGAAAAAGTGACGAAGGCCCGTAAAAAAGACAGCCGAAAGTGGGTGCGAGAACTTAGTCGCAAAAACATTAAGCCCAAGAACTCCAAACGAAAGTGGAATTCCGGAAACTCAGGTCTCAAGTCCATCTCAGATATTGCATACACTGCGTTGAACATGGAGTTCGGTACTGGCGGGGTCAGCGCGCAGCCGCACTGGCGCATCGCTGCTTCAGTATTGAAACGCAAAGAGATTGGAAATATGATTAAAGGTCAAGACTTTGCCAGGTCTGTAACAAAGCCTGAATCCAAAACGTGGGTGACTTGGCCAAAGAAGACGCAGAAAAGCATTTCGGCTACAGTAGCTAAAACTTTTGTACCGTTTCAGAAAAAGCTTGGAATCAAGTTTAACTCCTAAACCCACCAAAGGTACCTGAATGAACGCACAGATTAACGGAGTACTAGAGCAGATTCGCGAGAAGCTGCTGGAGTCTGCTTGGGGTGGTGCGGTGGTGACACCAGTTCCTCCTGGGGTGACTCCGGATCTACCTATGGCAAATACCGCGAAGGCGGCAGATATCCCGGATTCAGAGACAGATGACGCGCTCGACATGTACCTCTCCGGCATGGTGGATAGCCTGCTGAATCAGTACGACGCTACCGACGAGGAGGCGGCCGACATTGTTTTTGCGGCAATCGACCGGGCCGTTCAGGATGGCAAGATTCCGGAAATGCCGAGCGACAATGCGGATCCGCAGGAGATTCCGTTGTGGGTAGGCAAGGCCACCATCGCCAACCTCTCTCGCTACGTAAACGAGTTTGCGCGTGAAAATTCGGAAGAAGCGTAACTAAGAGGCGGACCAAATGGCTGATAACGTCGGTACTGCTGCCCTTCGCGCACGAGTGGAAGGTAGCGCGCAGACAGGCATCGTGACCGTCAGGGACTTCGACCAAGGTGTCGTCGAAACGCTGGGTGCAGTTATAATCCACGACGCCTACTTCATTACCGAATTAGCAGGCCTAGACCCACCTCCAGGGGAGCCTGGTGTGCGAGTGGTTTTCTCCCACCCGGAGGAGGTGCTGCAAACTCACCGCATGCCCGTAATTGAGGTGCGACGAGACGATATTAGTCCTGCGGTTCAACGCTGGCACCCGGGGATGGAAACTTACCGCGCGCCTGCGGCTGGGGCTCTTAGCACTACGTCCCCTTTTTCGGGGGATGCCCGCAGGGGTTGGACCCGCACGGAGGTTGCGCAGCAAGCTGCACCGTTTGACATCCTGTACACTATCAACATTCAGGCGAGGCAGCGCCAACACATGGCGGCTGCAAACAAGATTCTGGCCTACGTGTTGGGCATCTACCAGCCGTATTCCTCCGTACTGATTTACGACAGCATAGGTGACCGTAGGTCCTACGAGGCTTTTCTTGAGGCCGTCGCACCACTTGATAACGTACCGGGGGTAGGGGATCGGACAATAGGGTTTGCTTTGTCTCTTCGGGTGGAGGCGGAATTAGATATCAATCCACCCACGAAACACGGTACAGTTTCAAGTGCAGCCCGCATTTCGCTGTTTCGGAGATAAGAACGCCATGGGTGACTACTACAACACGACACGTACCTCACTCAGTGTACTTTTGGGCCGGGGAGGTTCTGTGGTTATTGGACCGAAGACTTGGTGCTACGTTTCCCCCGAGGACGAGGGTACCACAAGCCTGACGGCGTCCCTGCGTAAGGGGCACCTCGTTCGGGCTACAGCACCGAGAACGACCGCTTCGGTCCCGTCCGTGGTGCCGGTTGGTCCGCCTGTGCCTGCGGTTGCGGAGGTCCTCCCCTTGGAGGTGGTGGTGACGGCAACCCCGGTTCCAGAAAGTGCGCCTCCGACGGTCTCGACACTGGAGCCTGAGCTTGGGTCCGAGCCTGAGCCCGAGAGGCCAATTCCGACAGTAGTAGGGTATAAGCAGTCGGGTCGAAATAAGCACAGGAACTCCATCTAGGAGTCTGCTACCGTGCGTGTCCGAAAGATTGAAACGCTCCAAAAAAAGTGTATGGAGCCGCAAAGTATTCTAAAACACGAACCAGCGCTCACGCGCATTACTAGGAGCTGAAAATGGCAGAGATCTTGAGCGCTGGCGTCTACATCGAGGAAGTAGCGTCGAGCCAGAATGTCATTCCGGGGGTGTCTACGTCGAACCTTGGGGTCATTGGTTTTACCCCTAAGGGTCCTACGGACGTCGCCACGTTGGTAACAAGCTTCACCCAGTTTACGCGGATTTTCGGGGCAGATAACAAGCACTCGTTGGCCGTAAAGAGCATCCAGGCGTTTTACGCCAACGGCGGTCGTCGTGCATTCTTCGTGCGTGTCGTGCCCAGTGACTCTGTCAAGGCGGACGGTCGCATTCAGAGTACGACTTACAACACCGTCCTCGAAACGGGCGACGGTGTTGCAACGGTTTACTCCAAGACCGCGAGTAACTCGGTCCTCAAGGACAACGGGGGTGCTACTCCGATTGTCCCAGGCTCGTTTACGGCCAAGTTCCGTGGTGTTGGTGCCGCGTTGAGCGACGATCCTGCACGGGCACGTGATGGCACTACCGCGCTGGTTGGTGACGGTGTTGTTACTGAATTTGAAGGACGCATTGACCCCTATAAACACCAGGTCGTGGGCACTGGCGCCTCTGGGGTGTACTTCCGTGCACTCCTTCCGGGCGCGTCTTCTGTTCGAATTGCTTATGTGTCCGGTGGATCCTTGGGCATCGTGGTTTCCGGTAACGACATCACGATTACCTACGAGGCAGGCGTCACTACTGCGACTGCCCTTGCGGCTGCCGTAAACGTACACGCCCAAGCGTCTCTGCTGGTGAATGCCACGGCGCTCGCTGGTGGTGCGGGCGTAGTGGTGGCTGTGCAGGCGCTCACACTCCTCGCTGGAATTCCGGCAATCGATACCGAGCTAGATGTCGTAACTTCGGGTACGGGCGGTGTAGACGTTGTTATCACTTGGGGTTCTGCTGGCGGGAAATCCCTCACGTTCCCAGCAGCATCCGCTGGGCCCGTAGTAACTGGCACATCTGCTGACGGCACAGGTTCTTTCGACCGCCGCACGGGTATTTTTTCCGTTACCAGCACTGTTGCAGTCTCTGCGGATCCTGTAATGGTGACGGGTACTGCCGCGTCGGACACGTACACAATTGCCAGCGGCACTACCGTAGATACTCAGGGTCGGATGTTGCTAACGGGGGCAGCACTCTCGGGCACCGGCATTACGACTAACCATGTGAACGTGGCTGACGGTAGCTATTCTGTCGAACTCTCTGGTGGAACGCTTTTCCACCGGAACGGGAAGATGGTTGCTAGCTACAAAATTAACGCTTGGAATATCCTCCCAATTTCTAATGGTGTCTGGGGTAATGACCTCCGAGTGGATATCTCCGGGAATCAGAACTACTTCACCGCCTCTACCGGCCAGTATTCCAAGTTCAACGTCAATGTTTTGACGCGGGACAACACCACGCAGCTCTACTCGGTGGCGGAGACCTACGAAGAGTTGGTTTTCGATGACCCTACCTCTGCGGTCTATTTCCCGGACGTACTGAATGAGCTGTCGGATCTCATCGCGGTCGTAGAGCCTGGCGCAGATGAGGCGCCTGGAGAGCTGGGTGCTGTGAGCCACTCCTACGTTATTGGAGGCGGAGATGGCTCAACGGCAGGCAAGGCTTTTTCGCTGGTGCTTCCGAACACCACGGTCGCTCGGCGCAGTGTCGTAATCACGTATACCTCAGACACTGACGACTTGGTTAAGACCATTACCGACGACGGCAGTGGCTCGATGGTTGGTGACGTGGATGGCGCAGGCACCAACACAATCTCATACACCAGTGGCGCAGTCTCCTTCTCCACCGTGCATCCGGTGAAGGCGGGTACCCTGGTTGCCGCAACCTATGCGACTGCCGCCGCAGAGACTACGCACACCGAGAAACTCGGTGACGACGCTAAGGACTACAGCTACACCTTGACGGTGGGCGGGCTACAGTCCTTTTACACGGCGGGTAGCGATGGGACGTTCACGGGGTCCACCTACACCAGGAGCCAGTTTACGGACCCGGCGCTCATTCCGGACAATAAGGGCTTGTACGCCCTGAACCGGGTTGATGAGTTGATGCAGGTAATCGTCCCGGACTTCACAAGCGCTGGGGATATCGCAGTAATCGGAGACCTGCTGGATTATGCAGCGGATCGGGCTAGCTCTCCCTCCGGTGGTGACCGCTTCATCATCCTCACTACCCCCAAGGGCTCCAGCCCCCAAGAGGCCGTGGATTGGTTCCGATACACGCTAGGCCGGTACAGCAAGTATGCGGCACTCTACTGGCCTTGGGTTACCGTGGCGGATTCGCTGTCTAACGGGCGAAACCTCACCATCCCGCCCTTGGGCCACGTCGCGGGTGTGTACGCGCGAACGGATGCTACCAAGAACGTAGGGAAGTCCCCCGGTGGAACTGTAGACGGCGCGCTGCGAGGGCTGACGGGTTTGGAGTATGTTTCTACGCTAGGCGAACGCGACTTCGTGTACCCGCACAAGATTAACCCCCTCATTGACTCCGCGCAGACGGGGCTGGCAATCTGGGGCGTACGTACCATCGCGATTGAAAGCGAGTGGCGTTACATTAACGCTCGTCGTTTATTCATGTTCGTGGAGAAGTCCGTCTTCAATGCTACGCACTGGATTGTATTCGAGAACAACGGTCCAATGCTTTGGGCGAAAGTTAAAGCTCAGTTGACCGGTTTCCTTACTAACTTGTTCAACGAGGGCTACTTCGCCGGGAACTCGCCTTCGCAGGCCTTTTTCGTCATCTGCGACGAGACTAATAATCCACAGTCCAGCATTGACGCAGGACAGGTCATTATTGACGTGGGTCTCGCGCCTAACAAACCTGCGGAATTCGTGCGCTTCAGGTTTTCACAAGTTTCTCTCTAAATTTTAGAGACCTTTCGATTGAAGTAGACTTGTAGTACACTTCGTTTTCCAACAGATTTAAGGAGCAAATCCCATGGCTGACGTAACGATTACCAACCTGACTGCCGCCCCTCTACACATCGGGGATCTCTACGCCACTATTCCCGCGAATACGTCCATCACGATTCAGCGCTACGCTTCGGACTTGTCGCGCATGAAGGCGCTTCAGGCTGCAGTTACTGCGGGAGAGGCGGCAGTCTCAGTCTCCCTGAGCGCGGCTGAGCTTGCTTCAGGCCTTGCTGTAGCCGAGGGCTCGGTGCAGGCAGCCGACGTGCAGGCTGTCGCTGCTAGCGACCTGGCTTCGGCCTCGTTCGAAATCCGCAAGAGCTTCACTGCGGCTGCGGCCGGTGCGCAAGACGATGTCACCATTTACGCGGCCGGGGCGTTGCCCTACAAGATGCGTATTCTCGATGCTTACGTACTGGTTTCGACTGTGGGTACGGGCGCTGCAACGCTGACAGTTCGGGATGAAGCGGCGGGTGCAGGTACTGCTGCTGCGGTTTTCAGCAGCGCAGCCACTGGTCGCATTTCTCCGTCGTCAGCCTTTACGGCCACCACGTTGCTGACTCCTGGCGCGGCTAAGGGTCTCTTCGTTCGCCGCGCAGACCGTGATGCGGCTGGTGAAGTCGTCATCATTGCCCGTCGCGAGAGCTAAGCCGTCCTCGCGGTTAATACCTCAACCTAACCCTTTAGGGGACGCACATGGCACGACCACAAGCGACAGACTTCCTGCACAACATGCGGTTCCATGTGACGGCACTCACGGAAGGCACGGGGGGCACTGACCCCCTTCAGCAAGGCAACACTCGCAGTGTTGGCACCAACACAGGCTTACCTCCGCCCCAAGCGGGGTTTATGTCCTGCTCCACGCCTGACGTGTCGGTGGGGACGGCGATGTACAAAGAGGGGACCATGCTCTACGAGCGCAAGTACCCCGGGGAGACCTCCATGGGCGGAGACCTGAGTCTTGAGCGAGGTGTCGCTCGGGGCGATTCCGCCTTTTGGACTTGGATTCGTACGGTTATTGAAGGTACTGGCGAATACCGCGCAGACCTGAAGATTAACCACTACCACCGGTCCCAGGCGCTCTCTGGGGCTCTTCCTGCCGACCAAAACAAGCTCCACCTGGACGTGGCTAGTCCAGCACGAATCTACCATGTCTACGAGTGCTTCCCCACTTCGCACAATGTTACTGGAGGCCAGTTGGCTGCTACTGACGGCGAAATCAGTGTCATGTCGCTCACTATTGCCTACGAGCACTTCTTCGTGGAAGATAAGCCTGCGACTCCGTAACCCACGGGACTGCTTGGCTACTGGAGGCGGCTGCCGGTCCCCCGACAGCCGCCTTTCTTTGTTCGAGCTGGGATTCTGTCGGGCAAGCGACCACATGGGCGCAACCCACCGGGGTTGCTGCTGAAACGGTTTTCGCTTGATGGTGCTTGACAAGCAAAGCACCATCGTGTACTGTGCTCGTTACAGTCAAGCAGCGGGGCAGCAGGACTCCCGCCGAAAAATAGTTTGTCAGGAAGCGCTTGACAGGCCGTAAGAGTCTCTGTAGCGTTGCACAACTGGTCGAAGTTCTCCCTTGGGGTTCCGCCGTGTCACTCTCAACCCATCAGCACCTAACGATGAAACAAGGATGGCTTCAGGCCACAACCTTGTCCTATCGCGGTGGGTGGTCGTTTGAGAGTTTCAAGGCGCAGGCACAGGGTCGCGGTACCAATTGCCCCAAGTCCAGCGCCGTGGTTGCCATCGACCCGTCGCCACCAGACCCCTTCTAGCGAGCGCCCAAAGCGCATACGTCGGAAGGGGTCGGAATCGGAAAGATTCCGACCCTTTTTCGTTTCAGCTTGAAAGGAAGTTAGCGGTAGGAAGAGCACTAGTAGCGAGAGTGTACGGCGGTCGTCCAATGGTAGGACATCAGTCTCCAAAACTGAGTATGGGGGTTCGAATCCCTCCCGCCGTGCAGACAAAATAGAATACGCGGGTGTAGTTCATCGGTAGAACGTCACGTTGCCAACGTGAAAGTAGAGGGTTCAACTCCCTCCACCCGCTTGAAGTCGCAGTACACATAGCCATGGGGATGTTGAGGGTAAGGTCACTTGTACAGTACGATCTGCTGATGTACTTTCAGAAACATGAGGAAATGCAGTCGGTGTGAGAAGACACGGAGAGCGAATTCTTTTGGCAGGCATCACTGGTGCCTGCCCTGTTGCAGAGAAGTCCAGGCAGAGCGGGTCAAGAGGAATCCAGAAGCGGAACGTCAGAGAGTGAAAGAGGCTCAGAAAAAAGCCAAAGAAAGAAACCGAAACTTTGTCGATAAGGTCAAAGACAAGCCGTGCGTAGATTGTCTAAAAAAATTCAGTTCTTGGATCATGCAGTTCGACCACCGAGGCGAAAGTAAGAAAGAAGCAGATGTATCGGTTCTTGTTCACAAAGGTTCATCTCTCAAGAGAGTTAAGCGAGAAGTTCTAAAATGCGATGTTGTTTGCGCGAACTGTCACGCAGACAGAACACACAGAAGACGACTTGAGTGAGACGTGGCCATTGGCGGCCCACCAGACTGTAAATCTGGCCTCCTTCGGGATACCGGTGGGTTCGATTCCCACCTCACTCACAGAGTTTCAGCAGGACGGACCATCTGGGTCTCTCCGGGTACCTGATAACAGAATAGCAGTGGTGTAGGGGTGGGGCTCTGGTTGTTGAAGAGTCCTGCCCCGAATGCCCCCTTAGCTCATCTGGTAGAGCACCGCTTTCGTAAAGCGGGGGTGACCCGTTCAAGTCGGGTAGGGGGCTCTTTAAGTTGTCAGTAACATAAGCTTCAAGTCGTAAGCAGAGAAGCAACGGGTATGTAGCTCAATTGGTAGAGCAACCGCCTCTTAAGCGGTAGGTTGGGGGTTCAATTCCCCCCGTACCCACTTAGTAGTCCAACCCGTAGAGCAACATATGGAGGCAGGCATGAGTACAAGCAAACGTAGCTGTGACACGCAATGTTCTGCGTTCATAGCTCAGCGGTAGAGCACCCGCCTTTTAAGCGGAGGGTCCTGGGTTCGATCCCCAGTGGACGCACAATCCAGTTTCAACGAGGCGCTGCTTCGGGTTACTTCTCTTGAAAAGAATTCCGGGAAACCGGGAACCTGGGGTGCAACATCTTCGTTGGTTCTTTTAGTAATGTTTTGCGGCGAGGCGTAATCTGGGGTTCCTTCTTTAATGGAAAAGAGTCGCTGGGAAACCGGCAAACCTTGGGTAAGTATCCTCGCTGTTTTGCGGCCATAGTTCAGTGGTAGAACGCTAGCCTTCCAAGCTGGATGTCGAGGGTTCGAATCCCTCTGGCCGCTCTGCAGTAAACGACCACATGGTCGCGTCTGGAAAGTAAATCAGACATGGGTCTGAGCCTGGGTGCTAACCAGTGCGCACCTTCCGGGGTGTGGGGATCGAGACCTCTGCTTTCCGCTTAACGGTCACGTAGCTCAGTTGGATTAGAGCACTCGCCTACGAAGCGAGCGGTCGGGGGTTCAAGTCCCTCCGTGATCACTGAAGCGCTGTTCGCGGGCATAGCTCAGAGGCAGAGCGCCAAGTTCCCATCTTGGATGCCGAGGGTTCAATTCCCTCTGCCCGCTCTGTAAAGGCAAAGGCAGCTCAATGCCTGAGAAACTGAGAAACTGAGAAACTGAGAGACGAGGCGTAAGTGAGAGCTACTCCATGGATCTGTGGGTCGGGGGTTCGAATCTCCCTACAAGGATGTACTTGCATAGCTCAGCCTGGTAGAGCAACAGAATAAAAGATGCTTTCACTCAAGTACCATCCTCGTCTGTTGTATTGGAGAGTGGCGCAATGGTAGCGCAGCGGTTTCTGAAGCCGTTGGTTGAAGGTTCAAGTCCTTCCTCTCCAGCATGAAAACAAAGCGAAGCAAGAAGAGTTCGGTTGGTGTCATGAAGCCTAGAGGTTTGAAAAGCCCGAAGGTCTCCTTCGAAGCCTCCTTGGAGATTCTACTCAGTCGTCCCGAGAAGTATGTTGCACAGAAGCACGAATACCTGCGAAGAGCCTGCAGGCGCATCATGAACATTGACATCGACGGCCAGAAGTACCTGATGGTGTGCGCCCTGCATCCGGGCCACAAGGCTGCGTGGCACGAGGATGTTGACGGGGGAGTGTACTGGTGATTTTTACGTTCGGTAGCAATTTAGCGGGACGTCACGGCAAGGGCGCTGCGCTCTTTGCTTGGAAAAACCACGGCGCGGTGTATGGCCAGGGAGTAGGTCCGCAAGGTAACGCGTACGCTATTCCTACCAAGGATGCATCTATCAGGACGCTTCCTCTTGTAAAAATCAAACCCTACGTAGAAGACTTCATCACTTACGCGAGAGCGAATCCGACGCTCAAGTTTCAAGTTACAAGAATCGGGTGTGGCTTGGCGGGTTACAAAGATTCGGATATCGCCCCGATGTTCAAGGGTGTGCCTCCGAATTGCGAAATGCCGACGGAATGGGTCGGACTGTACTAGGCTTTGATTCTGTGTCATAGTTCAAAACCCATGGCCTACAAGAAGAAGCAAGAGCAACGAGATAGTTGGAATCGTTGGTATGCTCGTAATCAAACGAAAGTAAGAAAGGCCGTTCGTAAGCGAAAACTAGAGACGAAGCAGTGGCTTGATGCCTATAAGGCTACTCTCCGATGTGAGCACTGTGATGAAAATCACCCATCCTGTCTTCAGTTTCACCATCTCGACCCCACCAAGAAGGATTTGGAAGTCTCTCTCGGCCCCCAGTGGGGATGGAACATCAAACGTATTCTAAGAGAAATCGCAAAGTGCGCGATCCTTTGTGCCAATTGTCATATTAAGGAGCATTTCAAACTGAAGGGGTGTGGCCGAATGGCTTAGGCGACGGGCTTTGAATCCGTTCATCAAGGTTCGATTCCTTGCGCCCCTGTTCAAGGTTCGAGTCCTTGCACCCCAGTATTGCCCGCTTAGCTCAGATGGCAGAGCAACGCATTTGTAATGCGAAGGTCGTGGGTTCAATTCCCTCAGCGGGCTCTGAAACGAGCCACAACGGGCCTATAGCTCAACGGTAGAGCTGGCGGCTCATAACCGCTTGGTTCCAGGTTCAAATCCTGGTGGGCCCACAAATTTCAAGTCGTATTCTCTGGTAGCTCAGTTGGTAGCAGCGGGTGACTGTTAATCACTAGGTCGCAGGTTCGAGTCCTGCCCAGAGAGCTTTACGTCATGGCATGTTCACGACGCTTTGACAAGGAATGACGGAATTACAATTTCGCTTTTCAGCAAGGTAGGTCCAGTTTTTACTGCTCACGACAGTGTCAATGGGCTGGGCAGGTGAAGAATGCACTCTGAGCTGATCTGGTGATAGCAATGGGCCGTTAACCCATCCGTGCTCGGTTCGATTCCGAGAGAGTGCGCAAGCAGCAACAGCAGGGTTCGACTCCCTGAGAATCCTCTGCTACAGTTAAGCGGTAGACAGTGTGAGTTGTTTGGGCGTCGGCCCCCTTGCGGGAAAAAGCTTGGCTCTCGTCATGCGATGCTAGTACAGTAAATTCCGCAGGAATTGCTTTGGGAGTGGCCTTGTCTACCAAAAGAAAGAACCCGGAATCGGCTTCTCCGCGTGCTAACAGGGCTAGCAGGCTTGAGGCTCGGGTGCTACAACTCGAACTCGACATGCACAGCATGCGGACAAAAATGGACGACCTCGGCGACGACTTGCTCGCGCTTCGTACTACGGTCAAGCAAGTAGACGAGCGTACCCTTCGAGGGGAAGCCGTGATGTTGTCCATGCAGTTGTCCCAACGTCGAGTGGAGCGGGTGCTAGACGCCGTAGCCGAGAAGCTACAAGTGTCAACAGCTACAGTTGACCGACGCGAAGTAGAACCCCCTGATCCACCTGACGAGGACGCGGATCTTGATGCGAGGCACAAATGAGTGACATCCTTCTTCCGGCTCTTGTGCTGGCTGCCCCTGCGGCGCCTGCAACTACCGTAGCCTCTGTGGCCCCGGTAGCCCCTGCAGCCCCTGTGACTACTGCGGACCCTTTGACGCCGCTTTACGCGCTAGTAGGCAGCTTGGTGCTCCTGCAGCTCATCAAGTCCGGATTCGCATTCGTGAGGTGGCTGGGGGCGAGAACTGTCGCGAACGAGGACAAGGATAAAGCGGAAGTCCGGCGGCAGATTGAGGAGCAAAAGTTGGAGATGCGCAAGCAGAAAGAAGAACACGAAGCTCGGTTTGAAGAAATCGACAGGACCGTTTCAGCTATTGACCGCGCGATGGGCACGGTTCAGCTAGAGATGAAGCAAGTGCTCTCAACGGTAGAGTCAACCCGAGGGATGGTTGTTGAAATCAAGGGCTCGATGGACAACCGGTTCGAAAAGCAATCAGATTTCTACCGAGGCCAGATTAAAGAGCTGTTGGTCGGTGTGGACAAGCGCCTGGAGGACTTGGAATATGCGCTACGGCAAGATATGTCCAGGGCCATCCACGACTCGGCGATGATGAGCAAGACCGCCAGCGCGAAGCGCCAAAAGTCATAACCAAGCCAAAGCCATCCGGATGTCTGCGATGCTTGGCGGCTTAGCAATGACCATCTGAATCACCCGACTTCTGAGTGCGTCTTTAATCGTGTACTCTTGGGGTGCTGCGGTGATGAGGACGCGGCGCACTTCGGGCCGATTTTGTTGCCAGACCGTCAACACGTCGATGCCGTCAAGCTTGGGCATCATCAAGTCCGTCAGGACTGCGACGATGTCGGCATCCTGTTGGTACTTGGTTGCCGCCGCCATGGAGTCCAGCTCCAAAATAGACTCAAATCCGCAGAAGTCTACGACTTCGCTGATTAGGCGGGCGACCGAAGCGTCATCATCGATGCAAAGCACTCGTTTCATACCCGTAGTTTGCCTCAAGAAGCTCTGACGAGATAGCCAAGCGGAAAGGCAAGGGGCTGCAAACCCCTCATGCGTGGGTTCAATCCCCACTCTCGTCTTCACTCTTTCAGGAGGTCGTTATGCGAATAGATACCTAACAAGGAGCTATTCACCATGAGCAGGACCAACAAGACGCGTGGATACGGCCGCAAGGGCAAGCACCTCCAGTGGGCGAAGCAGGAGGGTAACCAACGCGTCAGACACCAGGTGCATGAACGTCTGAAAGACATTCCCTTCACCGACGCCTTCGACGAGAAGGCGCTGCCCGAGAAGAACATCGAGATTTTCGATCGATGGTACTACGATTGAAGTACCTGCTGGAGGCGACTCCAGCAGCAAGGCCCCGTCAGTCTAAAGGCTAGGACGCCGCCCTCTCACGGCGGAAATGCGAGTTCGATTCTCGCCGGGGTCACATGAAACCGTATTCACAGGCTTACGACGCGACCAAGATGAGGAAAGAGTGTTGGCGTGGGGCTCCGTATGCGTCTAGGAATCGCTCATACAAAAAGGCGATGCGCAGGAAAGCAAAAATTCAGATTCAAAAAGAAGTCGTAGCGTAACACCCGGCCCTATCGTCTAGCGGCAAGGACACTGGCTTTTCAATCCGGGAACGAGAGTTCAATTCTCTCTAGGGTCACTCTGGGTATAGCTTAAGAGCATGGGTCTTTTCCTCCCGTAACTTCGAAGCTACGTTGGAAAAGCGAAGTGGCTTGGTAGAGCACGCCCCTTAAGGCGAGGATCCTGGTGCGAGTCCGGGTGCCTGGACTTGTAGGTGTAGTTGGGAACGGGAAGTAGCGCAGTCTGGTAGCGCATAGCATCTTGGATATGCTAGAGGTCGACGATGTCCTCGACCATGCAGCAGTATCGCGACCGCATTTCTAGGCTGACTGTGCTTTTAGGGAGTAAATGTGTAGGCTGTGGGGCTACACAAGATCTTCAGTTTGATCACATAGACCCCACCACTAAGTTGTTTACGGTTACAAAGGGCTGGGCCTTCTCATGGGAGAAGGTACTGACGGAGGCTAGGAAGTGTCAGCTCCTTTGCAAAAAGTGTCATGAAGCTAAGTCGCTAGCGGCCGGAGATATCCCGCCTAGAGCACTACACGGCACAGAGGGACGATATCGACACCACAAGTGCCGGTGTGCTCTATGCAAAGAAGCACATCGAGATAGGATGCGAGAGTATAGATTGTGTAAAAACGGGGTATAGCGAAGCTTGGTATCGCGTCTGCTTTGGGAGCAGAAGATCGCTGGTTCAAATCCAGCTACCCCGACAAAGTTGCCTGAAGTAACTAACACAAGACTCTGGTCTGTTTCGGTCAGAGGTTGGCCTTCTGTGCAACTCAATAACGAGCTGTAGCACAGCCTGGTAGTGCGTACCCTTGGGGTGGGTAAGGTCGCTGGTTCGAATCCAGTCAGCTCGACATCGAATGAATGAATGAATGAAGCACCGAGGAGTAGCTCAGCCTGGTAGAGCACTTGGTTCGGGACCAAGGGGTCGCAGGTTCGATTCCTGTCTCCTCGACTTGGAGGAAAGCATGAAAACAAACCATCAACGTCAGTTCAAAGCAGTCGGGGGTTTCGCGTTGCGAGTTCGATACGACTCGCAAACCAAGAAGCTGCCGATTGGGCTTGGAAGTGTAGGGGCTTCTTACGGTGGCGACGCTGTGAATGGGCATCGAGGCGAAGCGAAGGTGAAGCGGGGTGCGAAGAAGTACCTCCGAAACCAAGTGAGAAAGACCGCCTTCGTACACATTCGGGACTCTAGCGAAGCTTGATAGTGGCGCACTACCTGAAGAAATGGATGTCAGGTTGGTGGAGAAAATGACGTAGATTCAGCAGCACACGCGCCTGTAGCTCAGTGGTAGAGCAATCGCTTGATAAGCGATAGGCCGATGGTTCGAGCCCATCTAGGCGCACTGTTTCACCCGGCCGAGTAATTCTTACACGCAATCGTCATATGTTGGTTCGAATCCAACCCTCCCCACCTCACGGGGAGGTAGCCAAACTGGTTAGGCAACGGCCTATTAAGCCGTCTCGCAAGAGACTCTATGGATTTCTCACTCGGGTGAAGCAAACTGTATGGCGGTCGTAGCTCAGTGGTAGAGCGTTTGGCTGTGACCCAGAAGGCGCGGGTTCGATTCCCGCCGACCGCCCAGTAAGTAACTGGTGGTGTTGCAAACGTAGGGGGCTGGTATCCCTGCGTAGTTTTTCTTGGGGTATTAGAGGAGAGGCCGTCCTCGTTAGCCTGTCACGCTGAAGATCACGGGTTCGAATCCCGTATACCCCGCTGTAACGCAACGCGGATCTAGCAATGATGGTTCATGCACTCGCCTGAAGAGCGAAGTATCTCGGTTCGATTCCGAGGGTCCGCACATGATTAAACGCGAAGATTGCAAAGAACGAGTCCTGTACCGCATTCACTCTAGGAACTTGGAGTTCGGCGTATTTGATTCCAAGGATGGTGGCTTCATCGGCTTGCGTGAGAAGTTCGGGGAGACGTTTATTTTCAAGGAGTATCACTACGACAACGGCGCTCCCTACGGGACGGTTCGACCCGAAGAAGCGTTGCCTGAGCGACTGCCAGATGCGATTCTGTTGGCGGCAAGTCGTCCAGGTTCTGTTTGTGGTTGTTGTGATCAGTTTGTCGATTTCGACGAAAAGCTTCCACCTAAGGAGCGCTGGTTTCACTTGGTGGAGTCAAGCTGCAAAGAGGTAAGGCCGCACTCAAGAGGTAACCCGGATTTCGGAAAGTGGTTACACGAGATGGAAGATAAGTACCGCAGTAAGTAGCAACTGGGGCTGTAGCTCACTTGGGAGAGCGCTTCCATGGCATGGAAGAGGTAGTCGGTTCGATCCCGTCCAGCTCCACAAAGCCGAACCAGAGACGGAGTTCTCGTCTCTGAGAGGCGCCTTTTATGCGCCTCGTGTTCGGCTGTAATGCGCGATTAGCTCAGAGGTAGAGTATCGGCGTGACAAGCCGGGGGTCGGGGGTTCAATTCCCTCATCGCGCACAGGGTGTGGGGTCAGGCGAACACTAAGCCTCCCTAAGTGGGCCGGGTTCGACCCGGAACACCCGAAATAGTTTGGGGCTGTAGCTCAGTTGGGAGAGCGCTTCGTTGACCTCAGCTAGGTCTCGTAGTAGCTTAAATGTATGGGCCTTCCAAAAAAGCCACGTAATCCCTGTCCAGTGTGCCAGCACACTGTTCAAAACATTCGGAGTCGCTACTGTTCGAATACATGTCAGATGGAACAGCAATACTTAAGCTACATTGAGCGCTGGAAGGCAGGGCAAGAAAGCGGTAACGTCGGTACCCAAGTTTCTAGTTACGTGAAGAAATACTTGCGCGCGAAGTATGAAAACAAGTGCTCTCGCTGTAATTGGTCGAAGAAGAATCCGGTGACGGGGACTGTCCCGGTGACCGTGGAACACATCGACGGGAACTGGAGAAACTCAAAAGAACAGAATCTCGACTTGATCTGTCCGTGTTGCCATTCCTTGACGCCCACCTATGGCAATCTAAACAAAGGACGGGGGCGTCCTATGCAGTTAGTAAGGGGCTTGTCGTCCAGCGGGAAGACACGGCGTTCGCAACGCTGAAACGAGGGTTCGACTCCCTCCAAGTCCACAGCGGGATGGTGTGCAGGTACTACCTGGAATTCGGGGGCGCGAACGTGGCGTCATCTGGGTACCAGGCGAAGGGCACACCCGCCCATGTTTACGGGGGATACCCTGCGCGGATAAATCGCCTCATAACAAAAGCGCAATGCAGGGTTTGAGGTATAGCGGCGATTGACTGGGTTCAAGTCCCAGGTCCCCTTGGTAGTAGTTGTCTGGGCCAGTGCATGGGCAAAACCGGGTTCGATTCCCGGCATCTCCACTCTATGGGGATGAACTGGTGTTCCTCACGCGCGGGGGTGAACGGGTTCGACTCCCGTCTGGTCCACAGTCTAGAAGGCAAATGGAAAGCCACTGGTAAAACGGAACCAGCGCCGAAAGGCACTGAAGCACGGGCTACCTCGAAAGAGGGTGAACGTAGTCACCTGCATGGTTGCGGATGCACCGAACGGGTCCCAAAAGGGTTCGCCAGGGAAGCGAGTTTCCAAGGGTGATGTAGCTTTTTCATAGAGGGTTCGATTCCCTCCTAGGCTATAAGTCAGTAACGACCACGTGGTCGCGTCGTAGCGGTAATGGGGCACTAGCTCAGTTGGGAGAGCGTCGCGTTTGCAATGCGAAGGTCATCGGTTCGATCCCGATGTGCTCCACTTAGGTAAGGTAGTCGGCTTAAGAGCAGCCAGCTTTAATGAGTGGGACCCCCTTCAGGACGCGAGCGCGGCGAAATGAAGGAAACGGAAGTAACCTCAGCAACCGTTACGCCCCGGGTCATACCCGGGAACCGAACACCCGCTTTGGTTTCCCTTTGGCGTAGCAGCACGCCTTGCCTAAACTAAAGTTCTGGTACGACAGTTCCGATTAACCCTGACGCTGCCGAACGTTGGGACAAGCTAATGCTGCTATAGCTCAACTGGTGGAGCCCCTCCTTGGTAAGGAGGAGGATGAGAGTTCAAATCTCTCTGGCAGCTTGTTTGTTTTTGGTAAGTGAGAGGTCCTGGGTTCGAATCCCATCGGGAGCATATGAAAAAAGCAATCAAGGCCGGAGAGACGCCTGTGCGGCACGCTGATTGGACGATAGTAGTTCACGAAAAGGACCAAACTACTTGCAAGCACGGCTCAGGCAATTGTGAAACGTGTGGCACTAGTAATCACCGCGATAGGCGGCACACGACTACTGGCGGTAAAGGGTTGGTCGCTCAGCTTCGAGAGAAGAAGTCCCGTAGGTAATCCCTTTCGAATAGTGGCAGAGACGGACGTCAAACCGACAGTGAGCAGAGTTACCTGTCACCTAGTGATTTTGTTCTCGTAGCTCAGTTGGATTAGAGCAGCGGCCTTCGAAGCCGATGGTCGGGGGTTCGAGTCCCTCCGAGAATGCTGTTGGTCCTGTAGCTCAGTTGGATTAGAGCGTTTGGTTCCGAACCAAAAGGTCGGGGGTTCGAGTCCCTCCAGGATCGCTTGCCTACACCCGAAGACTGACACGCACCAAGTGCAAGCTGCTGTATTTGCAGGATAAACTTGATTTCTTGGGCCATGCCGACCTGTGAAGTACCCTTGCCCCTACGTCGAAGCACTCCCTGGGGGCACTCGTGGAAGCTCTTAAACTAGTATTGGATCTCCCACAGAAAAGGCAGAACACTCCGTTCACCTGTGGGCCAGTAGCCCTGTCTATGGTTTTGGCAGGATTTGGGGTAGTGAGCACCGAAAAGGGTCTCGCGAAACTCATGAAGGCCTCCCCCAAGCATGGAGTGCCTCCAGCTACCATCGCAAAAACGGCCAGGAAATTCGGTCTCAAGGCTAAAGCCGTTACGGGACTCACGATTGGTCAACTTGAAAAGCACATCAAGGCTGGACGACCTGTAATCGCGGCCATCCAATCCTGGGCCAAGCGGCCCGTGAACTACGCAACGAGTTGGGAGGACGGGCACTACGTGGTGGTAGTCGGTATCGACAGCCAGAACGTCCACTTGAGGGACCCTTCAACTCCATCTCTGCGGACTCTCTCCAGAGAGAGCTTCATGCGCAGGTGGCATGACTACAGCAAGGATGAAGTCTTTGTGCAGCTAGGAATCATTTTCAGTAGGTAATGCTCTCGTCGTCTAGTTGGATAAGGCCTCCGTTTCCTAAACGGATGATCGCAAGTTCGAATCTTGCCGAGAGCGCTATGGGTGGGGGAGCCCATAACGACGTTGACAACAAGTTGTGCAACAGGTACTATCACTGTCGCGGGGTGGAGCAGCCAGGTAGCTCGTTGGCCTCATAAGCCAAAGGTCGCAAGTTCGAATCTTGCTCCCGCAACTTCAAGCAGGACCGGTAGGTGGCGCGTCGGACTGCCCACCTAGTGTCTTTCTCGTGATGTCGCCAAGTGGGAAGGCAGCGGTTTCATAATCCGCAACTGAGGTGGTTCGATTCCACCCATCACGACTGAGTGCTGTGAGCGCATCACTCGCCTCAAAAAGGCGCTCCGACATCACAGTGGTACGAGAGTCTGAGTCTGTAGCGAGTCCAAAGGGCTCCGAGCGCAGTGATGCCTCGGCAAGTGGCGACACTTGGTGACACGGCCAGCCACGCGAAAGGACGCTCGTCGTCGTTAAACGCTGTACCTTTTTCTGCCCGCGTAGCTCGAAGGTCGAGCGTCCCTTTCACATGGGGAAGGCGACGGTTCGATTCCGTCCGTGGGTACTGAGGAGCTTCTCTATGGATAAGAATGCGCTGGCCATGTACCGACGATTTTGCAGAAATGCTGAGCGTCTATACCTCAAGGAGTACCCCCTAAAGCAGTATGATGCGGACCTGCGGGCTTGTTTCCACGAGCAGCTCGCTCACGCGGGCGTTGCTGGAGAGAAATTGAACTCCGCCATCTGCTACGTGCCCGGAGGGCTCATCCTGAAGTTTGAAACAAAGGAGGTCGCTTTTGAAGACCTTTTCGACGCGAGGTGTGCAGCAGAATAAGCTCGGGTGGCGGAACTGGTAGACGCGCTAGATTCAGGGTCTAGAGGGGGGCAACCCCCGTGAGAGTTCGATTCTCTCTCCGAGCACTTGACAACCGCAGTCCTGGTGGTGTAGAAGCGCCGAATGGAAGGCCGGTACGAAGCCGCAAGCAGGACCTACGAGATGTTCTTGGGGTTCGCGAAGGAGCTTAAGGTTCCTAGCACTGTCGGCCAGCAGCATCCTCCCAATGGAGCGCATAGGGAATCGTATTTCGTTCCCAGCGACATCGTCATGTTCGACTACGCTTACCTTCTTAGGGCACCAGACGCTGGCTGCTCCAATGAAGATGTTCATCAGTTCGATTCAACAGGTAGATGTACGGTTTGTGGATCACACCGCAGACCCGCTTAATGTAATGCTCCGGTGGCGGAATTGGTAGACGCACCAGCTTGAGGGGCTGGCGACCGAAAGGTCATAGGGGTTCGATTCCCCTCTGGAGCACAGAAAGGAATTATGAAGCAGGAAACTTACCGGTCACCTTGGTTTGATCTTGAAGGGTGCTTGGCCTGTACGGTCAAATATTCGGACGGTTCAAAGGGTACTGTTCTTCAACACCGGGAAGTTATGGAGCAAGTTCTCGGTCGTAAGTTGAAGCCGCAGGAACTGGTGCATCACAAGAATAGCAACAAGCGGGACAACTCGCCTACCAATTTGAAGATCACTTCCAGACCTGCGCACGCCGCCGAGCACGCCAAGACTAGGGTTCCCGAGCTTCTAGAAGTAACCTGTTTGGAGTGTGGAAAGACTTCGCTGAAGCTAGCTAGGCAAGTAAGGCACAACCAAATTGGTCAACAAAAGCCTGGTCCTTTTTGTGGTCGAAGTTGTGCTGGTAGATTTAACGGACGTAAACGTATTTGAGGGCTAGTGGCGAAACTGGTAGTCGCGCCAGATTTAGGGTCTGGTGGGGGAAACCCCGTGAGAGTTCGAGTCTCTCCTTGCCCATGTATTGCTGCCCGGTGGCGGAATTGGTAGACGTGGTGGACTTAAAATCCATTGCCCTTCGGGGCGTACGAGTTCGAGTCTCGTTCGGGTAACACGAAATTGCTTTGCCCCTGTGGCGGAATTGGTAAACGCATCAGACTCAAAATCTGACGCCTTAACGGGCTTGAGGGTTCGATTCCCTCTGGGGGCACAGGTGGGCTATCCTTAGTCGGGAAGCTCACTTTCGGAGAGTTCAATGTTTCAACAATTGATTCAGCAGTTGAAGGAAGCGAAGCATAAGTTCAGCGCCGCCGATGCTCGACGCATCGGCAACAAGCTCGGGGTTAACTGGAAGAGGGTCAACCTCGAACAGTTTCGTATGGGCTTGGAGGTGGAGTCCGAGCACGACCAGGGCGACAACATCGACGTGGTCGGCCCTCAGACGGATCTTGGAAAAATTGCCCTAGCGCACTTGAAGGAGCTTCCAGACTACTACACGCGCCTGAGGCGCATGGAGAAGGACGCGAACGCAGAAGAGTAGAGATTCGAGCGCAGTCAGCTCCATGGTTGTTCACCCGTCGTACAAAACATACAAGGAGGCCGGTAACATGGAAACTCTAGTTCTGAGCGCGTCGTATGAGCCAGTTAGCCGGGTCTCCTGGCAGCGAGCGATTACTCTTATTTGGGAAAACAAGGTTGAGGTCATTGAGGAGTACGAGAACCGGTTTGTGCACTCGGTTACTCTCGAATTCAAGATGCCTTCAGTCATTCGGTTCCTGAAGGCCATTCGTGGGCGGAAGCGCGCTATCAAGTTCAGCCGCGAGAACGTGTTTGCTCGTGACAACGGTCGTTGCCAGTACTGCGCAGTGAAACTGGCGCGTGCGGAATCCACTTACGACCACGTAATCCCTCGGGCAATGGGAGGGCATACGCGGTGGGAGAACGTTGTAATCGCGTGCTACGCCTGCAACCAGAAGAAAGGCTGCAAGACACCTGAGCAGGCAAAGATGAAGCTGCTCACGCAGCCCATCAAGCCGAAGAAGCTTCCTGATACACTTCGGCTCACCTTCCAAGTGACAAAGGATACTCCGGATTCGTGGAAGCAGTGGATTGCCTCCGTGAACTACTGGAACACCGAGTTGGATCAGGACTAAAGAGGTGGACAGGGACTCAAGAGGTTTGAGTCCTCACAGAGGTGAGGCATGAGCGTAAGAGCGAAGATGCGTTGCACGAGAAGGTCTGAAAGCACTTCGGTTTGCACGAGCAATGGGTCAGTCGAGTCTGTAGAGGTACATCTCCAGCCAGTATACGGAACTGGAGAGGACGACTCGAACAAGGAATGGTCTAAGTGGACGCCGAGTGGTGAGGTGCGGATGGTCATCACCAACCCGGAAGCCTATAACCAGTTTGAAGTCGGCAAGACGTACTTTGTCGATTTCATTGCTGTAGACTAGGACCACCTGCCGCCGGGCCCCCAGGGCGCATCTGGGGGTTTTGGAAGATTGGGTGAGTGGCTCATACCAGCGGTCTTTTGGAGAGGTAACTGGTCAGGGACCGGGCTCGACTTGAAATCGAAGCGTGCCTTCATGGGCATGGGGATCAAGACCTCACTTCTCCGCATGAACAACTCACAGGTGCAAAAAGGTGACGTAGCGGTACTGATTGCAACAGCCAAATTCATGGAGGCTGGGCTTATCGTTCTAAAGCCCGTGAGTGAATCTCTACCGTATGACTTAGTAATTGCCACCGACAAGCACTTCTACAGAGTTCAAGTGAAGAGGGCTCAGAAGCGCCGCGCGAGCCCAGGAAGATACAGTATCCCGTTCAGGAAAGTGACCGTCAATAGGAACAAAACAAAGGTCTACACCTATACTGAGGAGCACACAGACTTCCTTGTAGGTGTGATAGTAGAGACGTCCGAACTGTACGTTTACCCTCTTGCTGAGATCAAGAACATCAGCTCAATGGTGGTCGTCGACCCGGGCGGATTGTCAAAGAAACGCAATGGTCCTCAAAAAGTAGATTCTGAGAGGTACCGAAACGTACTTAACTTCGAAGGTAGAAAAATAAAATTGTAGTTCTGGATTGGAAAACCGCCAGTCCCGAGAGGGGCTCGAAGGTTCGAATCCTTCATCTTCCGCTGTTGGAAAGTGTGCTGGTCACGGGACCAGGCCTCGCTCGAAACGAGTGCGTGCCTGCAAGGGCACGGGGTTCGATTCCTCCACTTTCCATATGAGTTCGATTGTAGTACCTTCCGCATATGGGTTATCTCGATCCCGAAGCGCAGCGTAAGTACCAGCGGGAATGGAGAGCGCTACGGCGGGCTGAGTGGTTTAACGGAAAGAAATGCGTTGAGTGCGGTTCGACCCAAAATCTAGAGTTGGACCACATTGACCCTTCTAAAAAGGTGACCCACAACGTGTGGTCGTGGTCGAAAAAGCGTCGCGATGCCGAGCTGGGGAAGTGTCAAGCACTCTGCGATGTCTGCCATCAGAAAAAGACCATCGAGACCCGCGAAGTGCGAACGGATCACGGGCGAGGTCAGATGTACCAAAACTACGGGTGTCGCTGCGTGAAGTGCCGGGCGTGGAAGAGTGCTTCAGATAAACTGTATCGCTAGGTCTTTCCGCTCCGATGTCAGGGTTTCGAAGATAGTAACGACCACATGGTCGGACGCAGCACGCAGCACTTCTAAGGACGCCGTATGAAACCGTACCCTTCGATTCCCCGGGCGACCGGTCGAAGCTTTCACGAAATTCCCAACGCGTACATCTTCGACAAGCTCGATGGTCGTAACATCCGAGTAGAGTGGTCGAGGAGGAACGGCTGGGGCAAGTGGGGTACACGGCACCGTCTGTTCGATGCCACGGATGCTGAGTTTGCTCCGGCAATTCCGCTCTTTGAGCAGGTCTACGCGGAGCCCATGACAAAGATTGCCAGAGACAACCGCTGGGAGAGCGTGACGGCATTTCTAGAGTTGTGGCAACCGAACAGTCTCGGGGGTGTTTGGGTTCCAGGAGAGCCGTACACGCTTACGCTGTTCGACGTGGCACCCTTCAAGCAGTGCCAGATGGCCCCGAAAGAGTTCATAGCGACCTTCAAGGGTGTCCCTACAGCGGCATTCTTGGGGCAGGCCAATTGGACCCGAGGCTACGTAGAGCGAGTGCGCTCAGGTCAAGTTGAAGGGGTAACTTTTGAGGGTGTCGTGGCGAAGGCAGGCGAGAAGCACAAGCTGGTGCTGTCGAAAGCGAAGCAGCAACGGTGGGTAGACGCGCTGAAGGCCAGGTATGGCGAGCAGGAAGGCAAGAGGCTTGCCGAGTCGTAGGAATTTTGGAGAGTTAACTAGCTAGGAGCTAGACCCGGTTGGAAACCGGTGGGTACCTGCAAAGGTATGAGATTCGAGTTCTCAGCTTTCCGCTCGTGAGGCGCATGAACTGGGTTACTTCCTGCTAAGAAAAATACCTAGTTCGACTTTATCCTCACGTTTTATTTGGCCCCGTAGCTCAGTTGGACCAGAGCGCTCCCCTTCTAAGGGAGAAGTCGCAGGTTCGAGTCCTGCCGGGGTCGTAGCCCAACACCACTGCTATTCCTCAGGCACTTGACAATCGCAACACTACCGACTAGTATGCCTCTCAGTTCTCGGGAGGTGTGCCACGTTGCTTAGCTACTCCACGGCCTTGGAAGTACGGACCTCTTGTCAGGGCTTTGGGCACCTCTTCGTCGGCGGACGCTATGGGTATTGATCCACACGAAAGCTTGCGTCAGCGCGTTGCCGCTCGGAAGAGCAAGGAAGAGATCCGCGCCAAGGCGTTGGAAGAGCTGCAGGCGAAGGAGGCCAAGCTCTGTAAGGCGCTGCGCGAGACCACCATGGATAGGCCGATCAAGGCTGAGTTCCACGAGCTGGTGAAGATTTGCCCGAAGATGGGGCAGCACCTCAGCCACGGTCCTGCTCTGTATGTCGGTGGGGTTGTCGAACGGTCCCCCTACGTCGAAGCCGTTTCGGAACTCCTGAAACTGGAACCGATTCGGGAATTGAAAGAGTGGAAGCCCCAGGGAAAGAGCGCGGAAGCGCTCTTTCGTTCTTTGGGGAGCCATCTTCTCGCGAAATACCCGCTTCCCCCTTTCCTGTGGAATGGCTTCATGGGTCCGCAGCGGGTGTGGTTCATCCCCATGGTTAGGCATCTCGCGCTCGGAGGCTCGCTCGCGCAGTACATCAAGACGAGCAATTTCCCCGTTAAGCTGACTCGCAAGCTGTGCCACGACTTTCTCAAAACACCCGCCAATACTGGAGTCATCCCTGCACTTCGGGGTGCGCAGATTCGCGGTCTCGGAGGGAGTAATCGGCTGTTGACTGCGGTGTTGTCTACGCCGTTGGGCTCAACCCTTTGTGTGGATCAGGCCATGGAGGATTTCTACCAAGCAATGTTCCTCTGGTTTGTGAATCAGCCCATGCTCGACCCGCAGCAGGTCGCCCCGATGGTGGATTACATCCGCCACTGCCGTGACACGGATACTGGCTACACGCTCAAAGGCCGCACCGCGCTCTCCTTGATGCGTGGAATGGAAGAGTGGCACACGGAAACCGCTCGAAGGAGCGAAATTGGTCACAAAGGCGCTTCGCACTTTAAGCCTTCGGGATTTTCTGGCGCGGAGTATGACTTCTCGCGTGACAGCCCTACTGGGAAAATCATCGAGATTTGGCGCATTGCTGAAATCCTCACGGCCAAGGCACTGGCCGATGAAGGCAAACGGCAGGGCCACTGTGTTTTCTCCTATTCCCGTCGGATTGAGACTGGCTCTTGTTCCATCTGGACCCTCAGCAAAGAAGATAACAAGTCTCTCGCAGAACATGGCGGGGTTTGGAACATGCTGACTTTGGAAGTCCGTAATGACATTCGGCAGGTAGTACAGGCCAGAGGCCGGTTCAACCGTTGCGCTACCACCCACGAGAAGAACATCCTGTCTCGCTGGATGGCTATGGGCGCCTACGTATGAAGGTCTTCATTCTCTTCGATGAAGAGTTCCCGGCATCCCCGATTGTCTGTATCTACTCGACGCTAGAGAAAGCCCAGAAGGCTGCAGCGGTGGCCAAGAGACTTTGGACGAGGAGGGTGAAGTGACCGAGCCTACGTATCGTGCTATTCCGCCTAAAAACATGAAAGAAGAACCAGAGTGAGCGTCAAAATCTATAATGCGCGACGGCTGAAACGCGGAGAAAAGCTTTGGCCTTTTGCGGTCTCCGTGCAGGAGCGCGCAGTAAAAAACATCAAAAAAGAGTTGACCTCTTGGTATCTTCGAATGTTGCGGGATGCAGAGGACCCTGGGCAGCGTAAGCACTTCCTCAAGTTACTTGAACTACCCTCCAACTACACTCGGCCACTCGATGCTTTTGCTTTTTCAAATTGGATTAACCGGGAAGTCCGGGCGCAGGCTGGACGAGGTATTTCGTCCGCCTTTGACATGGATGTTAGCGTCGTCTTTCACGAGTATAGGGGTCGCATCTACTTCCGCCATTTCGCGACCGGCATGATGGGGCACACCCTCAATTTCTTGCACCGTGACCCCCGTTCAGAAGACTTCCACTACCAGGATCAGGTCGACAAGAGTTCGGATTGCTCTAACGCTGCGTGGAAGCGTCGAGCGAAGATTTGGGGCTCCTTAATGGATCCCTGGGGGCGCTTAACCACAGGGCTTGTGCTGGAGATACTGTGTAGTTCGACGTTCTTCACTTTGGATTATGAAGTCCGGGAAGCTCTACCCCAGAAGAGGCGCACTCCGTGAAAATTTTGGTGACGGCAGGTACTGTCTACGGCCCCCTTGACGCGAATAAGTTGGTCGGGAACCGTATTAGGGGCATTTGGGCGACAAGATTTGCTTGCTGGCTCTTTGCGCGCGGCCACTCGATTCACCTCTTGCTCCCTGACACGTTCGATAAGGACCGTCTGCAGAAGGAGCTGCGCGAGATGCCCTTTCCTTCGACGCCTCAGCTTGTGGCGAACTTCAAGTCACCACCCACCTTCGACATTCATTACCACGACGGGTACAACACTTACGCGGCCCTGTGTTACGAGCTGGCTCCGTCGGTGGACGCGGCTATTTTGGCGGCTGCCGTCGTGAACTGGATTCCTGAGACGCCCTTCAAGGGGAAGATGCCGACCGAAGGCTTTGAGGAGGGGGCTATTCTGAACATCCCTTTCATCCTCGCCCCACGCGTCATTGACAGGATGAAGAAGCTTAACCCCGGACTGACGCTTATTGGCTGCAAGATGACTGCAGACGCAGACAAGCTCACGACGATTCGAGCGGCCTATCAAACTCTGCTTAAGGCTCGCTGCAATGTTGTAGTGGGCAACGACCTCTCCCGGCTTAAGCTCAAGCTGTTAGTGTATCCAGACGGAAATGCAGAGGGCATGGAGGACTTCTCGCGCTTTTATCACGAGCTTGAGGCAGTACTGCTGGATAAACATTACCGTACTGAGGTGACTGAGGTCTCGGCTGCGGATGTTGCTGCCACCCGAGACGCCTGCCAACGTTTCGATGCGCTCGTTGAAAAGTATCGCACACGTTTCGTAAAGCGCATCGATGGGGGCGACCGTGTCTTCGGGGCAGTCGCAGTACGCATTGATGCGGATCACTTGCTTGTCAGCCCCCGGGAGAAGGGCGCTATGTTCTCTTCTCGGGAGGCGGTTGTGGTGACCCATGCCGACGCGCAGAAACGTCAGGTTTTCACGATGCAAGGGCAAAAGGCCACCCTTAATGCTCCGTTGCTTTTGCGCGTCATGCGCCAGTATCGCGCTTCCGCTGTTGTGCACTTGCACGAGCAGAACGCCTTGTGGCCAGAGTTGCCCTATGCGCCTCCTGGTACGCAGCGCGACAATGATCGGACGTTTGAGACCCCAGCCTTCAACATTGCGGGTCACGGCTGCATCTTTACGGAAGCCTAAATGTGGCATTGGCCCCTGGGGGAAATTTGCTCGCCCCTCCCGGCACTCGGGGAGCCCGGGGCGTTTGGGACCAAACGCTTGCATGACACCCATACGGGCGTAGACCTCTACTGTGACCTCGGCACGGAGGTGTTTGCGGTCGAGGGAGGTAAGGTTGTCTCTGTCGAACGGTTTACTGGGGATGCTGCTGGCAGTCCTTGGTGGCTAGAGACTTGGGCTGTGCTGGTGGAGGGTGCCTCGGGTGTGGTGGTTTATGGGGAGCTTGAAAAACCTTCTGTCGCTGAAGGCGACCACGTGGTCGCTGGCGCGCGAGTCGGTAAGGTGGCCCGCGTACTCATTAAGGATAAGGGTCGTCCGATGAGCATGCTGCATTTGGAGTTATACGCCGCAGGTACTACAAGAACGAAGTGGTGGAGATACGAACGACCCGCAGACTTGGTTGATCCCACCCCTTATTTGCTGGAGGCAGAAATGGGAACAGAGCGGCGTAGCTGTACCACCAGTAACTACGACAGTCTGTACGCTCGTTGGCTGGAGAAGCCTGGAGCGCTGCTGGACTGGGGCGGGTATAACCCTGCCAAGCATAACCTGTTGGATCTTTGTGGAGGTACTGGAGCAGTTTCGCTCGCAGCCCGCACGCGTGGGGGTACTGCAACACTTTTGGACTTACGTCCTCGTTGCCCGGATGAAGAGGTGATTCCCATCCAAGGTCGTGCTGAGAACCTAAACCTGCTCGCTAGTGGGCGTACTTGGAACTTCGTGGTGTGTAGACAATCTCTTGGGTATTTGAACCTGCCAAGGGTCGCGCAAACGCTCTACGGGGCCACTACGCCCGGGGCACTTTTCGTCTGCAACAACTTCCAAAAACCTAAGTGGTCACTTCGACCCTACCTGTACCGGGGCAAGTGGTACGTGGAGGCGTCAGGGTACTTGGGCAAGAAGGTGTTCCACCTGCAGGCTACGGGAGATGACTACGACATTACTACCTTCCGCTGGCACACCCCCGAAGAGGTCCAGGAAGCGTTCTCTACCGCAGGCTGGATGCTGGTACGACAGGAGCTGGGGGAAAAGTCCGCAAAATTCTGCTTCCAGCGGAAACCCTAGCGACTTGACACCCGGGCTGTCGTAGTATAGTATGAGCTTCGTAGCCTGGAAGCTCTTGTAAGGCCTCTTAGCTCAATAGGCAGAGCGTGAACAGTAATGACGTTCAAGGTAATCGGTTCGAATCCGATAGAGGTCGTCAGAGGTGACATCATGGGAGCAAAGTCGGGAGGGAAGGAACTGCCGCGCGCAGAGCGGGGTCGAGCGGCCAACTACGGAGTGGCTCTTCCGCCCAGCGAGATGCTGCGGCTTATGCGCCATGGCGGCGCTGCTCCCACTGTAGAGGAGGTAGAAGCCCAAGGCCAGCGGGAGCTGATTGCGGCTAACGGTGCCTCGCTTCCCATCAAGGGGAGTGACAACCCTGTATTTGTCCGAATGGGCTTTGTTTTTGGCCTTCCGTTGGACAAGTTCTTCCGGGAAGCTAAAATGCCGATGGGGTGGAAGATACAGCCCAGTAATGAGCACGTGATGCGCAGCGATATCTTGGACTCCAAGGGTCGACGACGCGTGAGGGTCCACTACAGGGCGCTGCTTACCGCTCGAATGGCTCGCATGGAGCCTACGGTCCGGTATACTGCCGAAATAGAGTACCAAGGCGAGTTCGGTAGGCCGGGGGAGTCCAACCGGGGGTTTGTTTTTGATCACTCAACCCGAACCGAGGTGTTCTCTACTAAGACCCTGCGGCGAGAAGGGCTCGACCGTAAGTTTCTGCGCATCGAGGACTTGCGAGCGGAGACGAGCGCATGGCTCGCTACGCACTTTCCAGAGCACCAGAATCCAGAAGCTTACTGGGATTAGCTCCAGCTAGCTCGGACGGGGCTGGCAGTTTCGCCATCCGTGGGGTACACTTCGTGGAATGGCACGGTTAGCATTTACAGACTACCTCCAATCCTTCCCATTTTGGATGATGGATGTCGGGATAGTTGGCGGGTTGCCAGTTTTTAATCCTGTGCTGGGGTTTGCGTCCATAACCTCACCAGAGATAACCATCGAGCAGTACCCAATTCGGCAGGCAAACTGGTATTTTGACAGAAATGTCGTGCACCGGGCCAGCATAAGCCCGTATACGGTACGTCGTGGGGTAACTTTCTACGATTCGGATTTCTGGAAATGGTCCATGGCTGCGCTCTCTGGGGGTACGGCCTACACGACGTTCGGCTCTTCCTATCGTCGAAGCTTCGTACTCATCCATTTCTTTGCGAGAAATCCACTTGAGGGCCTGGGAGTCCCGAAGGGTCCTTTGGTCGGGGCAAAGCTTAACTTTGGTCCATTTGAATTCGCGCTTCGTGTTCCAGCGAGGGCCTACTTGCTGAAGGGCTGCATCCCCGCCAGGTGGAAGAGCGGCAACGACTTCGACGCTATGGACGGTTCGGTGTCTATTGCCGAACTGGACTTTACCTGCGAAGGTGTGGAGGAAGTCAGCTTGGGAGGGGCGGCTTCGGCAGCCGTCGGGCTATTAACGGGTGCTGCGCAACCTGTAATATCTTCCGCAATAGGGTAGGAGTAGGGAGAATGCGAAAAAAACAACGTGAATGGGAAACCCTAGATGTCGCATCCTTGTTAGGAATTGAGCTTCCTGAGGAGGCCGGACAAGCGGGTGTTACGACTACCGCTAATGTAGGGGCCTATCCTGTGCCTATCGGCCCGGTTCTTCGGCGACAGATGCTCACCAGGGGCGTTAATGGGGGGCAACTGCAAGACATCCCCTCTGCATACCGCGAGCTACTGGGGCTCAAAAAAAAGAAAAGGTAACAAGGGTATTGACCGGTACTTAAGCTCTGATGTATGCAGTAGGCATGACAGACTTGAACGGGGAAATAGAGACGCTTCCTCAGGGCACTCTGGAAGACAAACGCTCGTGGGAGCAAAGAGTTCGAGAAGCCGCCAAGGACCGTTGCTCCAATTGTGGCGGGAATGACCGTACTCGGGTTGGCATGATTGTGCCTTCGGGGGCCGGGGGACAGACTGTGACCTCCAATGGGGTGTTGCTTTGTCGCCCCTGTGAGCTGGCCTCGGAGTCACTAGGCACCGGAAAACGCCGTGAGCAAAGTCGGCGTCTTCTTAACTTCTGGGTCAGCCGGTCGTTTTACGACAGGATTCAGCACAGCATCGAGGGCCAGAATGGCTTTCACAGCGTAAGTGCCTTGGTGCGGTACTTGATGTCGAAATACATCGTAGACGAAGCACGATTTGACGACTTGGAGCGGCATCAGGACTCGGGTGCCGACGTCAAAATAAACGTTTGGGTGGATGTGGATGCCTACACCACTTTCAGGCAGCTCGTGGATGCCCGAGGCCTGACTGTTACTGACGCAGTGAAGAGTCTAATTCTCGTCTATCAAGAGACTATGGCGGAGCTTACCTCATAGTCTTGAAGCTTTTCCAAAGGAGTGCACAATGACGGTTGAAATGGCGAGCATCGGTGCGTTAGAGACCCCGAAGTCTACGCTGGGTGTTTTCGAGTTACCATGCGGGTATGTGGATGCGACTGGAGCGCTTCACACGGAAGTTGCCCTGCGCGAGCTGACGGGTGCCGAAGAGGACTTGCTGGCAAGCAAGCAGCTCAATGCCTTTAAGAAGTACAATGAGCTTTTGGTTCGTTGTACTCAACGCATTGGCACTATTACTGACCGAGGACAGATCGCTGCTGCTGTTAAGGGTCTACCTGTCGGAGACCGCTTGTTTCTGCTTTTTGCTATTCGTCGTGTTTCCATTGGGGACGAGTATCTTTTCGAGGAGACGTGCCCAAACACCGCGTGTAAGCATAAAGGCAATTTCTCCGTAGCGCTATCTGAGCTGAAGGTGAAGAAGATGCCAGAGCCGCATAAGCGCATTTATGACGCGGTGTTGCCCTCCGGGGCCACAGCGCGTTTTCGCGTCAGCACTGGCTTAGATGAAGAGAAAGCTATGGCTTCTGAAGCAAAAACAGAAGAGTCCCAGCTCTCTAAGGGCATTCTCATGCGCTTGGAGTTGCTAAACGGTGCGCCACCTGAGTTGCAGGCTGTGAGGGAGATGCGGTGGCGGGATCGCGTCGCGCTACGGGCGCAGTGGGATGCGGTAGAGGGTGGAGTTGACACCGAAACTGACATGAGTTGTCCGAACTGCGGCCATGAGTACAAGAAAGACATCGAAGTGACTCCAAGTTTTTTCTTCCCTTCGGCGACATCGAAAATCTAGAGAGCGATCTCTTTTACCTTATGGAGGCCTGGCATTTAGACTGGGCCGCTGTTATGGCGATGCCGTCGTCAGTCAGATACCGAATCATGCTTAAGAAAATAGAGCTGGAGAAAAAGAAGCAAGATTACGCTAATCGTCCAAGGTAGCGACCACGTGGTCGTCCACTTTAGTTGACGCAATTGCGGGAGCAGTTGTAGGCTCTAGGGGCAGTACGCAGAACCTGTCCACCAAACGGTCTAAGTCCGATAAAACGCTAACCCCAGGAGTACACCATGCTGATGACTGTAACTAACATCACCGACACCGCAGGCGGCATTCTCTTTCCCGGAGTCACCATCAATACGCCCGATACGGGTCTTGCCGGTGTTTCGGCCGACGCTGTCGGCGGTAACAAGCTGTATCCCCTTCCCTACCCCTTCTCGCACGTTGGCCCCATCGCGGCAGGCGCCTCGAAGGTAATGCCTATTCACGTGAAGGACTTCGAGCACAAGAGCGTTCCTTGGCTCCCGCTGTCACCCTCGACGGAGTGGCAGATGCTTGTACAGCAGGGCATTGTAAGTGTTGCGTTCTCTGAGCAGACTCTCGGTCTGAACGTCGCAGAGTCGCTTATCCCTGCGTAATTTGATGTGAGCGAGCGCATTTAGTAGCTACAGCGGGACCTGGGCCGCTTTCAGGTCCCGCTGTTTCTTTACAGCAACAAAGCCAGCTTGATGGCTGTGAAATCGAGACAGACAGACAGGAGTTCCTTTGGCCCGATTCGTTCTTCAACCGTGTCACCTGCGGGAAGGTAAACTGGCCCCGAACAAGGGCATGCACCCGGTCGTGTTTAGTTGGCCGGAGTTGTTAGCGGCTGTGGCTCCGTCTGGGGATTACCGAGCCAAGATGGCGTTGCGGTCCCTACGGCCTGGGGCTTACGTCGGCACGGTGAGGGACCGGCAGAACCCCAAGCTTCTTCGGAATTTTGTGGTCTTAAATCAGGATATGACCTCGCAGTTCGCTTGGCTTCTTCGAGGCAACCACGAATTTGGTGAACGTTTGGTCGACGCGTATCGCGTGGATGAGGTAAAGTGGGAAGCCGTAGTGCAGGAATTTGATACCCTAGCGCCTTCGCTCTAGGAGTAACTTGGAGCATTGAATGTCCGACATGAACTCTCTGAATGGTTCCTCCGTGCGTGATGCGACCGGTCGCACCGGGCGCGTTGTTTCAGTTACAGAGGCTGCGGTTAACGTGGCTTGGATGCAGAAGGGACTTGTCGCAGAGGAGGCTGTGCTGGAGAGGGCCACGCTCGCGGGTGATCTCCAAGTGCTCACCCTAAAAGAGGGTTGGCAGCCCCTTGCGGTTTTAGCGGGCGTAACCATCCCCAAGGAGTCCTCGCAACTTGCACAACTCGCGGAGGAGTTGCAGAGCCTGTTTGCGACCAGTAAGCCGAAGCTCAAGCTCCCACTTGGTGAGGCTTCGGAGAAAAAGTTAAAGAAGAAGGCAACACTGTTTGGGAAGAAGCGTCACTCGCCCTTCAAGCGCTTCGGGCGTCTCGGTCCCGGTCCCGGTACCGGTCACGGCACCCGAGAAGTGGGCAAGAAGACCCGATGGGATTGTACTAAGACGAGCGCGTACAATCAGACCTGCACCTTGCTCAAGCGTGACGCCAAAAAGAGGCTACGTAGGACGAAGAAGACGAAGAAGATTAGAATCAACCCTTCCTACAAGAGCGGGTATAACAAGGCCTACAAGGCTTGGCGTAAGAAGGGTTAAAGACGGTAGTGGCGTGCTTGCTGCGTATTACTGGTTTTAAGGGTGATTCATGCCACTGCTGTCCTCTCTTACTTCTGCGTTGGGTGTTAGCACGCTGAACGAGCGGACTAGCCCTATTGCTATTCAAGAGCTGGACGAGAACGACGATTATGTAAAAAATGGGATGCTGCGATTTCAGTACTTCCCTGAGTCTATTTCTGACTCTAAGAGCGTAAACTGGTCTCCGAAAGAAATTCCAGGCGGCTCACTTCCACTCTATCAGTGGGTCAGCTCAGGGGAGCGAGCCTTGGCTTTCCAAGCGGTTTTCACTACCGATGTGGACTTTAGCTTGGAAGGTGCGACGACGCAGGCCAGCGTAGCCGTCACTGCTGCGCGGTCTGGAGCCACCACCGTCGATCACGAGCAGTCCAGAAATGTAGACATCAGAACAGCGGTGATGTGGCTTAGGCGCTTTATGATGCCTCGGTACGCAGGAAAAGTAGAAACTGGGGGAGCGCTTACCCGCGCCCCGAGAAAGCTGCAGCTATTCATGCCTGGAACCGGCATTGGGTGGGCAGGTGGCGCGGGAAACACTATCCACAGCCAGCAACATTACATCACTGCAATCATGACTGCGTGTGAAGTGACTTGGGTTCAGTACTTCCCTTCAGGATTCCCTAGGATTGCTACAGTACAGCTTGGTTTCGCCCAAGTTGCTCAATTCAGGCACGTAGTAGAGTTTCCTGCGCCAGACGACTTGTTTGACCGTAAAATAATGGAGGGTAGTCCTTCGGACCTAACCTCGTTCCCATACAAACTGCGGGCGGTAGGGAATTACAAGTGACTAAGACTCTTTCATCCCTATTGCGTTTGGGCCACCTCTCGGAGAAGAACCACTTAGGGTTCAACTGGCGCAGCTCGGTTGTGCCGTCTGTTAGGGCGCCCGAGCTAGGAGAAAGAACTGCAGTCTTCAAGGCGCTTCGGTCCATTCTGGGAGAGACAGGGGGGTGGGAGGGCTACCGGGTGTCCCTTGATGTGTCAAAAACGCCCAGTCCCGCTTTTGGTTTTCGTACCAAATCTGCGGAGGAGGTCTGGGTCTACGCAAGGAAGATAGCGGAGGCCCACCCAAAGGAGGCCTCATCCACCATCATCTCTAAGGCCATAGAACAGTCTGGGATACCCGTCAGCGAGCTGACCCCGGAGGACATGAAGCTGCTGGAGATGGCAGTTAATTGGTACCTGGCAGGCAAGATAACTGGTACAGAGTCCCCTAAGACACCGCCGTATGGCGGAAACAACACGTCAGGTACGCAGGACAATTTCCCGGATTCGGGGTCACTATGAAGCCTTTACCGAAAAATAAGCGGCTCCTTCTCCAAAAAAAGAAGCTTCTCCTGCAGAAAACGATGCGGGGAGAACTTGAGAAACTTCGTGAGATGGTTTCAAACCTTCTAGGCCAAGAGACGGCAATGGCGCCTCCCCAAGGGTCAAAGGCGTCACTGCTGGGCGGGAGGCGTCGGGCATGGCGGCGAAAGCTGTAGTTATTCCGGAGACGCCTGCCGAACCTGAGGCAGGTTCGGACATCTTCTTGATTGCGATGCCGTTGGCAACCTACCGGGCGTTGTCGGACACGGCGGCAATTAGAAACATGACATTTGCCCAAGCTATGCAGCAGGCACTGAATCAGTGGATTGAAGCTGTTCCGACTTTGCCGAGTTCAGTACCAACGGCTCCAATCCAAAAGTGAGGCAGTGGGCCGTACCCCGCTGCGGGACGTTTGACACCTTTAGCTGCTCCTCTGGCGGTGCTACTGTCGAGGAACAGCTCTGGTCGACATGCTGGCATTTCGTGACTGTTTGGAAGTAGATGGCGCATTACGCAGACTCGGTGCATTATGCTGGGTAGAAGCACGGTACTTTTGAGAGGAAACTGACATGCCCTTCCCTGCGTCTTGGCCTCCGCGAGTAGCTTCCGGCGTTAGGTCCCTTCGGTTTTACGTTACAGACACCGCCACTGCAGACTTTGCGGACAAGGCCTATATGTTTGCGGAGCAAGCTTCTGCAAACGTTTACACAGCTTTGCCTACGATAGCTCCGGGCAGCAAAACCACGGTGAACGTGCCTGGAGTCGCTGGTACGGGCTTGGCGACTCCGACGACCGCAGGGGTTTCAGGACCCTTGGCTCAAATCTGGTCTGGTAACATTCGTATTACGGTGACTGGGGTCAACCTCGAAATAAGCTTTGATGGGACTAACATTCACGGGCTCGTTAAGGCCGGGGATAGCGTCATCTACCGTCAACGACACGAGTCTGGGATTGCAGTACGGGGCAATGGCGCGGTCTATACTATCGAAGCCTGGTGACTACATGAAGAACTGGTGGACACACACAAAGGCTTGGCTACTGCTTGCGGTTGCTGTTGGCGTCTCCGTGTTGCTCTTGGTGCTGCGTGCCTTGATGCTGAAAAAGGGCGAATCCGTAACTCCGGGTTTCGGGGGGCTTCCTCCTGCGCCTGTAGCATTACAGACGGCAGCAGAGGCGGCATACGATGCCTCGGTAGAGGTGAAAGCTACTACGAAAGCAACAACGGCGGCTGCGAAACTTCAGCTTGAAGAGATTTCAAAAATGGAAGATCGCAAGGCGCGGAGGGCGGCGCTAGCCCTTTTCGTGAAGAACTCCTAGAGGTTTGCATGAATTTACGAGAGCTAATTAAAGAGGCCCGCAAGTACCTTCCCCCCGAGGAGGAGGAGGGTCCGGACCTTTGGAATCCTTCAGAGGGCTCTAAGCCCAAGCCCGCAATCAGGGCTCCAGTTACCGCTCCTTGTGGGCCGGGTACCGTCAGGCAACGTAAGCCAGACGGGACTACGATTTGTGTGTCACTTCGTGGTGTTAAAAAGTCCTAGGGGTCCGCACCGTGGAATCGCGTCATCGCAAAGTGCTGAGGTCGCTCCGCAAGGTGGTGGAGGCATCGGATCGTCCAGAACTTCGAGCAGAGCCACCAGATGCTGCGAGTTACCGAGCGGGCAATGCTCCGAACACCTCTCGACGGTGTCCAGAGGGCTTCGCTTTTGACGGAAAGCACTGCGTACCCGTTAGGAAGAAGAAAAACTCTGCTCCTACTAAGCCGGGTAGCTCCAAGAGCAGCGCGTTGCCGAGAGATCCTCCTGAGTCCCGTCGCCAAGACGACCCCGATGACTTCCCGAATACCCGGGAGCACGAAAAGTCCGCCCAGCAAAAAGATATTCCGCTCGTTCCGGATCCAAAGAGCGAAGTCATGCAGCGGTTGCACAACGCAGTAACGCTTTCGAATGGGTTGCGCTCCTTTGAGTATGCGGAAGCGGAGTACAAGGAATACGCACACAGCGGCTTCATCCAGTCAAAGTTTCCAGACGCCTTTAAGGACAAGCAGGACTTCATCGCGGAGTTTTTGAACGGAGATCATGTTGCAGTAAGTGACTGGGCATCGATAAAGAACACATCCGCCTCCGAACAGCCAGAAGGCGATTACCCCAGCCTGTTCAAAAAGTTTTGGGAGTTCCAAGGGACTAAGTGGGCAGAGAAGGGCGTTGATGACAAGACTAATGAAGAGCGCTTCAAAACCTATTTGGATGGGCTCATTGAGAAAGCCGATGCAGAGGACGAAGAAACTACCCCTCCGGTGATTGTGGGAGTGCACCGGGACCCGACGCTCGGTACGGAAACTTCCTGGTTGTTGGCGGGGAACTCCCGTGCGCTGCTTTACGCTTTCATCGGTAAAGCGGCGCCTACTCGGATGGTTCCGCTAAAAGGTCGGATGCTGCCAGATCCTACCGAGGAAGAGCTTCAAACTGTTTTGTGGCCTGCGGAGTCCTCTTCGGAGGACGATGATGAGCTAGAGCAGAATGTTCGCGCTGCCGTGCAACAGGTAATCGCCGGGCGCGGAGGACAGCCCCCGGGCGGAAGCCCCCCTCCCCCGGAGGCCGCCGTGCCTCCAGCTCCGGCCGCCGCACCTCCGGCGGCTGCCCCGCCAGAGGCCGCAGCTCCTCCGCAAGAGGCGGTACTACGGGTGCTGAAGACAATCTTCGAGTCAGAGTACAAACACCCCTCTGGGCACACGAAAAGGTTGTTCTCCAAAGCGTTTAAGACTCTCGGGTACCCTGTAGGCACTGTGCGCAACTGGGCTCGCGGGAAGGTAATAAAGACCCGGGATGGCTGGGAAGAGGTACCGGCAGGGACTAAAGCCCCCAAAATTGCCACGCCCTTGGTGCCTGCCGCACAGCATGACCAGCCCCGCCCTAAGCTTGCGCTTAAGAGGGCTGCAGCAGCGCCCCCTGTTGCGAACCTCCCTGCGAGAGATTCTGACGAAGCTCACTGGATTGAGGCTATTCCGGACTTCCCTGCAGAAACGACGCAGAAGCACTATGGTCCGAACCGCGCGCCAAAGGCTTACCGACAAAAGCTGCACAACAGCATCATCTCCAAGTACTTCGACAAAGTGCCTGCACCTAGCGCGGAGACGCTAAGGACCAAGAAGCCTGTAGCCATCATGCTGATGGGGGGTCCTGCTTCCGGAAAAAGCACGATTGGTGGGGCCTACCCGGACACTCAATTCATCCACCTGGATGCAGACGCCCTTAAGGAGCACCTCCCAGAGTATAAAGTTGCTACGAAATGGCGAGCTAAAAACGCCGCGAAGATGACTCACGAGGAGTCTATCCACCTGATGCAACAGCTACGGGAAAAGACTATCTCCGCTCGTAAGAATCTCGTGATGGATGGGACGGGACGACACGTCACTTCTTACCTGAATATGATTACGAAGCTGAAGACTGCAGGGTACCACGTGAAAGTGGTACTGGCCGACATTGACCAGGACCTGGCCCGCAAGCGCGCCAAAATTCGGGCGCAGTCAGGGGGACGCTGGGTGCCACCCCATGTTTTTGACGCCGCCTACGCTGCAGTGCCTAAAAACTTCGCAGAGATTGCAAGTGCTGCCCACGAATTTGAGCTTTGGGACACTCGCCCTGAAGGCGAGCCGCAACTGAAGTGGGAAAAGACAGGTGGAGAAGAGCACATTCACGACCCTGTGTTTGTGGAGCGATTCCAGAAACAGTATGTTCGTGAGCCCAATCGAGGTGCGGTCTACCCACCTCATAAGCGGAGACCTGTTTCTTTTGTCCCGTCGAAGCAGACAAAGGCAGAGGCTGTTGCCGCGCTTAAGAACATCTTCGTGCTGGGCTAGGAGCCAGTCATGTCGCCAATTGTCGACACTACAAAATTTCGAGATGCTATCAGGGTGGCATTTTCGACTGCGGCCAAGAAAGACCGCGTGCCCAAGGTTGCCGAGGGCGACGGAGTGGAGGCGGTTCCTGCGGACGACCGAGAGCTGATGGGGGAGGGTGTCAGTAAACCTGGCACCGTAAAGCACTGGGCGGGCTGGGTTTATCAAAAGCGGGATAACGGCCAATGGGAGAAGCTCTGCCCCTCGCCGAAACGCGGGCTTAAGCCGAAAAACAAGGAATCGCCGTGACTACCGTTAAGCGCCTACAGCACTTCGCGGGAGCTGTGCGTTGGCGGACGGGTCTTTTGACCTCTGATGGCGCTCAGCCGCCCGCCCAAGACACCTTGGAGTGGGCTAATGGCAATGAGCGACCGAATGAGCCGGTTCCGGAGGGCTGGAAACAGGCGTTGGCGGAACTTCCACCTACGCCGGAGGACGGCCACGAGTACCAAGCCGAGCTAGGTCAAGACGCTGCGTACCTGCTGCTCGGACAAGCTCTAAAGGTTGTGAAGCTCCCCACGAGTACAGGCGAGCCCCGGCAAGCGGACCCGAAGGAGTTTGTGTACCGGGGCCAGCATACTGACGGAGAAGGCAAGACTTCTTGGGCACATTTCAAACATCGCGATACCCGTAATACCGTGCATCTGGATGTTCAGAAGCTGCTGCTGGTTATTCCGAGTAGCGAAAAGCCTTTTTGCCGTGGAATGTTCGACAAAGTCGAACATTCCGAGATATACCAGCAGCTACGTTCCCTCGCAGGCATTGATTGATTGATAGCCATGAAAAACCACATTGAGCGCTACCGTGAGCTGGCAGGTATTGTCGAGTCTCGTCCGGCCTATATGACCGCGCTTGGCGAAGACGACGAGACTCCCGAGCAGATGGAAGAGCGCATCAACAACCTCACGGAGTCTGAGCTTCAGGCAGAGATTGAAGGGCTGATTGCGGGGAAGGCTGAACTGGTGGCCAGGCTCAAGGCGAGCGGTACTTTTGAGCACTACCTTGAAAAGTTCCAGAAGAAGTCTCCGGATGTAAAAACCGCCATGAAGACTGCGCTTACGCGAAGTAAGCACGCAAAGTCACACACTATCCATAAGAAGCTTGCGGGCCTTAAGGTGCCCCGCACACCGCAGGCGGCTTGGGTAACCAAACACCAATCGGGCGGGGCTGAGGGCGCGCTACAACGCGGAGATACCCACGAGAAGGAAGTAAGTGACGCGGGTCGGGAAGACCGTAAGCGCCGGAGTCATGCACAGTCCGCCTTTCATCACTTCGATACTTCCCAGATGCATAAGGCGCAGGGTAACACACGCAAGGCGGAGAGGCATCGCAGGGCTGCAGAGGCGCACCACGCGCGTGCTCGGGACCCTGAAGACGCCAAGAGCGGCTACATGTATCACCCTCAGAAGGGGGACTACACCAACTACACCCCCGTGTATGACAAGAAGAGCGCCAAGGCTGCAAAGAACAAAGTGTCTGCGGCCGCGCTGAAGAAAAAGAAAGAAAGCGATAAAGCCTCAAGGACACCCGGGGGAGAATCTGCTACTACGACACGGACGCCTTGGAAAACCCCGGGCACCGGTACGGACAACGACTAGTTCCTATTCTAGGACGGAGACTCGGTTGAATACTTTGGACGTAGTAGAGGCGACGTGGGCCGAGGTTGAGTGCCGAATTAGGCCGCTTCGCAGGATGGTGTTCCTGCGGACATTGCCGCTGGAGACCATGATTGGGAGCATCCATCTCCCTGCGAAGATGGTGTCTTTTCACGGCGAACTGCCACACATGAAGACTATTTACGCCATCGTCTGCTCCGTGGGGCCGGACGCCACCGCGAAAGTAGGCGACAAGGTATGCTTTACCCGGCTACAGTTCGCTTGGTATAAGAAGCTCGAAGACAAATGCATGCTCGGTTGGATTGACGAGAACGACATTACCGGAACTATTGAAGAGGATTGAACATGAAAAGCATTGAAGAGCGCATGGCTGTACTCCTGAATCCTGAAATGGAAGAGGCAGTCTTGACGGAGCAGGTGCTCTTCGAGGCTGTTCGTGCTGCCGATGAAATTCTTGAGGCCAACGGTCTGGAATTGTCGGCAGGAGACTTAAACAGCTACATCGAAGGGCTTCGAGACGTTTTGGAGCACTACGAGCTGTCGGAAGAGGATCATGCAGAGCTTCAAGAGCTTTTCACTAAGATGGTTCGTTTTGCCGGAAATGTTGCCGGAGGCATTGGCAAGGCCGTTGGAACTGTCAAAAAGGCCAAGGCCGCAGTTGGAAGCGCAATTCAGCACGTGAAGAAGAGCTATGCCAAGGGTCATGTGGATGGCGAAACCCATGACCCCAAGGGGGGTGTAGCGACAGATTGGGCGGAGCCTGAAAAGCAGCCTGAAACTGAGGGCCCCAAGAAGCCCAATTTGTGGCAGCGCGCTGTAGGGAAGTACCAAGCGTGGCGAGCCAAGCCTAAGCCCCCGAGCGACATTGAGAAGTACAAGGAGGCGGAGCGCGCAAAGCGGGCCACCCCGGGGGGGCAACATGCTGCCAAGGGGGCTGCAGCTCTCGCTGCAAAGCAGGATGCTGCAAAGCAGGACGCTGCAAAAGCCGCCGCTGAGAAGACAGCGCCTGCGGCCTCAGAGCCACAGACTCCTGCGGCTCCAGAGAAGAAGAAGAAGCGCGCAGTAGTAGATGCACCCCCTTCTGGAAGCTAGTGTAAATGTTGCACCGACTACTCAACAACAGCAAAGCGCGAGGGCCTCGTCCATACCGAAATAGGTACGATGACCCCAATGATGACCACGACGATCAATCGCGTCGGCCACGTGTGAAGCTGGGCCGCTCTCACTTACTTAACGTGTTTCGGCAAAGCGTCGCGAACCATCACGGGGCCCCTGAGGCCAACCACACCACTTCTGAAGCAAACCTTGGAGCTACTATGAACTTGAGTGAAAACGCTGTTGAGGCGGTTGCAGAACTGATGGGCGATGCTACTGCAATCTTGGATGCTGCAGGCTTCTCCATTGATGAGTCTGTTACGGGCCCTCAGGACTTCGTTGACGTTGTTGCCGACTTGCTCGATGAGAACGACCTTGATGAAGACACGGAGGAGACGCTGTGTCTCGGAATTGCACTCATCGAGTCTTTCCTCAGTGGGTTCGAAATCGAGTTGAGTGCGAGTGAGCTTGCGGAGGGAGAGCTACCTGAAGCAAGCATGCTATCTCGGCTGAACAAGGCCGCACGTAGGGCCATCGAAAAGGAGTCACCATTAGGCTCTTGGAAAGGCGCCCCTGGGGACAAGCTGGCTGCCAAATGGGCTCAGCACCAGGATGCCAAGGCCAAGGCCAAGGAAGACGCAATCAAGGCGGCGTCGCCCCGGACTTTCCGGAAAGACAAACAGCGAATGAAGCGTGCGGCACGGCCGGTAATTGCACAGCAGCCTGCTGACGCCCTGCAAGACAAAGAGCACAAGGCCATCCTAAAGAAGTACATGGATAAGATGGCCACGATGCGGAGTGCCTCTGCAAAGCTTCAGGCGCTTCGAACCAAGAAGACGACCGATGCCAAGCGCACTCGCGTCCCTCAAAGCGCCAGTGAAGGCGTGGAGTGTCCGGACGCGGAAGTCCGGGCTGTACTCGCTGTGGTGGAGTCCGCCGGGTACGAAGTACCGGATGACCTTCCGGTCCCTGAGTTTTTAGAGGCTGTCGAAAACTTGGCGACCCAAGACGCCGTTGTCGCTGAGGGTCTTGGAACCGCGCTGGCTGGTGCTGGCATGAGAATGCTGAGGTCAAAGACGGCGAGATGGGCAGCAAATAAGCTTGCTCGTGCAGGCACAAAGGCTCTTGTCAGGAAGATGGACGATGTGGCGCGCCCTGCTGCGGAAAGCGCTGAAGATGCGGACGCCCTTTTGGCCACGATGATTGAAGTAGTGACCGACAACGGCTACGTCTTTGAGGGCTCAGAGGAAAGTTTTGATCCCGAGAAGTTCCTCGACATCGTGGTCGAGATTGCAGATACAGACGAAACTTTTGCGGAAGACACTAGCACGTGGCTAAAGAAGTCTGCTGAGGCCATTAAGGGCATGGCAGAAGCCGGACAGTACGGCAAGCTGCCCCCAAGAGGCTCCGCTGGTCTTCGAAAGTTCGTAAAGAAGCAGACGGCCAAGAAGGCACGTCGAGATGCCAAGAGAGCCCCTGAAGACGCGCCAACCAAGCGCACCTCAGGTTGGGCCGACTGAGTTCTTGACAACCCGACTCGTATGCAATAATCCCCGGGTCCTTCGATGGGCTCGGGGATTTGCTTTTGACGGGAGCGTACGGTGTACAAGAACATTAAACCCCGTAGGGAGAGCGATAACTACCAGACTCCATTCAGGCTAGCGCGAGCTATCTGTTCAAGGCTTCAAACCTTAATTCCTGCCCCCAAGTATATTATAGAACCCTCTGCGGGCGCCGGGCGGTTTGTGATGGCCTCCAAGGAGTACTGGCCTGAAGCAGATATTACCGCAGTAGAGGCGCGAGAGGAGTGCGAGCCCATCCTTAAGGACTGCGGCACCTCCCGGGTGCTCATGGGCTCGTGGGAAGACGCAAATCTAACGGATTTTCCGGTTCCGGATCTCATACTCGGTAACCCGCCTTACGAATTCGCTCAAGAACACCTCGAACTGGCGCTCAAGCGTGTCCGCCAGCCACCTCCACCACCTCAAGCGCCCACCTACATTCCTTCGGCCCCTGGAGGCTACGTGGCCTTTCTGCTGCGAATGGCTTTCTTAAACTCACAAGCCCGGGTATCCAGCCTTTGGGACAAACACCCAGGGTTTCGATACCTACTCCCCCTTGCAGAGCGCCCCAGCTTTACTGAAGACGGTAAGTCGGAGCATTCAGAGTACGGCTGTTACCTGTTCCAAGCAGGCTGGAAGGGCAACGCTGAGATTCTACCGCATCTGTGGTGGAAAACTTAGCGCAGAGTGGCCGTTCCCGTTAACCAAGGGTAGCGACCATGTGGTCGCACGGGTTGACAATCGGCTGACAACATGGTAGCGTCCAGTCCTTGGCAGGAATACCACCATGGACACCATCTACAAGTACCCACGCACAAAGCACATCTACGGCTCCAGGCTTCAAGACGGAGACGAAGACCTTGAGGCTGTTCGATTAGACACGCTCAAGGGTAAGTATCTTGTTGTCGAAGAGAAGGTGGATGGCGCCAACAGCGGTATTTCCTTTGATTCGGACACTTTAGAGCTTCGGCTTCAGAGTCGGGGACACTACCTCGGCTTGGAACCGAGCTACCGCGAGCGGCACTTCAACCTCTTCAAAAAGTGGGCAGTCCTTCATGAGGGCTGGCTGATGGACAAGCTTCAGGACAAGTACATTGCCTACGGCGAATGGATGTGGGCCAAGCACACGGAGTACTACGACCAACTTCCTCACTACTGGATGGAGTTCGACGTGCTGGAAAAGTCGACTGGCAAGTTCTTCTCCACTGCCCGTCGTAAGGAATTCTGGAAGGGATGCCCGGTTGTTTCTGTTCCGGTGGTGCATGCTGGTCCTCTGGATAACCTCAAGCAACTCTCGTCCTTGATTCGACCGTCTCTTTACAAGAGTTCCAATTGGAAGGGCGCCTTGGCCGAAACGGCTAAAAGGAAGCAGTTGGACCTGGAGCGCATCATCAAAGAAACCGACCAGAGTGACTTAGCCGAAGGTGTCTACATCAAGTACGAAAGCGATGACGAGACACTGGAGCGGTTCAAGTTCGTCCGTCATGAATTCGTACAGGCAATCAAGGACGCCGAAGGCCATTGGCTATCCAGGCCCATCGTCGAGAACCGCCTGGCAACAGGGGTCGACATTTTTGCGAGCCAGCTATGACCCCGCTCGAAACTGGCATAGAGGTGACGTAGTGTGCCATGCTTGCGGAATATGGACATCAAAATATCCTACGACCGCCAGTTGGTAATTCGAGATTTCATAACCATCAATGGGGTGCGCCTGCGAGTTCGGTACAACCACGGTTACCCCTACGTCTCTTGGCCAGGGAGAAACGGACAAGTAGCTGTACATCGCATAGTCATGGAGCTTGCTTTGGGAAGGCGGCTGGAAGAAGGGGAGCATGTTCATCATAAAGATGAGAATAAACTGAACAATGACCCCTCTAACTTGGAGGTTGTAGACGAGCATACACATATCTCTAGGCATATGATCAAGCGGAACACTCGCTACGATCCCGAGAATTTTGTTTGCTCTGATTGTCGACGCTCCAAGGTAGCGCACAAGGCGCACGGTCTGTGTCTCAATTGTTGGTCAAAACGTCGGCGGCGTAAGTTAGTTAAATACCCTTGTAAGATTTGTGGGCTGGAACGCACGGATAAACGAGGGACCGGGCGAGATGGGATGTGTGTCGAGTGTACCATTCGGCACTGGACAGCTTGTATTTCCTGTAAGCGTACAAGAACTCAGATTTTGGAAAAACGAAAAACCAAAATCAATCTTCAAGGTCTATGCAGGGCCTGCGTAGCGAGGTTCGAGCGCAAAGCCGAAAGGGAACGCTGCACCTCTTGGAGTCATGCCGCCGCCTCTAGGGGAACAAAAGCGGTTGACAACGCACAGTAAACGTAGTACTAGGGGGCATGGATACCAAGTACTCATGGGAGCCGCTCATTTGGCCTGAACTGGATAAGTCCCCCCAAGACTATATTTACCACGCCGAGGGCTCGGTCGGAGTCCACACCCGAATGGTCACGAACGAAATGCTTGGGCACGAGGGCTACTCCTCGCTGCCCGAGGTATCCCGGGATTTGCTCCACAGGACAGCGCTGCTCCACGACATCGGCAAGCCTTCCTGTACCCAGTTCGAGGGGGACCGAATTCGTAATCGGGGGCACGCTCGCGCTGGTGCAGTCCTGTCGCGAGGGCTGCTGTATGGTGAGGGGTATGACCCGGTGCTTCGTGAGCACCTTTGCGCGCTGGTTCGCTCCCATACAACTCCCATGCACGCAATGAGGGCCAGTGACGAAGAGGTCCGGGCCACGGTGTTGAAGGCCAGTCTTATGCTGCGCTGCGACTACCTGACCATGCTAGCCGAGGCCGACAATCGGGGTCGCACTACCCCGGAATCCAAGGAACCCTTCATCTCCAACATCGGGTACTTCGCGGAATTTGCGAAGGAGTATAACTGTTTCGAGGGGCCTTACCCGTTCAAGAACGACCACAGCAAGTTCCTCTACTTCCAAAGCGGTGGTTCCCGCGACCCGGCCTACTTGGCGTATGATGACACCCAATTCGAGATGGTGATGATGGCTGGGTTCCCGGGGACGGGTAAGGACACTTGGATTAAGAATTACTATTCCCACCTTCCCATGGTTTCCTTGGATGAGATTCGGAAGAAGCTCAAGGTCCCATCAGGGGTGAATCAGAGCCCGGTCATCATCAAAGCAAAGGAGCGCTTCAAGGAGTTGCTCCGCAAGAAGCAGTCGTTTGTGTTCAACGCCACGAGCTTGAACGCGGATCTTCGATTGCCTTGGATTAATCTTGCGGCGCAGTACAACGCGCGCATCCGCATTGTTTACTTGGAAGTGCCACTGCCGGAGCTGCTTAGGCGCAACAAGGCTCGGGAGGAGTCCGACCGCCTTCCTGAGGCAGCCATCTACAAGATGATGGCCAAGTGGAACATGCCCCACCCCTCAGAAGCGCACGTCGTCGAATACCACTACGGAGGCCAGTCATGAGTAAGCAAGACAAGAAAAAGATTCGGGCAGCCTTCCGAAACGCAGTGTTCTCTCGCGATCGCTTCACCTGTAAGGGCTGCGGCGAAAAAGGAACCGAGGAGACCCTCGACGCCCATCACATCACTTCGAGAGATCTGATGGAATCGGGAGGGTACGTCGCCGAAAATGGAATCACACTGTGCAAGAAGGTTGGAGGCTGCCATGAGAAGGCTGAAGCCTTCGACGCCAACAGTAACATCGTACCCGGCTTCGAGCCTACGACGCTCTATTCCCTTATCGGAAGCACCTATGCCCAAGCAATCCAAGCGAGCGAAAAACTCAAGAAAGAAGAGCGCAATGCCTAAGGGACATGTAGGGGCCGTGGACCTATGAGTGCCATCGATAACTTTCGAGACTCCCATTATTTTTTGTCGAACTTCTACGAATCCCCCATGAAAGTAGACGGCAAAAGCTTCCGGACCAACGAGCACTTCTTCCAGGCAAGCAAGGCGACCCGTACAGAGGATTTTGAGTACGTAAGAGCCTCCGCGACAGCGGCGCAGTCGAAGAAGCGTGGTCGCGAAATCGAGATGCGTGGCGACTGGGACAACGTGAAAAACGCTGTGATGATGCAGGGACTCCGAGCCAAGTTTTCGGACCCCGTGCTTCGTCAGCAGCTCCTTGATACGGGTGATGCTGCTTTGATTGAGGGCAACAACTGGCATGATGTTTGGTGGGGACGGTGCGACTGTTCCAAACATGGAGGCGATGGCCAGAACTGGCTGGGGCGACTACTGATGCAGCTACGTGAAGAACTCCGAAGAGAAGGTGCGGAACCGTAGCGGTAAAACCTTGGCATGGCCGTGCTCTAGGGTCATCAGGCTGATCCGCTACAGGAATTTGATGTGGCTTAGGGGCTCCGCCGAGCCAGCTTCCTCGCGCAGAATCCCCTGTCACTTCAAGGGGAACCACGATTTCCGAGGAGGATTTTTGCGCTTCTAGAAAACTTGGGCGATTATTGGTTATGCCCAACTTAAAAAAAGTGTGTTTGCGCTGCGGCAAAGCTTTACCCGCTACCCCAGATTACTTTCAACGGGACAACAGGAGTCCCGACGGTTTCAGGCATCCGTGTAAGGCTTGCCGAGGCACTACGCCGCACCCAGAGGCCAACCCCTACGGCAAGCTAGTAGAGCTGACTCGCCTCAAGCCTCTGCCCTTCATGGAACTTTGTAACCGACTCGACTTGTCCCCCGGCAAGACGAAAGCGCTAATCCACCAAGCCAAGGATGCAGGCATACTCATAAAAGTGAGTGATCATCACGTAGGTCTGCAGGTTCCAGGCGCTGACGAACGAGTCCAGCCAACAGGAATCATGCCCGTGGTGGGGAAGCGCCAAAAAATTGGAGTCATTAGCGATACCCACCTTGGTAGCAAGTACTGCCTGCGCGCTGAGTTGAAAGACTTCATCGAGTACGCGTATTCCCAAGGCGTTCGAGAGATTCTCCACCCAGGTGACATGCTCGACGGTAACTATGTCTCGCACGGCATGTTCGAACTGAGTCACGTCGGTCTGCAGCCGCAGATACAGGACCTGGTGGAAACGCTGCCGAAGAAGCCCGGCCTCTCCTACCATGCCATTACCGGCAACCACGATCTGACCTTCATGGAACAGAACGGTGTGGACGTCGGTCGCTCCATCACCAATGAGTTCAAGCGCGCTGGTCGCAACGACTTCCACTTTTACGGCAACCGTGGCGCCTTCATCAAAATTCGCGGAGCCGTAGTACACCTATGGCACCCGATGGGCGGCGGCTCGTACGCCAAGAGCTACAAGCTGCAGAAGCAAATCGAGAAGTACGCCAGTGGCGAGAAGCCGCACATCGTACTGGCAGGACACTGGCACATCTACTGCCACGTGTATGAGCGGGGCGTGCACGCACTCGCCTGCCCCACGTTCCAAGGCGGCGGCTCCGCATTCGGCAAGGCGCTCGGTGGCGCGCCTACAATTGGTGGAATGATTCTCTCTTGGGAGCAAACAGCCCACGGGACCATGCGGAACTTCATTCACGAGTACCGAGCCTACTTCGAGAAGGAAACACCTCAGCAGCTCTTCACGGAAGAAGCATACCGCGACAACCGCTGAAGGTTGACTACCGCACTGTAACATGCTAGACCCCCACTGGGGAGTCACCCAGTGGCTGAATCCGACACGCGCGAAATAGTCCTAAACGGTAGAAAATTCGTGGAGCACAGGCTGGCCTGCCCGGAGTGCCAAGCGCGGATGGCGCTCCGGGCATCCAAGTACGGGCTCTTCTACGGCTGCGTTGCCTTCCCCGCGTGCCGTGCCTCACATGGCGCTCATCCCACTGGGGCACCACTCGGTATTCCGGCTACAAAAGAAGTAAAGGAAGCGAGGATTCGCGCCCACGACACGTTTGACCTCCTCTGGAAACAGGGGAGCATGTCGCGACACGAGGCTTACCGGTGGATGCGGACTGCGCTCGTGATGCCCAAGGAAGAGGCTCACATCGCTAACTTCGACATCGCGACTTGCAACAAGCTCATTCAAGCGGTTACGTTCTACCTGAAAGCCACAGTCTCGCAGTAACAAACTACCCTCACAACTGGAGGTCACACCATGAGTGCTGTAATTATCGAGATTCGGAGTGGTGAAGGTGGCGAAGACGCCAAGCGGCTGGTGATGGATCAGTTCGCCATTTACGGCAAGATGGGGGCTCGGAGGGGGCTTTGACATTGAGGTTCTAGACGCGAAACCGGGCCTGCTTGTCTTCCGCGCAGCAGGCCCTGAAGCCGCTGAGGCCTTCCGGCATGAACCGGGCGGGCATCGCTGGCAGCGGGTGCCTGAGAACGACGACAGAGTGCACACCTCAACCGTGACAGTCGCGGTATTCACGGAGCCTGACGAAGCCAGTTTCTACTTGAATCCTGCCGATTTGGACATCAAGACGACGCGAGGAAGCGGTCCAGGCGGGCAGAATCGTAATAAAACGGAAAGCTGCGTCGTAGCGACCTACAAGCCCACGGGGTTGGTAGTGCGCATCGACACTGAGCGCTCCCAACACAGAAATAAAGCGCTCGCTTTGGGGGTTCTACGGGCCCGGCTGTCTGAAGCCCACCAGGACGCGCGGGTGGGCAGCGAAAATGCTGCTAGAAAGGCCCAGGTGGGCTCGGGGATGCGCGGATGCAAGCGGCGAACTATTGCCATTCAACGAGACCAAGTGGTGGATCACATCCTTGGGGCTCGGACCTCCTGTACGAAGTACCTGAAAGGCGTATTTGACGGAGTCTGGTAGTCGCGTGAAGCCCGAGTCCCCTTTTGCATGTCAGGTAGCTTGTTCTCGTACGACAAGTATGCGCGAGGAGGTATGAGGTGTAAGCTGGGGCTATGAGTGACATCGACACGGATGCCTCCGCGCCGGGCCCCGTGCCCAACGCGGTGCCACCGCCACACACTTACGTGTTCCTTCTACTCCCTTGGAAACGGGTGGAGCCAGTGTTTAACCGGCTCTTCACCTACTCCATCTTCGGAGCGCTTGAAGGAAACTTCGTAGCGCGCAGGGCGCCAGCTCACATGATTAAACTAGTGGATGGCTCCGTAGCCTACCGCATGGACGCAGCCCACCTGCCAAAGTTCCAATTTGACGCTATTGGCTACTTCGTGGATTTGTACTCGTTTGGCGTACATAGATTCGTGACTACCGATCCTACGCTCTCGATGGCACCCAACCCTCGGCAGGATATGTGGCTACCCGTAGGTAATGCCTAGAGGAATTATGAACCACAAGCGCGGAAGAGCCAAGAGCAGCAGAGCAGGGTGTCTTTTATGTCGGCCATGGAAGCACCAAGCTGCAAAAGGCGGTAGCCGCCCGGACATCGTAGGACCGAGAAACTTCCGGCTCACACAGGACAAGCTGGAGGATCTTTCCCACGAAGACTCAATGAGCGCCATCGACAAGGAGATGGCCGCGTTGTACTGCGACAACGACTACTGTGATTGTAATAACTATGGCGAAGTACACGAAGCGATGCTCTCCGAGTGGCTTACCGGAGAAACAACCTCCAAGCTCGCCGAGATGGGGGTGACCGTCACTTGGACGAGGGAGCACCCGGTACTCTGTCACTTGACAATCGACTAGTCGTAGTGTACATGGAGTCATGCCACTTCAGCTTCAGGTAGTTAGCGATCTCCACCTCGACCACCACAGAGATGGTGGACTGGATTTCCTTACCCATCTGCCCGTTGCTGCAGAGGTCTTGGTGATTGCCGGAGACTTGGCGGAGCTTCGTTTTTTCGGTCAGACCAAGGAAAGGCTTGAATCCCTGTGTAAAGGGCGTCGCCGCGTGTTTTTTGTGACCGGCAACCACGAATACTATAACGGAACGCCCTCGGCGGTTGACGCCCTGATTGCGGCAGTGGAAGCGGAACTTCCTGTGCTTCGCGTGCTGCGACCAGGGCGGGTTGAAGAGCTAGACGGCCATCGTGTTCTCGGAGCTACTCTTTGGTTCCGAGACGACCCATACAACGCCATGTATGCGAAGAACATGAATGACTTCCACCAAATCAAGCAATTCACTCCTTGGGTCTACGAGCAGAACGTCGCAGCATTGAACTTTTTGGAATCAGACCTGAGCCCGGGTGACATCGTTGTCACGCACCACCTGCCAAGCAAGGAGAGCGTCCATCCCCGATACACCGGCTCACCTATCAACCGATTTTTTCTCTGCGACATGGAGGGACTTATTCGTGAGCGTAAACCCGCGCTGTGGCTCCACGGCCACACGCACCAAGCCTGTGATTACAAGATAGATACGTGCCGTATAGTAGCGAATCCGCTAGGATACCCGAGGGAGTCGTCCAACCTCACGTTTAACGACAAGCTCGTTTTGTCGGTACCCTAGGAGCGCCGTTGCGTAAGAAACCCGCCGTAGTAACGCCCCCTCAGTACGATGACGGAGTCGTGCGCGTAGCACAGTGTCCGGTGTGTAAGCGCGAGAACAGGCTGCTGACCAAGCACGAAGAGAATGCACCCACAGAGGTTTGGTCCTGCGCGGATGTCGAGGGTTGCGGTCAGGTTGTGGCCACGGCTGCGACTGTAGCGCGTACAAAGGCGAGAGCCGCAGCCAAGGCTGCTGTCCGTAAGGTGATTGACGAAGGGGATTGACGATGGCGTTGTCCAGGTTGCAGGGTACTCAGACGGAAGTCTTGTTGTGGTCCCCTCTTGAAGAAGTCGAGCTTGACGCACAGAAGCAGCTCATCAACACCGCTTCGCTTGCTCAGGCAGTGAAGGTGCTGTCGATGCCCGACGTGCACACCGGCTACGGTGTTGCTGTTGGGTCGGTTGTCGCTTTGAAGGACGCGGTTTGTCCGAATATCGTCGGCGTAGATATCGGCTGCGGCATGATGGCTTACCGCACCAATCTCACTGCTGACATGATGCCTAAGGATTTGTCCTCTCTGCGTGCGCGCATTGAAGAGTTCATTCCTATGGGCACAGGACAGTGCCACGAAGACCCCTCTGAGTTGATTAAGGCCCCTCAGTACGAGGAGTTGTGGGCTCGCGTAGCTGCTGCGGACCAAACCAAGTGCACCATGGAGAAGGCCAAGCAGCAAATGGGCACCTTGGGTTCTGGAAACCACTTCATCGAGGTGTGTCTCGACTCGGAAGAGCACGTGTGGCTGATGCTGCATTCTGGTAGCCGTAATTTTGGCCTCCAGGTGGCGGAAGTCTACCAGTGGAAGGCCTCGATGCTTCCCATCAACGCAAACCTTCCTGACCAATCTTTGGCGGTGCTACCTCGTAGCTCTCCGGAGTTCATGGCCTATTGGACCGACATGCAGACGGCGCAGCTCTACGCAAAGCTGAACCGCGATACCATGTTTGAGTTGCTCCTTCGGGCACTTAAGGCTGAAGGCCTTAAGGTCGAGACTACGGACATTGGCGTCAACTGCCACCACAATTACGCCATGGAAGAGGTTCATGAGGGGGAGACGCTTGTCGTAGCCCGTAAGGGCGCCATCAGCGCAAGGAAGGGCGAAATGGGCATCATCCCGGGCGCGATGGGACGCAAGAGCTTCATCGTAGAGGGTTTGGGCAACCCTGAGAGCCTGCTGAGCGCCAGCCACGGAGCTGGCCGAAAGATGAGCCGTACCAAGGCGAAGAATACCTTCTCGCTAGACGACCTTCGCGCTTCCACCAAGGGAGTCGAGTGCCACATCGGCAAGGATGTCCTTGATGAGATTGCGGAGGCCTACAAGGACATCGAAAAGGTGATGCTCTATCAGGCGGATCTTGTCCGTCCCCTGTATGAGCTGCGCTCCATCCTAACCGCCAAGGGCCATGATCAGAAAATCAAGGTCGATCGAAAGGCGGAAGCAAAGGCGCGAGAGGCAGAGCGTCGCGAGGCTCGCACCTTCAAGCAAGGTTGCCGTCAGTAGTTGACCATTGCGTATTCGACGTGGTACAGCCCTCCTCCTGTTGGGAGGAGGAGGCATCGCACACGTAAAAGCCTCCTGAAGGCCCTCGGGCCCCTTCTCGTCCTCAACTGGAAGCTCTGTCCTCAGGAGTAAAAATGCACGCTACGAAACTATTAGAGCAGTTCCGGACAGGGGAAACGGGCACAGTTCTCGCCAGGGTGGAGAACTCTGCTGGGGCTGATGGCAAGTCAATTGAGTTCGAGATGGTTGGGGACGTCTACCGCATGGGCGTAGGCGATGGAGTCATCAGGCTACTGGAGTTATTGGAACTACGAAGGCAACGCAGCTCTTTCTGGTACAGGTTCCTTTACGGTGGGAGGTACGCGAATTGGGAGCTTGACATCTCAATCAAGCGGCTCCGCGCTGAGCTTAATGAAATCAGCGTTGGCTGGACGGAGTAGCGTATGACTCAGGAGGAACTGAGGCGAAAACTTGCTGCTTATTCAGACGCGGAAAGAAAAGCTAACGCACGAATGTTCTTGGGGGTGCCAGATCGCTGGTACGAACCCATGCATTTCCGATGCATAAACCACCACATCAGCACCATGTATCTCAAGAGCGAAGCCGTCGGGGCCAACCTGTGTCTGGAATGCGGTGAGCCTGTCGAGCTGACTTTCCCTGAAGACAAGGACGGACCCCTGCCATGAGCGACCACATTGCAGTATGGCGTTACCGAATCCCGGGTGAATCCGGGCAGGACTGTGGGGGTACGGTGCTTATGGACTCCACGGGGTATTTCAGCGCCGTATCTGACTACGGCAACTACGCGTACCAGTGGCATGCGCATGGCGCGGAGGACTTTCGGAAATTTGTGGCCGGATTAGAGGATAGTTGGGACTACCTGGCTGGAAAGTTAGGAGGCTACCGGCTGACTCATGTCCTAGATGTCGAGGCCACGGCTGCTCACCTCAAGAAAGAGTTATTGACGCAGCGCAACACCAAGGCGCTGAAGAAAGTGACTGCACGGGAGGAGTGGTCGCAGCTTGAAAGCTTGGAATCTGGTGATATTTCCTTGGAGGAGTGGCGTCGAAACACCTTGGTGTTCCAGTACGACATCGACTGCGTCAGGTACCGCGTAGATTCCGACTTGGAGCGCTTCTGTAAGAGGCTGGTTCCAAGGCTCGCTAAGTTGATTCGCGCGGAGTTAGGCGCAGCGAGCCCTCAAACCCCAGAAACCCCAAGCAACCCCACTGGTCCCGGGACCCGTGTGTACACTTGACAATCGCAGACCGAGTGTGGTAATGGTTGGGCATGGGAAAGAAAAAGAAGGAGCGCTCTGGCCAGAGCGCTATTGAGGAGCTGGATGCCGCGCTTGCCGAATACCTGGCCTCGGACCCCTGCGAGGACTACAAGCATCCTGCAAAAGTTTTGGCGCTCCGGTCGATTTTGCTGCGCTTGGGAGCTTCGAAGTGCTTGGCACTCGATAGGTTCCACTTGTTCCATTGTTTCGATACTGAATACGACCAGACTGCTGTCTGCGCCAAGGAGGGCTGCGGACATGAGTACGCTCGCCACTTCGACTGGGGTAGCGGTTACGCACCCGGATGTAAATACTGCGACTGCCGCACTTTTGTTCCCCTCAAGAAATAACGGGGTACAATGAGCAAGGAGGCCGCATATGACTCTCGAAGCTACGACTCCACAACCCTCGGCAGAAGAACGAGCTGAGGCCGCTGAGCGCCTGTGTGTTGTGCAGGCCGCAGCGCTTCACAAGCTTTGCGACTACATTGAACGGGAGCTTATTCGTACGCGACGCGCAGCGCAGATGTTAGCAAGCGCACCTGACATCGTGGACAGGGAAACGGCTTTCGCTCGGGTGCACGAAGTCTCCACTGTGGCATACGTCGTCACTCAAATTGCGACTCTAGTGGAGAACCCGGCGCATCTCGCAGGCTGGGTACCGCCCGCGCACGCCCAGAAAGTCCATCAGGCCTTTCTTAGTTGCTTCCAGCAACTGCAAGACCAGCAGGCCATGAGCGATGAACGTGGCTTCGAGGAGTATCGAGCGGCGCTTGCGCTCCTCGGCCACAGCCCGCGTACTTGACTGGCTTGACAATCGCGTGGGCATAGTATAGTGTAGTCCCTCCAGACGTTGAACGAGAGGGAGCAACACATGGGACGCGAGATTCGTCGAGTGCCAATCGATTTCAATTGGCCGCTGAACAAGACGTGGGACGGTTTTCTTAACCCACTCCACAGGCCGTGTCCTGAGGACCAGAAGACTTGTTTTGGTGGTCGAACCGCTGCCGCCCAGTGGATGGATGTCATCACTCGGTTCATGGTGACGGTGGCCGATGACGCACAAGACGGAGGACGCTGTAAGGCGCGTGGCGGGGTTTGGCCACATCCTTATCTCGTGGAAATGCCTACGGCTCCTACATACGACGTTCCTTTGAAGACTTCCAGAGAGGGGCTTGGGCCCCTTCTCGCGGAACGTCTTCGCAACAAAGCCAGCCACGTGATTCCGCCCTCTAAAGACATGGTGGAGTTGATGAATGGCATCATGACCAATGCAGGCTACCCCGAGGACCGTCATTTTGGTTTCATGGGTACGGGTGCGGCCTGGTACATCCAGAAGGCCATCTTCGTGGCCGCTGGAGTTGACCCCGAGACGTGGGGGGTGTGCCCTGTCTGCAAGGGCGAAGCAATCGACCCGGCAGTCAAGGAGGCCTACGATAACTGGAAGGAGACTCCGGTTCCTGAGGGTCCTGGTTACCAGCTTTGGGAGACTATCTCGGAGGGAAGTCCGATTTCCCCCGTGTTCCCTACAGAAGAAGGCTTCATTCAATACCTTGTTAGCGAGGGGTCTACTCGCAGCGCAGCCGAGAGCTTTGTGAAGTCGGGTTGGACCCCATCGGGGGTGATTGTGAACGGCAAGATGACTACGGGTATTGGGGTTGCAGAAGCCTTGGAGGGGACTTGAGCGCCGACCACGTGGTCGCACCCAAGCACAAGCATGTTTGGGCGCCAGTTAGCCGAAACAGCGTGCAGATTACAGCTCGCTGCGAGTGCGGAAAGCTTAAAAAGCGCAAGGCCACTAAGGAGGAGACTGCCGAGTTCAACGTAGCCACCAAGAGAATGTTTGCCCAGAACATGGCCATGCACGCCCTCTGGCACGACCTCGCCAAGAAATTCACGAAGAACCATGAGTGGAAGTTGAGCGGCTGGGACTTGATTGAAGAGCTGGAGAAGTACCAAGTCGACAATCCGCAAGTGCGGCTAGTCCGAGTAGACGACTCTGCACACATGAACTCGACATTGGCACTCGTGCCGCATTCTTACGACACCCCTAAGCTAGGGTCTTACTACTGGGGTACAACTGTGCTTTACGTGCCCCAGTGCAATGAGCCTCCAGCAACTTTCTTCCTATATCCGGGACACCTTCGAAAGTTGATTGAGAATCTTCAAGCCATTGAGCAGGAGCAGGCCCAACTCAACAGCCGGAAGCGCGAAAAGATTCTAAGGCCCGTCAAGATGGGGAAGAAACCCATTTGTGCCCCATGCAGCCAAGGGCGACACGCCTCGAAGGGCTTCCCGGAATACGGGGATTCCGATAGCTGTCCCGATGCCCGCTGTGGGTGTAGCTGCCGCAAGAAGCCTGTGCACCCACCAGCGACGTAAAGGGAGACCGGCATGTGCGAGCAGTGCCAAGCAAAGACAACCATGTATTTAGGACCCAGTGGCGAGCCGGTGCTGCCGGGCTACGCATTGGTACGCGCCACCCAAGACGGGTGGATTATGCAGAAGGGGGACTGGGGGCTGGTTCACAGTAACGATCCAGACTACTGGTGGAAACTCACCCCGGTAGAGGACCCTGACTACGGGCTTACGCCGGAACAAATCGATGCCAGGGAGGACGGTCCCCAAGACGTCCTGTTTGACGCGGCAGTAGTGAATCTTCGGGAAGCGCTTGACGAGGGTAAGTGCCCGAGGTTCGACGTGGCTGTACGGCTGTACGAGGCCGCTACCAAAGCAGGGTACTCTGCGAAGGAGCACGGCTCCTTTGCCTACTGGCTTTGCCATCACTTGGCGGTCTTCCTGAAGACAGCCAAGGAGTACCCAGATACAGATGAGTAGGGAACTCTATTGCGGGCCGTAAACCATGACGCTGTAGTCAATGGTTAACGCAGTTAGATCCTGAGCTAAAAATGGCGCGGATCCGCCTAGGGTGTGCGCATAGAGGGTTACAAACGTCGCTGTAGGGCTCCCGTAGGAGTCCACCCCGTAACTAAACGCTGGTGCCGTAATTCCTTCAAATTTTACGATACGAGTGGCCACGGGAACATTGGACTGCAAGGTTATACCAAACTGCCCACTCGCAAGAGTGAGCGCAGTGACAGTGTTTGAAACGTTAAACCCTGAAACTATTGAGCCTACGCCTGACTCAAAATGCACTCTTGCCCAAGCCTTTAGAATATTTGTCGGTGTAACTGAGTTCGTAAACGCAGTGTCAGAGTTGGGGTTGCCTCCTATGAAAGCCGCATGCCCCGTACTCACCCGTAGGGCGTTCCCAGTGGTGCCGCCAAAAGCAACGATACCGTGTCCCGATCCTTTCCCGGTCGCAACCAACCCATTGGTGTCGAAGCCATCAGATCCTGAGAAACTTCCACCAAAAATCCCGCCACCGCTTA